AAATCTCTCATGTGGTATTTAGCGAAGAACAAGTTGCTTTCCAAAATGTCTTGCTATTAGATAAAATACACTGTAAAATAGCACAATCGACCAACAAGGAACACCATGTCAACTTTAGTACCAATCGTTTTAGAACAAACCAGCAAGGGCGAGCGCAGCTATGATATCTACAGCCGACTGCTACGTGACCGCATTATCATGCTAGACGGAGAAGTGTCAGAACACAGTGCCAGCTTGATTGTGGCGCAATTGTTGTTTTTAGAAAGTGAAAATTCTGACAAAGACATCAGCTTGTACATCAACAGCCCAGGCGGAAGTGTCACAGCAGGCATGGCCATCTATGATACCATGCAGTTTATCAAATGCGATATTCATACCATTGTGATGGGTCAAGCAGCCAGCATGGGGTCGTTGTTGGCCACAGCCGGTGCAGCAGGCAAGCGACACATCTTGCCACATGCTCGACATATGATTCACCAACCATCAGGTGGTGCAAGAGGCCAGGCCACCGACATTCAAATTCAAGCACAAGAGATACAAAAGATGAAACAGTATCTTACCGAAATTTATGTCCGGCACAACACCGCAGGCAAAACCTATGAAGAATTGCTACGGGACATGGAACGTGACTTTTTCATGAGTGCTAGCGAATCGGTTGCATACGGACTGGCTGACAAAATCATAGACAAGCGTGGTTGACCAGTAATCTATTTCATGCTATAATTACAGCATGTTATATTTTTCCTATGGTATGAATACCAATCCCGACAGCATGGCCTATCGGTGTCCTGGCGCCCTGAGCCTGGGCCATGCTCGTTTGCTAGAACACTCATTTAGATTTGCACATCATGCAGATGTGGTATCTACCCCGGGCAGTTTTGTGGATGGAGTATTATGGCAAATTACCGCAGAGCATTTGACGGCCCTGGATTATCTGGAAGGTTATCCACATTATTATAATCGCAGCCAACAACGAGTATCTCTGGGCCGCCGTATATTATTGGCTGAAGTATATTATATGAATCCTGACCAGGATTATTATCCACCCAGCGAATATTATCTAAATCATATTATCTCAGGATATAATAGTCATGCAGTTCCTACAGATCAGGTACTAAATGCCCTGGAATACGTGCAACAAATTCTGGTTGACCACTAAACTCAATTGTGCTATAATATACACTTAGCAACAAAGGAGCCCGAATGAAAGCCGTTAACTTAGACACTGACAACGCTGGTTTTTATGCTTTTGCCGCAGCCCGTGACGCCAGAATGAGAGCCGCAGCCATGTGGAGCCACTACACCAGCACCCAGCGCACTCGTGCCGAGCGCATGAAGCTGGGCCTGGAACTTTGCTACTCCGCCAGTGCCATCTACATCAATCCGCGAAACAAATTCATCGCAATCAAAGTGGACCAGCCCACTGTGAGAGATCGCAAGAACCTAGCTCTGCTTGAGAAGGACTACGAAAAATTGGGTGATATTACCAAGGTGTCAACCAAGCAAGGCATCACTTATCGTATTGCAAAACCTTGTTAAGTCAGGAGAGTTTGATGACCCTGTACACCATACGTTGGAAACAACCGTACTCAAATTGGCTTCCTAGTGAGCCTGAGATCCAGGATCTTTCTCAGGCTCGTCAAGTGCTACAAAGGATCATGTCAAGATGAAATGGTTTGCTGAAATCACAGACTGGAAAGGTCAGGCACCTAACCATGTGTATCTCCTGGATGATGCCAAGAGCAAGATGTTTGCCTATGTTCCGTTTGGCACTGGCATACCTACCACTTTCAAGGCACCCATTCGCCTGGACATGCGCGGCCGCAAATTCACAGTGAATCCTGTGCAGTTTGAGGTAGCTGTCAAGCCGGAAGAACCGCAGGGGCGTGTGTGGGAAGTGCAAGGCAGCAAGGGTGACGTGTATCGGGTCACTGAAGTCAACGGCACAATGAATTGCACTTGCAGTGGATTTAGATTCCGCGGCGATTGTAAACATGTAAAAAGTGTGAAGTGATTGTGTTCGCTGAAGACAAGGAAACAAAATGCAAATAGTAAATGATTTTTATCAAGATAGACAGACGGTGGTCAATGCAGCCATTAGAGATTGTGTGTTCTTGTACAAAAATCCTGTAGGCAACCGCAGCCAGGTTCCTGCGATTCCCAGCGGGTACGAATCGTGGTCCAGCACAGACCCTGTGCATGCTCAAAATGCATACAGGCTGACAGCAGAAATACAGCCCTTGGCCGCAGCAATTGAACAATTGACCGGATTGAGCGTGATGCGGTCCTGGGCCAACCTTCATAAATCACAGCAATGGATTGGTGCCCATGCACACCGGCATTCAAGTTTGCCAAATACCAGCATGGTTAAATCAGTGGCCACATACTATGCACAAGTGGGTTCGGGCGAGACACTGATTTTTGAAGATCAAGCAGTGCCCGTAGAACAAAACATGTTGATGGTGTTTGATGCTGACCTGGTGCATGGATTTGACCCCGTGGATCGAACAGTAGATAGAATCGTAATTACTTTTGAATTGGGATAAACATGTCTAAATACATTACCAATCGTTATCAATCTGTGTTGTTTCCTTGGGAACCCGGCCTGGTTGAATGGTTGCAACAACAGTATCCGCACAGTAAATATCACATTGTAGAAATTTCACAGGAGCAATAACATGCCATACGTATACAAAGAAGTTGAAATAGATGTTGATTTGAGTGACTTTGAAACAGGCGATCTAATTGAAGAGTTAGAAACTCGTGGCGAATTGCCCACAAGTTCAGGCCCATACGGTAGCAAAGAGTTGGTAGAACAAATCTGGATGAAACGCAGAATGGGCAATCACGATTATCAATCGGAGTTAGATCAATTGATCTACAACGTAACAGGACACATCATATGACCACAGTGACTTTGATAGAAGATCCCGAAACAGGAGAGTTAATAATGCCATTCCCCGAAGGCATGTGCGACGAGATGGGTTGGGAAATAGGCGACACGCTGACCTGGACAGCCAACGAGGATGGGTCATTTACCTTGAGCAAAAAATCCACACAGGAGAAGTAATCATGAAAGTGTTAGTGGCTTTGTTATTGCTATTGAGTGCAGCAATCAGTCCAGCAGACACATTGCGAGTGGGCCAAGACGATTTGATCTTTAATGTCAGTCCCGGCCATACTCCCAAGATCATTGAATGGATCATAGTGGAGGACCTAGACCAGGCCTGCTACGGCAAACCCAAGAATCCCGGCCAAGGTGAACTGCGCGGCTGTGCCAAGTTCAACAAAACCAAATGTTTTGTGTACACCAAAAAACAAACCACATTGGCCAATCTTGGTCATGAGATGCGACATTGTTTTGAAGGTCAATGGCATGAGCCTGAATAGTTAACCTAGCCGTTAATGACAAAACCAACCAAAAATCCTGGGTATTACACAAGATTGCTGTAATAATTCTTAAATAAAATCCAGCACACTAAAAATGTGCTTTTTAAAGGAGTTTATTTTATGGACAATGTAATGGCAAAGGCTAATGGCCTTTTAAACGGTATCATCGATATTGGTATCAAACTGATCGCTGCTGGCGTGATTCTGCAAATCCTATTTGGTGCCGCAGTTCCGTTCCTGGCAATCGATGTGACTGCAAGCCTGATCAAATTTGTAGCTGCCCTGGGCAGCCAAGGACTGGTTGGTTTGGTTGCAATAGGCGTGATCTATTGGTCCTTCAACAAGAAGTAAACTCCAGTAGCACAAACTAAAAAGCCACCCTTAGGGTGGCTTTTTTTATTTGTAAATGTAATTGATGGTGGTGATATTTTCTCTCAGTTCCAACGCACCATTCTTGAGATGGAAACGTCGAGCCATCTCGGTCTTGGGACTCAAGGTCACATAGGTCTGTATGTCAGGAAATTCAGCCTTGATACTTTTTTGTGCTTCTTGTATCAAGGTTCGGCCTGCGCCGGCAGCATAACTCCAAATGGTATAGAATACAGCGGTTGTGGCACTCTCGACCAGGTCGGCCATGTCTTCCACAGCAGCAGGCACGTTGGTGAGAAACTTAACACAGGTCACAGCTGATGTACTGTCGCCGGTTTTCAGCAGATAAATTCTGCTGTTGCTGTTGATTCGATCTTGTATGGGTATCTCAGGACGCACTGGGTCATCCTTGATCAAGAGTTCGAGCTCGTCGGTTATGGTGGTGATGGTGTGTAACATAATGTACGCCGTTATTATTATGCACAGATATTTATCAGATTGAGCAAACTACAATATATTTTTGCCAGAAACTGTTGCAACTGTCACAAGATTGTTATACAATAGTCAAATGCTGTACGCAACAGCTATTCACTAATGAAAGGTAAATTATATGCGTTTTAATCCAGAAACAAAAACATTCAAGGTATTCAGTGCTTTGTACAACGGCGAGAAGTTGACCCCTGCTGCTGCTGAAAAGCGTTTTGGTGTGAAGAATCTTTCCGCCGAAGCCAGCCGCATCCGTGCTGCTGGTTATGCTGTGTATGCCAACAGCCGTGTGGCTGGCAACAACACCAAAGTCACCGAGTATGTGATTGGCAAACCTAGCCGCAAGATTGTGGCAGCTGGCTACAAGGCCATGGCCCTTGGTTTGGTCTAATCCGTTCGGATAACCAACATGCAAAAACCCTGCCTGGTGCAGGGTTTTTTGTTGACCAGTAAATCACAATCTGCTATAATAGCTGTGTAAAGGACTCAATGCATGATCAAGCAACTTTTTACCCGACTAGGACGTTATCGCGTTATTCATGACAGGCTGGACAATGAACCTTATTTGGAACGTTACTATGTGTTTCTCAAAGACCGCGAACGTTTTCCGTTCAATGTGTTTGTACACAAGTTCCTCAAGAGTGATCCAGACGATGTGCATGATCATCCATGGCCCTTTGCCACACTGATATTGAAAGGTGGTTATTGGGAATGGCGCCCCACATTCGATGCTGAAGGACGCAAAATTGGAGAAGTCGCACGTTGGTGCGGCGCAGGCAGTTTTCGCACTGCTCAGGCCAATACCTATCACAGGATCGAACTGGATCCCAACATCACCTGTTGGACCTTGTTCATGCCCGGACGCAAACAGCGTGATTGGGGATTCCTGGTCAAGAACCAGTGGATCCAATGGGAACAATATTTGAAACAAAGGAAAGCAGTATGAAATGGTTTAAACGTATGATCGCCCGGTGGGTGCGCGAAGATTGGGACAACGCCAGTATACAACTCAATCTGAAAGAATCAAATGCACTGATCCAATCAACTCGCGGCACGGTTCGTGTCAACAGTGACACCATCGACGGCCACTCGGGACTGAACATCACTGTGATGCCAGCTATTGGTGGCAAGATCATCACATTCCGACACTACGACCGTCGCAAAGATGATACCCAATACCGGCACTATGTGATTCCAGACGACCTGGACTTTGAACGCGAACTGGGCAAGATGATCACTTTGGAATCCATGCGGCAGGTATAATTACAATATGACTGAATTTTTAATTCCTGTTGTGCTTGGCATTTTGGTTGGTGCCGCACTGATACATTTTTATCAGGCCTGGCAGACCTGGCGTGCGTTACAAGAACTAGAAGGCCTGCCGCCGGAAGCATTGAAAACTTTGGAGAAGTTGGAAAACGAAACACTGATTATTTTAGAGGTTGAATCAGTTGACAATCAATTTCTATGTTACAATCACTTTACAAAAGACTTTGTGTGTACCGGGCAAAATCTAGTTGAAATTATAAAGAACTTTAATCAACGCTATCCCGATAAAAACGCAGCTATAGCCCGCGGTGATCCTGCTGCACTGGCTGTGTTGAAGAAACAATTTGACCAAGAAATAAATGAAAATCGCATTAGCATCTGACGTCCACTTGGAGTTTGGACCACTTGAAATCAACAACACCGATCATGCTGATGTACTGATCCTGGGCGGCGATATCTGTGTGGCTTGCGAATTGATGGATCGTGGCATCCCACATGCTCAGAGCCAAAGATATCACAGCTTCTTCGAACATTGTGCAGAACAATTCGACCAGGTGATATACATTGCAGGCAATCACGAGCACTATCGGGGCGACTACGCATTGACTGTGCCTCGCTTGAAAGAAAAGTTATCATACCTGACCAATCTGCATGTGTTGGAAAAGCAAAGCATGACCATCAATGGCGTGACTTTTTTGTGTGGCACATTGTGGACTGACATGAATCGCAATGACCCGCAGACCCTGCTGGTCATTCGTAACTACATGAATGATTACCGCACCATCGAAAATAGTCACCGAATGGTATCGTACAAAAGTCGTGTGCCCAGTGGAGACTGGCCTTATGATGCCAGCAAAGACACAGTGACGTTTAAAACCCGAGCCAGCAAATTCACTCCTGAAGATTCAGTTGAAGACCACAACACCATGTTGGCATTTGTACGTGACGAGATTGCAAAAAATCCTGGCAGCCGATTTGTTGTGGTAGGGCATCATGCTCCTAGCCCTCTCAGCATTGCACCTCAGTATCAAGGACAATTTGTGATGAATGGTGCATTTGGTTCAGACCTGTCTGAATTTATGTTGGACCATCCTGAAATTGTATTGTGGACACATGGCCACATGCATGACGTTTTTGACTACACAATTGGTACCTGTCGAGTGGTATGTAACCCACGTGGTTATGTTGGCCACGAAGCTCGTGCCCAAAACTGGCAGCTGAAAACAATTGAGATTTGATTTTTTAACTCTGGAAGGTACCGATGTTTGCACGTATGGTTGAAGACTTGATGAAAGAACCGCAGTCAGAAATTGTAACGATACAACTAAAGGACTATGAAAATTGGCAAAAACAATACACCTGGGACGCATTGCAAAACATACGTTACGGGCAGAGTTTCTGTAATCAATACAACATTACAGATTTGAGACTGTACTACTCTCGAGACTGGGTGTTCTGTGATCGATTGATACGCAAAGAATACATCACCCGACCCTGATGCATTCAATCACTTTCAACATGAGTCCACAGCAGGGTCTAGAGCTCAAGACTCAACTGGAGCAGTCGGGACTGATTCAGGGATATGATTTCACATGGACATACGTGCCGCCCGATGACATTAACCGTCATCGAACTGTGATATTTCATTTTCGAGATCCTGCACTAGCAACGTTTTATCAATTGAAATGGAGTTGACCATGAATAACATAAGCATCACCGACCTTACCGTGCGTCAATGCCGATTGTTGGACACCATGTGGCAGTTACAAAGCCAGGAAGAATTTGAATCTTGGTTTGAAGAACTCACTGCAAAAGAACGCTACGAAGTGCATGCCCTGAAACAGGTGTTGTTGCACGAACTGATGGAAATTTCACTGCACGAAACTGGCTTTGAAGAAAGCGGACGAGTGTTGCAGAAATTTTCATTGTGACTTTGTCCAAAATCAGTTGACCTCCTGCACTAGTTGTGCTATACTACGTTTGTCTTGTTTAAGTTATGAGACATTCTATCAACTTTTAAAGGAAAATTCATGTCAACTATTGTATCAACTCGCACGATCACTCGCGGTGCCAATCCCTATGCACCCATGATTCGACAACAAAATGTCAGTCTAACACCACAAGGTGCCACCACCATCTACGAGCCAGTTTCGGTACGTGGCAATCGAGCACATGTCAATTCACATGTACAACAAAGCCTAACCAATCTTGCACAACGGCTCGGGGGTCAAAAATACAAGCAAGAGCATTTTGGATTTTTAATCTTGGTTCCCATCTCTTTGTTGGATATCAACATAGAAATTCAACGCGATGAAGATGCTGAGCACCAGGCCAAGATCATTGACAAATTTGATCCTCGCATTTACATGCCTGTGATGTGTACAAAACTAAAAACTGGTCGATACTCAGTGTGGGAGGGGCAACAAACTTCTTGTGTGCTGTACCACTTGTACAAAGCGGGTCTTATCGAAGACGACTTCTTGGTGCAAGTCAAAGCCTTTGACGAAGACATGGTTGTTCCGGGCACCCAACTACAAGGTGAAGCAGTGGCCAGTTATGGATTCCGCCAAATCAACGGTGGTGGACGCAAAGGTATTGATGCATATCACTTGCATCGCAGTCGTGTAAACGGTGTCCGCTTGTACAATTCAAACTTTGACGAAGACGTTCAAAGTGAAGCAATTCAGTGCATCCTGGAAGATAACCAAATGTTTCCAGCCAAAGCCAGTGACGCACGAGGGCAATTGGCCAGCCCGGGTATGGTCACTTACATTCACGGTCTCAATCAGATTGCCGGACACGGTACTGATATGAAATTGTTCAATGTGACCAAAGCAGATTTGGCATGGGCACTGGCCTGGCACGATGAATACTACCCCAACGAAAAAGGTGTAGATGGTGGTTTTATTCTGGCATTTGGACGATTGGCCCATGCGGCTCGAACTGCTAAAAATCCAGTATCGCTGGGCAATGCCAAGAGTGCAATCAGTCAGGATCTGTACAAACAGTTTCAAAGTCTCTACGGTTCGCCCAAGGCCTTTCACAAAGATTGCAAGCAACGGCTGGAGGCCTGGCAAGATGCCAACGACGCGCCTGGCGGCTGGACAGACAATTGCTTGACTCCCATGCTGGTGATGGATTACTACAATCCCAACAAGTTTGGTGGCAAATTGGCTTTGCCTCAAGTGCCAGACATGAAGAAATATGCGGGGTTCTAAAATGACTGAATCTAAAACATATTATTTCTATCTGTGGTGTCATCGCTTTGTGGATGATGCAGACAACATAATCGCTCGTACCTGTTTTGGTATTACCAGCAATCCGGTGGGCCGAACACAAGGTTATGAAGGCCATGTTGGACATGTGGTCAAATTTGCAAGGCTGTGGACCGGCCCTGAACGGCTAATTCGTGAACTTGAATCTCGTGTCAAAGGCGACTTTGCCAATCAAATTGTAACCGGCACCAATGGATTCAGATACGAATGGATTGACGAAACTGTGGATTTTGATTCAATCTGCAATTGGGTCAACTGGGAAGTGGAAAATACTTTCATTGGTATAACTGCTGCAGAGGAAATCAAATGAGCAAACTGTCGTTTATTGGTCGCCCTTGGGTGGTATTTGATCCAACTTTGGAATCACATCGACAGTGGTTTGCTGAGTTTCAAGCACGCCGAAGTTGGGGACATTGCCCGGTGAGATTCATAGTGGATGATAATGCCGGGGATTTATTAACTATGATCCAGCGCAAATTGATAGATTATTATACCAATCAGGAATTTGGTGATATTCTAGCTTAATTGTTGCAGAAAAACCACACAAAAACCCTACCAAAAGTAGGGTTTTTTTGCTGAAAAATGTCGCAAAAAACCCACAATTTTCTGGTTGACCGCTATTGCCCAAACTGCTATAATACACACATGTTCAGCAAAAAGGAAGCCAAAATGAGCTACTACATTATCGCCAAAGGCACTGGTCTTATTGTGTCTGATGGTCCTAACCGCACTCGTAGTTACAAGACTTTTGGTGCTGCCCGCGCCACTCGCACTCGTCTTTGCCGCAAATCGGGTTGGAGTGCTGGTGAACTGAATATCATTGATACACGGTTCTACAAACCCCACATGGTGACTCGCAAGAACCTGATGAGCGGTGTGGAGTTCCAAGAGGACGTGAACACACCTTACTTCTGCTCGCCTTCCAGCGAAACTTATTGGAGCATGTGATATGACTACAGTGACACAACGCGGTGCTACCAGCACCGTCACCGGACCCAACGGTGTGTACAAAGTACACAAACACACCACCAAACGTAACAAGTGGCAAATATTTCGGTTTGAAGCAAATCGAAAAAAACTGGTTGCAACTGAACATTGGCACGGGCGACCCGGTGCTATTTGGCAGGCCATTAATTTGGCATCAGGGTATTGATCGTTGTCGACGGTTGACCAGAAATCACCGTTCTGCTATAATACATTTATCGCAACAAGGAGCACCAGATGGGTTATACTGTAGTGGCTGATCGTTCGGAAACAGACCAAATGCGTGTCAAATATGGCCCACGCAAAGGCCTAGAAGGGCCGTTCAACTTCTCAGGTCGTGTGCTGTACTACGATGTCAAAGAAGGCGCCTACTACGATCCCGCCACTGACTTCTACGTGAGTCAGGCGGAGATGGACATCATCAACACTGCCTTTATGGAAAGGTTTAAGAAAATATGATTTGGGCCATTGCAATCATCGGCGGCATGTACGCCAGCAATGTGAGCTATGTGGGGCAGTTTGAACAAGAAGCGGCCTGTAACAAAGCAGCTCAAGAACTCAGAACACAGAACTTGAGCAGCATCAAGGTGGTGTGTGTGCAGATGCCCAAAAAATAGTGAAAAATCAGCCCGGATTTTGTTGCATAAAAACAACAGAAATTGTTGCGAAAAACCCACACAAAATCCTGGGTTTTTGGGACAAAAACGGTTGACCAGAATCGCTAGATCGGCTATAATATACACATGTTCAGCAAAAAGGAGTCCCAAATGTCCACAGCAACTTACCAAGCACTAACCGAGCAAGAAAAGCGTCAAGTCCGCATGTACGGCGTGACCGAAGCAGGCATGCGTGAAGCAGTGGAATCTAGCATCACTTTCCGTTTCAGTGGCCCTGCTATGATGGCTGCAAGCCTCATGAGCGATGCCCAGGAAATGATCAGTACCGAATACGGCGAAGTTGATAGCATGCGAGCCGAAGATGCCCGTCAATGTCTGAATCGTGCCAAGTGGATCCTGTTTGAATATGTTATGAAGGACGGAGAATAATCATGCAAGTTTTCCAACTGATCGAACAATTGATGGATCTGGACCCTAATGCCGAAGTGCATTTCAGTTACAACTATGGTGATCACTGGCGCACCCGGGTCGCTCCTGCGGCATCCGAAGTGTTCGAAGGTGTGGTCAAGTACAGTGAATATCATCGTGTAGACAAGCTCTTGGACGAGAATGACATGTACGAAGATGAAGGCGACTTTGAAGGTACTCGCCGTGTGGTAGTTTTAGGTTGACCGGTATTGTCCGAACTGCTATAATACAAACATCACCAACTAACTGGAGTAAAAAATGGGTACACGTAGTCGAATTGGCGTTATGCATGGTGAAAAGTGCAAATCAGTTTACTGTCATTGGGACGGATATCTAGCACACAACGGCGCTATCTTGCAAGAGCATTATGACAGTGCCAAGGCCAACCATCTTGTGGCCATGGGCAATCTTAGTTCGTTGGGCCGAGTAATTGGTGAAGCACATCCGTTCAGCCCGCACACCAGTGCCGAAGACAAGGCCCTGTACGAACACGCTCAGGATCAAGGTTACTGCACGTTTTACATGCGCGATCGCGGCGAGAAGGATCAAGAGTTCCAAGTGGCTCACACGTTTGATCAGTTCCTAGCACAGGTATACAACTGCGGCGCTGAGTATTACTACATCATGCGAGACGGTGTTTGGTATTGTGGTTGTCCCGATAAGGGTAGCCGATTGGTTGAACTGTCAGAAGCATTGGCAGCACAAAAGGAAACAGCATGAGCAAGATAAAAGATCTAACCTACGACATTGAGCAACTGTACATCGAGGGCTACAGTCCACGAAGCATTTCGGTCATGCTGGAGTGCCCCATTGAAGTGGTTTATGGTTGGTTGGAACAACACAGCCTTGAAGGAATTGAAGGATAATATGATGAATGCAACACTGGGATTAGTTTTGTTGTTGATTGGTGCAGGCGGAATTGACTCCAGCCCAACTGATGCAGGACTTTTTACTTCCATAATTGTGAGCATTGTGGGCCTGGTATTTTTCTGGGTGGGTACTAATCAAATGGTGCATGACAAATGAGTGGCTGGAATACAATTCAAACAATTCGCAAGTTAGAAGAACGTGCTGATCTTCTAGGAATGAAATTCACAGCATATAGGCACGACGATCGGTGGGGAGAAAATGTTGCATTAGTGCCTAAGGATCCTGATGCATTGCCTATCTACAGCCGTGATGCACAATTGTTTGTTGGTTCATTAGAACATGCCGACAGGTTTATGCAAGGTGTATTATGGGCACGAGAATACGACCGTATGACCATTGATCGGAACCTTGACAAAAAGCGTGAACGCAAAGAACAGGATGAGCGTAATCAGCAAATGGCAAAAACGCTGAAAAATGGCAAGATGCCTACCTTGGTAAAAACATAAGGAATTGATATGACCAAATTCATCGTGGGATTCGTATTGGGATTGGTGGTGGCTTCGGTTGGTTTTACGGGCCTGGCCCGAATGGCTGATCATGGAGTGGAATCCATCAAATCAAATGCTCAGGAATTGAGCAAATAAAAGATCTAAATAGCACAAAGTGGTTGACCTCTATTCCACCTTGTGTTATACTTTAGATATGCTGCAAACACAGCATGATTTTTTAACAACAGGCAACTAGAAAGGCAACTTATGTCAAATGAAAAAACTTTTACCGTAGCAGGTACCGCAACCAACGCTGATGGCACCGCCAAGGCTCGTTTCGCTAACGACCTAGTGGCTCGCGTCAAGATCCTAAACAAGGCAGGATGTACCAATATCAACTTGGTTGAATTGCCCCGTGCAATGACCAAGCTGGAAGCTCTGCAACACCTGCAGACCTTGGGCATCACTGATGGTGAGGCCGGCTTTGCTGTGGCTAACAAGCTGGCAGAGAAAAGCAAGATCGCCAAGAAAGGCGAAGTCAAAGTGCAGGCCAGCGCCGGCGTCAAAGCCAAGAGCTCTGCCAAAGGCGTGACTGCCAAGCAGATTTTAGATGCAGTGAGCTCTCCTGCAGCCTAAACGCAACTTTGCGTCAGTCAGCAAGCGGCCTTAATGGCCGCTTTTTCGTTTTGAATGATAATTAATTGTATGCAAGACCCCGAACAATACAAAGACAAAATCCACGAGACCATGATCAACCTGATGGCAGTGCTGTACGACATTGGCATTAGAAAAATACACACAGGTGCCATCATGCGGTTGCTGGGAGTAGAAAATGAAACGGCTGCTGAATACGATGATTCCTTTATTGAATTGGATGAAAGATTTCCTGTAATATTCAGTCAAGTAAATAACATCGAGCCCACTCCGCCCCCACCGGGAACCACTTTCCACTAAATGTCCATAGCCAGTTATCGCGCAGTCGAACCACTGTACATTATAATTTTGCACAATCAAAAACAAGCAGAATCAGTATTTCGTTCTTGGATACGTGATAACAAAATTGATCACGCACATGCCACAGGCAATAGAATGATGTTGCATGAACAACGTGCGTTTGAACAGTTCAAGCTCACATGGAGTCATGACATATCAAACTTGACCATATGGGATACTTGGCTTCGTCGACACATATATCTCGACTGAGCAAGAGTGCCAAATCCAGGTGATTTTATTGACAACCCGGCAGCAGGCCAGTATAATTACTGTATGATAATAAACTTCATTGCACCAGGTAAAGAGATCAAACAATATACTTGGCATGAGGCTTTGTCGGCTGCTGGTGCCACACAAACTGATCATCCAATGATACAAGACCAATTGTTGGAAGATTGGATTGGCGACCGCCGCAGTCGTGTTATCGAATTTAATGTACACAGCTACAGTGCCGAACTGGAACGGGCTGCTGCTGATAACATAGCCATCGTCATAATCAAGGAGAACCCAAATGACCAATCATGAACAAATCGTCGCTGCTTACGAATCTTACATTGCCGAAAACGAAAAATTCACAGGCAAAGGTGTCAAGGCTGCTGCTGCCAGAGCAAGAAAAGCCCTGCAAGAAATGAGCAAAGGCATCAAAGAACGCCGCAAAGAAATCACCGCAGAAAAAGAAGCCCTAGCTGTCAAGGTGTAATATGACCGTGGCTGTTTCATTAAAAGACCCTTCGACGGAAGAGCTATCTGAAAAGCTAAACATCCAGCTGGAAAAAATGCGTGATTTGGCCAAACAGGCTGTGGACAATCCTGTGCAAATAAGCTCAATCGATTGGGGCGATGCTAATGTTACCATTAGCGGTGGAACCAGCTCAGCAACTGGTGCAGTATGGGATACAAATCCAGTAGTTTCTCTAGCAGGCGGCTCAGGCGCTGGTGCTTATTATAGTAACAATACTATTAACACCATTGGTGTAGCTGGCAGCGGCGGCACATACACAATTGGCGGCGTTTACGGTAACAAACCCAGTACTATAATTTCTGTAGAAGGTAAAGATGCAGACATCAAGATCAATGGCAAGAGCATGACTGAGTGGATGGAACGGGTAGAAGAGCGATTGAACATACTCACGCCCAACGCCGAGTTAGAAAAAGATTGGGATGACCTACGCCGACTGGGCGAACGATATAAGAAACTGGAGAAGAAATGCAAAGAGAAAGCCCTGATGTGGGAAACATTGAAAAAAATGCCAAAAGTAAAAGTATGACACCTAAACAACGTGTTACCACTATTGTGAAGTGGATCAAAAGTTATGCCCGGAGTGCCAAAATTAACACGTTGGTAGTGGGAGTATCAGGTGGCATTGATTCTGCTGTGGTCAGTACCTTGTGTGCAATGACTGGACTGGATGTACATGCAGTCAGCATGCCCATACGCCAAAGTAAAAAAACTCATAGTCTCAGTGTTGCTCACGGCGCCTGGCTGGCGGAACGATTCCCCAACAACGTGCTACACAAAACAATTGATCTCACCCCGGCCTTCAAACAGTTTGAAAAAGCCACAGAGGACGGTGTGTACAATGAACTGGCCTATGCCAACAGTCGTGCTAGACTACGCATGATGACCCTGTATCAGATTGCACAAAGCCAGCGGGGTATTGTGGTGGGCACAGGCAATCGAGTGGAAGACTTTGGTGTGGGCTTCTTTACCAAATACGGCGATGGTGGTGTGGACATCAGCCCCATTGGCGACTGCATGAAAACAGAGGTGTGGGCCATGGGTCGTGAACTGGGACTGTTGCAGTCAATCATCGATGCACCGCCCACAGATGGATTGTGGGAGGATGGTCGCACCGATGAGGATCAACTGGGCATGACCTATCCTGAACTGGAACAGGCCATGCTTCAAGACACCGGTTTTTTTCTCCCCCATATCACTCCTCAAGAGAAAAAAAATCTTCGTCGCTACCGTGAGATTCGCGCAACAAATTTGCACAAGATGTTGCCAATACCGGTTTGCAAATTCGACCAGTCTGTGTTATAATACACAGTGGATCGGCCGAAACCATACTGTTTTTGCCCGATCTTTCGGGTGATTTTGCCCATTTCATTAAGTAACACTACCATGAAAGCAAATCAAATATCCCTTTTGGCACAACGCTACAGTTCATATCTACTCAAAGTCCTAGGACTGATTGCAGTGGTCTATGTGGTGTACGTGGTGACCAATAATCGACTCAATGCCCTGCGTGAACAACCAGATGGTCTATCCGCAACTTATATCAGTGCAGCACAACGCACCCGAGAACTGGAATGCCTCACAAGAAACATCTATTGGGAAGCTGCCAACGAACCGTTTGAAGGCAAGGTGGGTGTGGCGCAGGTCACTCTGAACCGTGTGGACTCTGGACGTTTTGCCAATTCTGTATGTGCAGTGGTATATCAGAAAAACGTATTCTACGAAAAAGTAGTGTGCCAATTCAGCTGGTTCTGTGAATCAGGACATCCTGGCAAAGCCATACACCGACCCCTGTGGAGGGAAAGTGAGGAAGTGGCCAAAAAAGTGTTGTTGGAAGGATTCCGCTTGCCGGGACTGAAAAACGCACTGTACTATCACGCTGACTACGTGAATCCGGGTTGGAACAAACCCAAATTAGAGAAAATTGGACATCATATCTTTTACGGAGAAAAAACATGATATTTGCATCTCGTTCTATTATTGACTGGTTGGGTGAACACTTGCCCAGATTGAGTGCAGAAACTTTAGGATGGTTATCAGCCATAGTGTTACATGCTGCTACTGTGCCCACTTTGCTGGCTCTGATGACAGGACTCAGTGATCGAACACCTAGTTTGGACGTGATATTGTTCTTGTGGGCTGGACTGGTCTTGTTGTTCATGCGAGCGGTGGTGCTCAAAGACATGTTGAATATCATCACTGTGGGCTCGGGATTTATTGTGCAAGCCGTTTTGATGGCGCTGATCCTGTTCAAATAACGGTTGACCGGTAATTTGAGCTGTGCTATAATAAGCACATGACTACCAGGAGATCTTTATGACCATGCACATGTGCGGCCCTGCGCTGAGCCTCAATGGCAAGAAGAAGGGTAAATTCAAATACCGTAATGCTGCTGAAGCTCGCAAGGCTCGTGAACTCGAAGCTGACTGGAAACAACTGCTGAAACGTCAAGGTGTGGCTGCAGAAGAAAAGAAGCGTCGTCGTGCTCTAGCAGCAGAACCCTTGGTTTACAATTTGACTGGTGCCACAGATCGTGCAGGTACTGCTCACATTCCCAGTCTTGGCACCGGCGGTGGTGTGGCAGCGTTGGCACCTGCCAAAGTGTATACAGGCACCAAGGTCAAAGGCATTGCTACCATGCACAAGAGCAATGCTGTGCCTGTGTTCAGCGACGAAGAAGCAATTGACATATCCAAGATGCGGCGATGAGTAACGCTATATTGACTCCACAACAGATAACCAAAATGGCAACACAATGGATAGATGAAATCAACGTGAAACGCCTTGAAACTGGCTATGCTGAAAATCAACCTAAATGGCCCTATTGGATTCGACCATCAAACTACACTGAGGCAGAGTGGTGGGGCATGGACCAGTGGGTAATAGATACAATGGGAGAGTCTGATTGGTCAGTAGAACACGCTCGTTGGGTTGGCAGTAATTACAAGTATTGGTTCCGTGATGAACGGGACCGCACTTTGTTTTTGTTGAAGTGGTCATGACTTTGCCCAAGATTATACATCGTCCCGAGTTAGATAGATGGGATGTGCATTTTAGCCTTACTACTCCGGGCAGTAATATAAAACAAGTGCATGAATGGTGCTGGGATACTTTTGGACCCAATGGATTTATTACACATACGCATGACCGTCATTGGGATTATCTCGGTGGCTGGTTATACTTGTATAAAGAAAAGTATGTTACATTGTTTTTGTTGAGGTGGTCATGACCCTGATTGTTGACTACGGTATCAAACGAGTCAAGATGCCCTACAAAATTGTCCAAGGCAATAAGTGGCTTGAGGCAGATCGCTGGTGTACTAAGACTTTTAAATTTGGTGAACACCAAAGAGCCAACGGCTATTTTTACTTTAAAAAGCAAAAGCACCTGATGTTGTTCTTGCTGAAGTGGGGCGCATGAATAGCAAACAGCGTAGAAAAGAAAAACGTGATATTGACAAGAATTATCACAAGGTACATCTTACAGTACGCCCGGGAATGGATTGGACTGATTGGTGTGATCAAGTTGCGGAAATGGTTAGGTGGGTTAGTGAACATACTAGGCGTGATTGTTGTTTGCAAAAAAATGAGTGGGCCGGTAGTACATTCTATTTCTCGGACGCAAAAGATGCCACACATTTTACATTGAGATGGTCATGACAAAAGTAGAGAAAACATCATATCCAGGTTGGAACAATCATCCAGTTTACCGTTGTATGAAAACAGAAGATTGGCACGAAATTACTAGTTGGATGTATAAAAATGATTGCAATCCTTTTCTATTGAGTTCAGGCAGCACAGGCTATGTGTTTCAAGTTAGAAAGAACCACGATTGGTTTCTGTTGAGGTGGTCATGAAATACCCGCAGCCAGAATGGCATATAGTCAGTGTGCCGGTACCCAATGATCCCAAAATCGCTTCAAATTATAAAGGATGGAGTCCCTGTATAGATTGGTGCTTTGAACAATTCGGTGGCCAGTCTGAGGATGGGTGGAGGTATCTTGGCGAAGGTGTGGTCGAGTTCCGCGATGAAAAACATGCTGCATGGTTCTTGTTGAGGTGGCTATGATGGATATAGAACACAAATATCTTAATAAACTAACTAAAGATTTAGCTGATAGTATTGATACCGAAATACTATACAATGCTATGGGTTGGACTATTGTTAAAATACCAGATCCATGGTACATTCCTAGTGTGTCTAGTAATGTGAAAGATTGGTTAAAAGAAACTAAAATTGAATGTCATTGTTGGGACAGCAAGATTGCTTTCAAAGAAGGTAGTGATGCTACATTCTTTTTATTGAGGTGGACATGAGAGTAGAATTTCGTCAAGGTGTGCCCGAAGGGTGTACCGAATGGTTAAACAAACATGTGGGCAAAGGCAATATGACTGGCCTTGTTGACAATTACGATTATGCCTGGTTCTACAAGCGTGAGCGTGTTTATCCACAGCCACACGAAGCGTTTGACCCTCGTGACTTGGGACCAAAATATGTGCCCACTATCACAGTTAAAGATCCTAAGTTGGCAACATGGTTTATATTGAGGTGGACATGAGCAAGAGTGAGATTAAAGGTCTTTTCTTCTTTAGACAAAACTATTGGATGCCCTGCGGATTGAATATCAAAGAACATCTCTGGTGGCGATTTATGCCCGGAGTTGTAATCAATGTAGCATGGCCCAGGGGGTGGGTAGATATAGATTGGATGCCAGACGGTAGTAAAACATCTGTCGATAGCAGTGACCCAAACGATCACTATCGCCCATGGTTAGAAGAACATGTCGGTCGTCAAAAATGGGATTGGGATTGGGGCATGGCTGATCGTGATGCTACTGACAATCGTCTAACCATAAAGATTAGTCAAAAGTATGCCAAGTATGCTACAATAGCAGCATTGAGATGGACATGATTAAAAAACGTTTATTAACTTTTAGAGGAGAACTTATGGATTTGATGGATTGGGAAAAAGCAGAAGTGTTTCGCTTGCTGAAAAATGCACCTGGAACGCAGTATCAAGAAGCTGACACCGCAGGCCAAGCGGAAATAAGGGCTTGGGTCAAGGGCCTGTTGACCACCAGCGAAGTCACTGTGCAGTTTGTGAAATCAGATGGCACCACACGTGACATGCGATGCACTCTGGACAGCAGCAGAATTCCGCCAGCACCTGTAGGCACAATTTTCAAATCCTCTACTGCTAACCCAGATGGACTAGACACACTGGCCGAAAATAAAAAACCGCGCAAAGAACCTGATCCTGTGACCCAGCGAGTTTACGATTTAGATCAGGCTGCCTGGCGCAGTTTCCGCTATGATCGATTGAAGAAGATCACAACAGAGATCAACTTCACTAAGTAATTGCATATGGCCAAAGAAGAAACTCTCAAAATGGAGGGAACAGTTGAAGACATTTTACCTGCTGCGATGTTCCGCGTCAAAATAGACAATGTTGAGCATACAGTGCTGGGACATCTCAGTGGGCGAATGCGTACCAACAATATCAAAGTGCTGCTGGGAGATCGGGTAGAAGTGGAATTCACACCATACGATCTCACTAGAGGGCGTATTGTTAGAAGAAAATAAATACCTGTATGCGTGAACACATAGACTTACTGGAAGCCAGCACCAGACCGGCCAAACTAGAAACTACTCCACTACCTTATGGTCCCAAGGACCTGGCACCGGTGATGAGTGCTGCCACAATTGATTACCATTTTGAACATCTCGCCAAGGGCTATGCCAAGCGATACAATGCAGGAGAAGGCAATGCAGATTTTAATCGTGCTGGCAGTTTTTTACACAATAAGTTTTTCCCTCAGCTTAGGGCTCCCAAAGGTGCCAATCGACCACGTGGTGCAGTACTCGCACTCATAGAAGAACATTTTAAAACCTACGAAGATTTCAAAATAGCATTCAAAGAAACTGCTATGAAAATACAAGGCTCTGGATGGGTGTATCTCAGCACCAGCGGAGCAATCAAGACCATCGCCAATCATGCCGTACGCACCGACATCTGTGTGCTAGTAGACTGGTGGGAACATGCCTGGGCCCTGGATTATCAAAGCGACAAAGAAGCATATCTCAACAATATCTGGAAGATCATTGATTGGGATGTGTGCAACGAAAGACTATAATGAATCTCAAACCTGCTGCTGTGAGCAAACTGCGTGAGCTGATCGCAGAAGAAGCCAACCCTGCGCTCATGCTGCGTGTGTTTGTGCAAGGCGGCGGTTGTTCAGGATTCAGTTATGGATTCACGTTTGATGAAATTCAAAACGAAGATGATTTTGATTTCAACTACGAAGAAGTGCGAGTGGTAGTAGATGCCATGAGCATGCAATATCTACAAGAATCAGACATTGATTACAAAGAAGATGCCATGGGTGCCAGCTTTGTGATAAAAAATCCCAATGCAGTCAGCACCTGCGGCTGCGGCAGTAGTTTTTCAGTTTAGTCGCCGCCACCACCGCCAAAGCCGCCACCAGCGACGCCGCTGCTGCCTTCTCCCCTGCCTGGTCCACCACCTCCACTTGGTTGCGGTGGTGGAGAGTAAACGTATGGACTGGACCGCGGAACCATACCCCAATCTCCGCTGATAGTTTCAAAATTAGTAGTTTGTTGGCCGGACACCTGGGTCCAGGCCCCATTTTGTTTGATATAAATTGCATTTGTGATTTTCCAAGTGCCTTGATCATTCACATAAACTTCCTTGGTAGCATAATAGGTACCAGCTTGATTTACAAACACCCCAGGAACATTCATGTATATCACTGCATATCCATTGCCCCCACGTTCGCCGTTTGATCGCCCACCTTGTCCAACTCCAGCTGGTACTGAGATTCCTGACTGTCCGCCGGGTGTTCGACCACTGGGATTAAATCCATTTGGATAGGCAAAACTCCAGCTGGCGCCAGGGTTTCCTGCTTGTCCACCAGTATCGCTAGCACCCGGCCACCCGCCATATGCTCCACCATTGCCACCTCCGCCAGTGCTGCCATTGTATCCTCCGCCACCACCTCCGCCAGCGCCGCCGTCACCTGGATGACCTGCTCCTGATTCACCATTGAACCCTGTGGTAGTTTGGCCGTTGGGCCCAGGACTGCTGCCACCTGGGCTAGGATTACCTGCCCCGCCGCCGCCACCGCCGCCGGCAGCCACGCCCTGCAATAGCCCATTTTGTAATAAAACAGTTGCCCCGCCGCCACCACCACCACTACCGCTAGCACCTCGTGATCCTGAATTGCCGCCCGGAGCACCTGAAAAACTAGCCCCACTGTTGATCGATACAGCCACTCCAGCGGGTCCTCCACCGGAGTTATAACCTACAATACGTAAAGTATGAGAACCGCTGGTTATTGTAATATTGTTAATTCTTGAACCGTTATAACTTCCGCTGGAAGATGCCACAGCAATCCCATCTATGTATACTGTGCCATCGTCATCAAATGCTGTCTGCAAAACAAATACACCAGTGAATGGCACAGAAATAGTGGTAGAGACATCAAGCGTGTAAGCACCATTGGCATTCCATACAGCATAGGCGTTCATGAAATTGCTCCAGGCGTAAGGTAAACTCACTGCAATCAATCCATTTGTTCCAGCCAATTGTCTTGTGTTGAATACGCTATACCCAACATAGCTAGATCCTCCTGATCCTCCACTTACTCCGCCGCCGCTGAGCCCGCCACCACCGCCGCTGCCCACTGCCAGTGTAATAACATCAGCAGTGTTGCAAGCAATTGTGGCAATCGAAAACCCGCCACCACCTCCTGCGCCTCCGGGGCCAGAATCGTTCCCGCCGCCACCACCACCACCGCCCCAGAGATGTGCAGTAAGTTGAGCGTCAGGAATCAACGGATATACCGTGAGTGTTTGTAATGAATTTGTATACCCTACCGGTCTAGATATTATTGGCATTATAGATTTGTATTATACTTGATACCAGATATCACCATCGCTGCCGCCTGTGGGTATTGCACTACTAATAGTTCGATTACCGTACCCATTAGAACTGCTTGCTATGGTCAACGTTACGTTGGTACTCAACGCACCTCCGCCACTGAGTCCAGTACCGGCAATAACCCGAGTAGTAATTCCCACAGCATTGAGATTTACCAAAGCATTGGCATAATCACCAGAACCAGTACCCCCGGCTGTTACAGCCAATGGAGTAATACCTGTGATGGTTCCGCCAGTGATCACTATATTGGATGTTATTAAATTAGCTTGCACCGTCGAATTGGTCATATTGATGTTGGTCATTGACCCGCCACTGATTGATACTGCGCTAGAATCTTGCGTGGCTATGCTGCCCATGCCCAAATTTAATCTGGCCACAGATGCGATATTGGAGCCAGTTCCTCCAGACAACACCGGCAATGGAGTTATCCCACTGATGATGCCGCCGGTGATGGCAACTGCATTGGCATTTTGTGTGGCAATAGTGCCCAGTCCGAGATTTGTTCGAGCACTGGCTGCATTGCTGGCTCCGGTTCCTCCAGACAACACTGGCAATGCAGTTATCCCGCTGATACTGCCACCAGTGATGGCAACTGCGCTGGCATTTTGTGTGGCAATAGTGCCCAGGCCAAGATTTGTTCGAGCACCAGCTGCATCACTGGCTCCAGTTCCTCCATCGGCCACAGCCAGGTCTGAGATGTTGTAGATTGACCCACCTGAAATATTTACAGCAGTAGAATTTTGTGTAGAGATGGTGCCCAGGCCCAATCCTGTGCGACCCCCGGCTTGCGACGACCCGCCAGTGCCGCCATATTCAACTGATAATGGTGTGATACCAGTTATGGTACCACCAGTGATGGCAACTGCATTGGCATTCTGCTGGCTCATTGTGGGCAGGGCATTGGTCCAGTTAGTAACAAATCTTGTGGTAGCTATCTGCGTATTACTGACAGTGATGTCAGGTGTGGGTGCCGCTGGTGTTCCAGTAAATACTGGACTGACCTTTTGTGCCTGCACAAACTCAGTGGTGGCTATTTGTGTACTGCTATCATTAGATGCAGCAGTAGGCGACTGTGGTGTTCCAGTAAATACCGGACTGACCTTTTGTGCCTGCACAAACTCAGTGGTGGCCATTTTATTATCAGCGGCTGTGTACCCAGGTGTTGGACCTGTGGGCGATACAGCAAAAGCTGGGCCATTGGTCACAAATGCTGTGGTAGCCAATTGAGTGGTTGCTGTTCCTGCTGCTGCTGTGGGCGCAGTGGGTATGCCAGCAAAAGCTGGACTATTGGTCACAAATGCTGTGGTAGCCAATTGAGTGGTTGCTGTTCCTGCTGCTGCTGTGGGCGCAGTGGCAGAAATTATGCCACCGGTGATAGAAACATCACCAGCACTCTGTGTGGCGATGCTGCCCAGTCCGAGATTTGTTCGAGCACCAGCTGCATCACTGGCTCCAGTTCCTCCATCAACTACGGCCAGATCTGAAATATTGTAAATTACTCCGCCCGAAATAGCCACATTATTGGCGTCTTGTGTAGAGATAGTGCCCAGGCCCAACCCTGCAAAAGCAGCGCCTTGAGTTGATCCACCGGTGCCGCCGTATTCAACTGCTAATGGTGTGATACCAGTTATGGTGCCACCGGTGATGGCAACTGCACTGGCATTTTGCTGGCTCATGGTGGGCATGGCGTTGGTCCAGTTGGTAACAAACTGTGTGGTAGCTATCTGCGTATTACTGACAGTGATATCAGGTGTGGGTGCTGCCGGTACTCCAGTGAATACTGGACTGATCTTTTGTGCCTGTACAAATGCTGTGGTGGCCAATTGAGTGGTACTGGTAGACGATGTGGCAGTGGGTGCTGCCGGTACTCCAGTGAATACTGGACTGATCTTTTGTGCCTGTACAAATGCTGTGGTGGCCATTCGATCATCATCTGTCAAACTGGTCAATGTTGGGCCTGTGGGCGATACAGCAAAAGCTGGGCCATTGGTCACAAATGCTGTGGTAGCAATTTGTGTAGAATTGGTTCCTGATGCTGCTGTGGGCGCTGTGGGCGTGCCAGCAAACATGGGACTGTTGGTCACAAATGCCGTGGTAGCCAATTGAGTGGTCGCTGTTCCTGTGCCAGCAGTGGGTGCAGTGGGCGTGCCGGCAAAAGCTGGACTGTTGGTCACAAATGCCGTGGTAGCCAATTGAGTGGTTGCTGTTCCTGTGCCAGCAGTGGGTGCAGTGGGCGTGCCTGTGAATACAGGGCTGATTTTTTGTGCTTCTACATACGCAATGCTGGCAAGATCAACAAACACATTGGCACTGTTATAAACTGATAGTATATCTTCAGAATTGTTGTACCATAGCTGACCAGTTATAGGCTGAGTAGGCGGAACGATATTGCAGAAATTTTCCAGCAAATACACATAATTTTCGTTTTCATAAACACCATATTCTATAACAGCCCGCCCTACCAAGGCAAGATCTGTAGCGGTGGTGTTTACTGTTCCGTCGGGTATGAATGCTATTTGGTCGCCACGGCTGTTATTGATGATATAACTCATTTAATACTCCAATTTTATGTATTTAGCATGTAGACACTTGTACGGGCAAGCAAAATTTTTTGGTAAATACTACACTAGGACACTCTATCTATGACTCAGCAATACATTGACACTGGTAATACCGCCAATGACGGCACCGGTACCCCTTTGCGTGACGCTTTTGATATCTGCAACAGTAATTTTACTGAGTTGTACGGTATTGGCGGCGTAACTGGTATTCAAAACGGCAATTCAAACGTACAAGTAATTACCAACAGTACTGTAAACATCAGCAGCAGAGGAGTTGCCAATGTGTTTGTGGTGTCTGGAACCGGCGCCACATTAACTGGATTATTCACCGGCAGCAGTATTATCAGTGCAGTTGGGAATGTTGTAACCAGCGGAAAATTCATAGGCGATGGCAGCGCATTAACTGGAGTTGTATCCAGTCCAGCAGCCAGTTTGATCACAGGCAGTACATTGAGTTCGAATGTGACTACCAGCAGTTTGACCACAGTGGGTACTCTGGGCAGTTTGACTGTGACCGCCAATGTGCAAGGCGGTAATTTGCGAACAGCCGGGCAAATCACATCAACAGGCAATGTCACTGGAGGTAATTTAATTGCAACCAGCGCATTGATTGCCACTGGCAATGCATCTGGCGGTAATTTGCAAACAGCTGGACAAGTTTCAGCCACCGGTAATATTACCAGTGCTGCCAATGTCACAGCAGCGTATTTTGTAGGGAATGGCAGCGCATTAACTGGAGTGAGTGCTACCACCTCTGCTGCTTTATTAACTGGCGCTACTTTGAGTTCAAATGTGACTACCAGCAGTTTGACCAGTGTGGGGACACTAAATTCTCTTGCAGTAAGCAATGCGTTAGGCGGAACAGGAAATGTCACTGCCAACAATGTCAATGCCACCATTGCTGTGTCGGCTACTGGAAATATTCAAGGTGGCAATTTAATAACGCTAGGAGTGATATCTGGCGCAAGTGCTGTTCTTACTGGTGATGTTTCGGGTGCCAATGTCACTGCCAATCTCACAGGCGGCAATGTTGCTGGCAACAATGTCAATGCCACAACATTGGTAACAGGTGCAAGACTCAGTGCCACAGGCAACATCACCGGCGGCAATTTACTCACTGCTGGATTGATCAGCGCCACGGGCAACATTGCTGGCGGCAATTTAACTGGAACAATTGTTACGGCAGCACAACCCAATATTACCTCAGTAGGTACATTGAGCAGTTTGACAGTCACTGCCAATGTTACTGGCGGCAACGTACTCACTGCCGGCGTGATATCTGCTGCCGGCAACATCACTGGCGGCAATATCACTATCGGTAATGTAACCAGTGGCAATGTTATTAACACTGGACTGGTACAAGCTGCAATTTTATCAGCCAGTGGTAATACTACAGGTGGCAACTTGATCACACCAGGCGTAATTTCGGCTGTGGCCAACATCACTGGCGGTAATTTAGTCACAGGTGGTGCATTATCAGTTTCAACCACCATCAGCGCCGGGGGCAACATCACAGGTGGTGGTAATCTCAGCATAACTGGTAATATCATTTCCAGCGGTACAAGTACTGCAACCAGTTACAGCACCACAGGCAACATCACAGGTGGCAATGTATTAGGCGGAGCCAATGTCAACGCTACCACTCACACAGGTACCACTGTGTCAGTAACTGGCAACATCACTGGTGGCAATGTGCTGGGCGGAGCCAATGTCAACGCTACCACTCACACAGGTACCACTGTGAGTGTGACAGGCAACATCACAGGTGGCAATGTATTAGGTGGAGCCAATGTCAATGCTACCACTCACACAGGTACCACTGTGAGTGTAAGTGCTAACGTAACAGGTGGCAACATCTTGACAGGTGGATTAATCTCAGCCGCTGGCAACATCACAGGTGGTAATCTTATTGTTGCTGGAATTTCAGGAGCACTAACCACAGCATCACAGACCAATATTACCGCAGTTGGTACATTGGGGACATTGAGTGTTACCGGCAACATCACAGGTGGCAATGTGTTGGGCGGAGTCAATGTAAATGCAACTTCATTGACAGGTACTACAGTTAGTATAACAGGTAATGTAATCAGCAATAACATTCAAGCCAGTAATAGTATAACCGCACTAAATGCCACAGTGTCAACTCAACTGGTGATACCGTTTTTCTCATCTGATCCAATCAGTGCAGAATCGGGTAGTTTATATTACAGTACTGCACTGGGTGTACTAAGATTTTACAATGGCGTTGCCTGGGTAACTGTTTAATATTATGGCACAACCAGTTTGGATTTCTGAAGCAGGTCTTTTGGGAGTTATTCCCGAAGGAGTATTTTATCAGTCTACTTTGGTTGCAGCCACTGATGCATTGCCATTGAACGTCACATGCACTGCCACAGATGCAGTGACCAATACCATAACTTGCAACAGTACCGAAGGACTGTATCAAGATATCAATGTGATGTTTGAAGGTGCAGTATTCGGCGGTTTAGATCCTTATGTAAGATATTTTGTGTTGGATGTGATCAGCAGCACAAAATTTAGAATTACCACAACAGAATTTAGCAATGTTCCATTACAATTGACCACAGCAACAGGAGTCATGACTCCGGTGTTTAGGCAACATGTTTATTTTGCTCTCATAGCCGGAAATTTGCCGTTGGGTATTCAATGTGCAGACAATGGGTTGATTGTTGGAGTACCACAGGCTGTGGCCAGTTTGCAAGGTGTGCCATTTCAGGTCAACAGAGATGTGGTCAGCAAATTTGCCATTCGAGCATATACCAAACTTGCCAACGGTTCAACTGATCGTATAAAAGATCGAACATTTGAATTGGTAGTCACTGGCAACAATGTACCTGATTTTATTACACCACCTGGATCCATTGGTACATTTTATGACAGCGATCGTGTGGAGTTTCAGTTTGAAATTTTAGGGACTGACCCTGGCGATACCAACATAGTCACGTTGGTATCGGGTGAATTGCCCGGTGGACTTTCTATCTCGCCCTTGGGGCTATTGTCAGGCTATATTGCACCCAGTGTCAATGTTGATAAACCGCCAGGATATGATCTCACACCAGATTTCACTGTGCCATACGATTTTATATTCAGTGCTATCAACAAAAATTTTGAATTTACATTGCAGGTGTCTGACGGCAAGAGCCAGAGCCAACGTACTTTTTACATGTATGTGTATGATCGAGCCAGTCTCACTGGCGATGACACTATATTTACAGCTGATACTACCAGTATTACCAGTGATGAAACGCCATATCGCCGACCTTTCTTGATCAATACGTTACCTAGCGATCTTGGCAAGGTTCGAAGTGACAACTATTATGCTCATCAATTCAGGGCCAATGATTATGACACTAGTGATTTAACTTATACCATAGCTGTAAATCAAGGATCAGGATTTGCACCTGGACTGGGATTGGATCCAACATCTGGATGGTACTATGGTTATATTCCCAATCAAGGTGTTACAGAAGTAACATACAGTTTTAATATCTATGCTCGGCAAACTGACACAATAGGAACGGCCATCACTTGTACTGCTACCACAGCAGGTACCAATGTGATAACTTGTACAAGCCCTACACAACTAGGTCCAGGCACAGCTATTGTATTTTCAGGTACGGTATTTGGTGGCGTGAGTTCTTCTTCAACCACAATGTATTTTGTAAACACAGTGGTCAGCGTCAATGAATTTATCACTGAATTTACAGTGACCGCAAACATGATGCTCAATCCCAACTATCCAGGAGAGCTACCAGTTTACATACCTGATGGCAACCCTGTGATTTTGACAACAGCATCGGGCTCAATGACTGCCAGCCTGGTGGTGCCCAGTGATCCATATCCGTTTACCATCACAGTAGTGGGCGAAGTTGATACTGAAGTTACCTGGAATACACCTGCTGATTTGGGCGTGATTGAAAATGGATCTACCAGTATACTCAAAATTGAAGCGGTCAATCGCGGTGGTAGAGAATTATCTTACAGGTTGAAAAGTGGAGCCTATAATTTGTTACCGCAAGGACTTGAACTACTTCCCTCTGGAGACATAGTAGGCAGAACCACTTTTAATACATTTGCTATAGATTTAGGAAATACTACATTTGATAAAAATCAGGCATCTTTACTAAACACCTCCATTGGCGAAACTGTGTTTGATACCAAATTTACCTTTACTGTCAATGCCTATGCTGTGGACACAGGTCAACCCACATATGACGTGGTGGGGGTCACAGTGGCCGACGGCGGATCTGGATACAGCAATGTAAACCCACCTGTATTGCAATTTAACTCACCAATTGGTGCTACGGCACAACCGGCTGTGGCTGGTGTTGTGACACTGGATGGTGGCGTGATTACTGCGGTAGCAATAGATGATTTCGGGGCTGGATACACCGAACCAGCTACGTTGACAATAACAGCTGGTTACGGTGGATCTGGTGCTGTGTTAACTCCGGTCATGCGGTTGACTGGAGCAGTGGATGTGGTCAGTGTGTTCAAAACATTCACAGTCACAGTAAATAGAGTATACAACAAACCTTATCAAAATCTCAGTGTGCAGGCCATGCCACCGTTGAATGACCGAGTATTGATAGACAGTTTACTAAGCAACGACACTATTTTTGTTCCTGATTACATTTACAGGCCCGATGATCCAAATTTTGGCAAGAGCCGTCGAGTGATTTATCAACATGCATTTGGCCTGGCGCCAGACTCTTTGGATACCTATGTCGGCAGCTTGTACGAAAATCACTATTGGAAAAATTTAGTACTGGGCGAAATTGCAACTGCACAGGCAACTGATGAACTTGGCAACGTAATATACGAAGTGGTCTATTCACGCATAATTGACGATCTTACCAATGCAGCCGGACAAAGTGTAAGCAAGATTGTGGCGTTGCCTTATGCAATTACAGATCCTGCAGATGGCAGCAGTCAAATCAATGTGGTCTACCCCAACAGTTTGCAAAACATGCGAGATCAAGTGATTGATGTGGTAGGACAAATTTCCAATAAATTGCCATTATGGATGACCAGCAAACAAGCCAATGGTCGAGTGTTGGGATTTACGCCAGCTTGGGTAATATGCTATACACAGCCCAATCGTTCTAAACAAATTGCCTATTACATACAAACACAATTTGGAGTGCAACTGAATCAAGTAGATTTCAAAGTAGATCGATACGTACTTGATTCTACCTTGAGTAAAAACTGGGATACCGCCACACAAGATTGGACGCCAAAGCCCAGCTTGACCACATTCGATCGTTACGCCAGTATAGATCTTCAAGCGTTGGGACCGGTCACTTACGCCACTCGCCTGGCATTTACCGATGTCAATGCCAGATCAATTGATTATATCAATAATTTAGGTGGCATCGACGGGCTAATTAACGCTGCACTTATTGATGGTGCCACATTGATTTTTGCCAAACAAGAAGCATTTGATGATTATGCTACCACAGATGATGCCTGGCAATATTATACTGCCACCTACAGCAGCGGACCATATGCTCCAGAAACTCCGGGCACAGGATACGATGCCTCAACCACAGTGGCCGGCGGCAGCACAGTATCATGTACAGCCACTGTGGCAGCAACTGATCGTGTGACTTGTGTTAGCACAGTTGGCATGACTGCTGGAGACGCAATATGGTTTACCGGCGATGATCTGTCAGGCTTGGTGTCAGGCACTACCGATGCCTTAACTGGAATAATTACTGCATTCAATATTTTAACTGTAGACGATCTTACACATTTTACGTTAGAAGATCCGGCCAATCCAGGAACTGCGTATGCATTGTCAAATGCCAGTGGATCAATGACTGCTGGGTTTAATAATCAACGCATGGGAATTTGGCTGGTATCTGTGAGTTCTGAAGGCATAGTGACATTGACTCTAAGTCAACAAACTGGGCAAAATCAATATGTGACTGTTGACCAAGGAGTGCAATATCATGGCACTCAATTGTACTTTGCTGGTAGTCCTCCGCCGGGACTGACTCGTGTGACATGGACCACAGTGACGGAAAGTTCTAGCACACAAACTATATTTGACGAAGGCAGCGTGGCCTGGATTGAACCCGTGGATATGTATGATCCAACAGATACCTATGATAAATATCTGGTATTTCCCAAGGCTAATATCTTGGTTTAACCTGCAAACAATATGACAAGTAGCATCAACCCAAACCTCATCAATGGATCGTATCCGGTAGCTGGACAAGACAACAGCACCAAAGGCATGCGCGATAATTTTACCAATATCAAAACTAATTTTGAGTATGCTGCGTCCGAAATTACTGCATTACAATCCAACACAGTGACCACTGGTGCCGGAGTTACCAATAATTTTGCCGGAGCATTGTTGATAGATGGTCAGATGCGAGATTTCTCTGCCACACGCTATGCTATTGGTACCACAAGTGGCACAGTCACAATCGATTATGCCAATGGGCATTATCAGACATTGACCACATCAGGGTCGGTTACGTTGGCATTCAACAACTTTCCAGCAGCAGCACAGCAAGGTTGGCTCATAGTGCGTGTGACCGTGGCCAGCACTGCACACACTTTGACACTGCCAAGTGCAGTAGGCACTGGCGCCAGCGCCGCATCTGTGCTGGGCATACAGGGCATTGCTAGCAATGTGATCACATTTGCAGAAACCGGCACATATGAATTTCAATTCCACACAGATGATGGTGGCACAACCATTTATCTCAGCGAACTCACTAGACCACGCAACAGATTTATCAATCCACTGTTCTTGACTGGCAGTGAAGATCTTGCAGCTAGTGCTGCTGCCAGTTTGACAAAAACTACCAGTTATTTTACCACAGCCGCTGCCGAAACAGCCACATTGGCAGCAGGTACAACAGGGCAAATCAAAGTATTCAGCGCAGTGGCCATTGCGTCAGGCAACATGGTCATCACAGTGGCCAATGCTGGCTGGAAAGCCAGTGGCACAGGAACCATCACATTTGCCACACTTGGTTGTGGCTGCACATTACAATATACCAATTCCAAATGGTTTTGCATTGGTAACAATGGCTGCACGTTTGCGTAATTGCACAAGGATCTAGAATGTCAAGTAACATCAACCCAAATATCATCGACGGAGCATACCCGGTGGCCGGACAGGACAACAACAGTCAAGGCTTCCGTGATAATTTTACCAATACCAAAACCAATTTCCAATATGCAGAAAATGAAATCAATGACCTTCAATCCAAAGTCATACTCAAAGCTGCATTGACTGGCACCACCTTGGACAACAACATGAATGATGCGCTGTTGGTGGGTGCTCAATTGCAAGATATCAGTGAAGTAAAAACAGCACTCACTACCACCAGCGGAACAGTCACTGTTGATTACACTACTGCGCCTTATCAAACTGTCAGTACCACAGGTAACATCACGTTAGCATTTAGTAATTTTCCGCCCACTGGACAATACGGCTATGTGAAAGTGCAAATAAACATAACTGATATAACGCACACAGTAACATTGCCGGCTGCTGTCACGCTGGGCACTGGCGGTATTCAAGGATATTCTGCAGGAGTAATTACTTTCAGTAGTACTGGCTATTATGAGTTTGCTTTTGGCACCTATGACGCCGGCACCACTATTACTATATTTGATTTGAATCGTGCATTGACCAATTTCACATCATTCTCTGTGGTTTCTTTTACTGCAACAGGTAACATTGCTGGCGGCAACGTATCAACTGGCGGAATTGTCAGCGCCACAGGTAACATTGCTGGCGGCAACGTATCAACTGGCGGAATTGTCAGCGCCACAGGCAATGTCACAGGCGGCAACGTAACAGGGTTGATTCGTCCCGTGGCTGGTACAGTGACCAATGCGCCGATTGTGTACACTTCTGGTGTCAACCTCACTTCGGCCATTGCAGGTGCCCAAGAATATGATGGACAAGTGTTCTACGGAACTGCACAATCAAGTCAACGTGGGGTGATGCCCACTGAGCATTTTATTGTGTTGACCACCGACTATGTTGGCAGTGACGTGAGCACTGCTCAATCAGTGTTTAATTCGCCAGCCAGCGGAACAATCACTTTGCCAGGCAGCACCAGTTACTTTTTGGAAGCAGTGTACTATATCACTAGAGCAGCCGGCACTACCAGTCATACATTAAGTACACTATTTGCGTTGGGCGGCACATTGACCAGCATTGCATACACAGCCGATACCACATCAACCACCGGCAATGCATTAGGAACCGTAAGCCGAATCTACGCCACAGGTGCCACTGCAACTGCGGTCACAGCAGCTTCTACCACAGCCACAGAAAATATCACAGTGACCATCAGAGGCGTGGTTCGTACCAACACAGCCGGCTCATTCACTCCGCAAATAAAATACAGTGCAGCACCCGGTGGCGCTCCTACCATATTGGCCAACAGTTATTTAAAATTAACTCCAATTGGTACTAATACAGTTGCATCTGTGGGCAACTGGAGTTAACCTTAACGGTTGACTTCAAGTGCATTTTGTAGTAAACTTGCACAATGGAACATCCTTTAATTGGTAATCTCGACTCACTGACTGTTGAAGATCTCAGCAAAAAGATCACTGACCTCAATAACAAATTGAGCATTGCCATGCGAACTGGCAACGGGCATCTGTGCAACCAAATCAGGATGGCAGTTGAAAGTTACCAAACCAAGTATCAAGAAAAAGTTCAAGAAACTTATCGTAAGCAAATTGAAGACAGCAATTTTAACAGCAAGATTGATATCAAATGAACGTGCGACTCTACTATGAAACTGCCTTTTTAGCAGGTGTGTATTTTGATGATCGATTACAGATGAATTCTTATAACGTGGGTATGAATCTACTCACACGTACATTGGACTCTGCCAACAGCAACATAGCCCTGGAAAGAGTCAAAACGTTCGTAGACGGACTCAACAGCACAGTTTTTATAAATTCTTGCTGGCCCGACCATGAAGAAATAATGAACCAAATGGGTATTGATGTTACCACACTACCTGAAGAACCAGTTGATCAGATTGTTGGTATGATGTTATACTACAAACTCAATGCTATCATGGAAGGGCGTATGGAAATAACACAATTGGAACTGAGTTCAAGCCTTGGTGACAATGTGTGCTATCTGCATGACGAAGAAGATCCCATTGGGCCATTTCATCAAACGGGTTGGTGGAACGATTCCACGGCCATCCGCACAAAAAATGTGCCATCTGATACCAAAACCAACATAGTCAAAATCAAACATAAAAATTGGAGAGAGTTTGGACTTGACTGGCCAGATACAGAATCCAAAGATGTTGCCAACACCGTGGTGTACGCCAACTTTACCAAAAATGAAAACTAACTGTCACGGGCAAATGATTTTTGATCAAACTGATCTTGTGAATCAGCTGATGCAGGGCAATCAGCAGTTTGCTGGATACACAGTTGACGATTCGGTGAATTTGTCAGCAGCGGCAGATATATTACAAAATATCCCAGCTTTTGAAATCTATAATAAAGATGTGGAATCTATATCCACAGAACAATTTGATCAACAGTGCCAGCAAAATTGGCACATGCCTGCAGAATACAAAACGTTGGATATTGCAGAGTTGGTGTTGAGCTGCTGCAACAACAACGATGAATTGCAACGATGTGGGCAAGAATTGTTGTTGTATCAAGAACGCAACTTGTTTGACCTATTGCGTTACTTGAAATACCTAGTGGACACAATGACTCAGAATCAAGTGATCTGGGGTGTGGGCCGAGGCAGTAGTGTGGCCAGTTATGTGTTGTACAAATTGGGAGTGCATCGCATTGACAGTTTGCATTATAATTTAGACGTCGCTGAATTTTTGCGTTAAATATTGTTTTAGGAGGTACACAATGTCAAAAGATATATACAAAAGCGCCAATGGCAAAGCAGTAGACATGGGTGCATTGCGTCAACGAAATGAAAAGGTTCGTGCTGTGGGCAATATGAAAGTGAATGCTCGCGGAGATCTGGTCAATGATGACAATGAAATAATTCAAGCACGAAATCAACAAATCAACAATCAATACAACAAGCAAGTTCAAAACACCAGAGGACATCAATGATCAAAGCAGCATACGCACCACATGAAATAAAACGCAGTCAACTTCGCCCATTGGGAGAATCTGTGATTGTGAGCGAAATGGTATTTGATGTGCGTCTCAGTACTGGTGGTATTATTATTCCCAGCGACAATGGCAAAAGCACCGGAATTCGTCCGCGGTGGGGTCGAGTGTATGCTGTGGGCCCTGAACAAAAAGACGTTGTTGAAGGTCAATGGGTGTGCGTAGAGCACGGCCGCTGGACCCGAGGCATTGACATAGAAGATGAATCGGGCAAGGTCACTTTGCGAAGAGTGGATCCCAAAGACATCATGATGGTGTCTGACGAGGCGCCAGCCGACGACACATTCTCTACTGCTATACATGTAGAGGCCAAACCCACATACATGCAACACAACTGATGATAAAGAATTGGAATGCTGATGAGATCATTGGCAAACTACAAAGAATTTATTTTGCCACTTCGGATCCTAACATGGACGGTTTTACCACTTGGGGTTGCAAACAAGATTTATATCGTATACAATTTGCACTAGAAGACATGTTGAAGCGGTGTCCAACTTATGCTCCTGAGCAAGAATGGTTGGAACAGCAACAGTTGGAGCGCGACCAAACGCAAATGTGGTCAATTTTAAATTCAAAAAATCTAGGTAACAATCAATGAAACAACTCTGGGTAGAACAGTATCGTCCCGACACCATGGACGGCTATGTGTTTGTGGATGATCAACAACGCGATCAAGTGAAACAATGGATACAAGATGGCAGCATTCCGCATCTCATGCTGAGTGGGTCAGCAGGCACAGGTAAAACTACTCTGGCCAAGCTGCTGATCAATGAATTAGGTGTTGACGAATATGATGTGATGTACGCCAATGGATCTAAAGAAGCTAGAAAAGTTGAATGGGTGGATCGACTGATCAGCTTTTGTCAGACCATGCCATTTGGCAAATTCAAAGTGGTGTTGATTGACGAAGCAGACTACATGAATCCCAATAGTGTGCAACCTGCATTGCGTAATCTCATGGAAGATTACAGTCAGACTGTGCGTTTTGTGTTGACTTGCAATTTCCCACACAAGATCATTGCTCCGCTGCACAGTCGGTGCCAAGGATTCCATATTGTCAAAACAGACCATGTGGAATTCACTGCCAGGGTTGCCACTGTGTTGGTCACAGAAAATGTGGAATTTGACATTGATACCTTAGACAGTTATGTCAAAGCCACTTACCCAGACATGCGTAAATGCCTGAATCTGCTGCAGATGAATTCACAGTCGGGCACGTTGTCAGCGCCAGGCGCAGGCGATCGCAGTGCAAGAGATTGGAAACTGGACTGTGTACACATGTTCAAGCAAGGGCAAATACGCGAAGCAAGGTCGTTGTTGTGCCAAAGTTCCAGCCCAGAGGATGTTGAAGAAATATTTCGTTGGATGTACGACAATCTTGAATTGTGGGGCAATACTGTCGAAAAGCAAGATCAAGCCATAGTGATCATCCGTGACGGCCTGGTCAAACACAATGCTGTGGCAGATGCCGAAATCAATTTATCGGCCACACTGATTGAATTAAGTAACATCGCATGAGATATCTAATACTGACTTACTACGCCAAAGCTGATGGCAAAATGGACGAGAGCATGGCTGTGTCCAGCAGTATTAGAGCTCGAGACATTCAAACAGCCAGTGTGATATTGGATTTCAAAAAACTACAAGTGGTAAAAGCACATCTAAATGGTACCACTGTGCCAAAGGATTTCAACCGGATTGTTGAATATTATCTGCAGCATTACAAAAGTACCATTGAGCGATTGTTCAAAGAAAATGGCTATGAGATTGACTACAAAGAGACTTCTCTCAAAGCAGCGAATGATCCCGCAAGTTAAAGGTATCCATCTTGAGCCGACCAATATATGCACATTAAAATGTCCCGGTTGTGCCAGAACTAGATTTATCGATCAATGGCCGAAACATTGGAAAAATCACAGTCTAGATAGATCAGTGTTAATGCAGTTTCTAGATCTTGATTTAGAGAATGTAGAAATAAACATGTGTGGTAATTATGGTGATCCAATCTATCACCAGGACCTGGCAGGAATGGTGCAGGATCTTAAAGCCCGCGGCGCAGTCATATCAATCACTACAAATGGCAGTCACCGAAAACAAAGTTGGTGGGAAAATCTGGTGAATGAGCTTTCGGCAGCTGATTGTGTGACATTCTCTATAGATGGTATTCCAGAAAATTTTACACAATACAGGATAAATGGTGATTGGGAAACAATCCAGGCGGCTGTTGAAATCTGTGCAGCAGCATCTTGCCAAACCAAATGGAAATACATTCCTTTTTCCTTTAACGAACACAATATAGAACAGGCAAAACAACTAAGCCGAGACTTGGGAATAGATCAATTCCAAATTTCCAACAGCGATCGATTTGATGAAGTCACCATGCATCTGAAACCTGCAGAGAACCAAATTGGAATAAGATGGCACAATCAACAAAATTGGAAACAGTCTCAAACAATAAACAAATTAACCCCCAAATGTCATAATGGGCATGCACATTATGTTTCAGCTGATGGCCATTACACGCCATGCTGTTATGTAGGGGATCACCGATTTTATTATAAAACACAATTTGGTAAGAATAAAAAACAGTATGCCATTGAAGATACTACATTAAGTAAGATACTAGAAAAATCCGCAGTGGTTGGATTTTATAATAACTTGATTGAGCAGTCAGCTTGTCAATACAATTGTGGAGAATAAATTGAATTCAAACCTGAACAAACACAACTTGATCCTGGTTGACGCCGACGGCGTGCTGTTGGACTGGGCTGCAAGATTTGACCAATGGATGATTGTTAATGGTCATCGATTATTAAATATTGACGCATATCTAATAGACGAACGTTTTGATGTGAGTTTCAATCATGGCCGTGCTTGTATCAAGCAATTCAATGAATCCGCAGCCATTGGCTACCTAGATCCATTGCGTGATGCTCAACAATATGTACAGCAATTGCATGAACAACATGGATATACATTTCACTTGATCACCAGTTTGAGCCAAGATGTTTATGCCGGCCGTGCTAGAGAATACAACATGCAAAATCTGTTTGGCCACACAGCATTCAGTCGTTTTGTGTTCTTGGGCACAGGTGCAGACAAACACGAAGCTTTGGTAGAATATCAAAACTCAGGCTGTTGGTGGTTTGAGGACAAGGCCGAAAATGCCGAAGTTGGATTGACGTTTGGATTGAATTCAGTACTGATGTACCACGGATACAACAAGAATTATCACAATCCCCGCATACCCGTGGTACAAAACTGGCAAGAATTTTACCAGTTGGTCACTGGCGGTGCTTGATGCATTCAGAAATATCAACGCTGTTTTGAAATTTTCTAAATGGTTCCGTGGCCATTTGCATTGCCGGTTGATAGACTTCAATTGCTTTCTTTACTTCATCGTAGTTTTTAATTAATTCTGAATTGGAAACATTGGGTGTGTATCTAGTGCAAGCCCAATTTTTTCACTCAACAGGGCAGATCCAGATCTTCCCCAGGAGGCCACAACAATTCTAGGAAATGAAGCAAGTAAATTCATAATGACTATTTACTTGCCCCATTTTGATTGCAAAATATCTAAAGATGCCTACTAATTTGTGTATAATTTTAGTACCGACCCTATGATCTTGTGACGTTGAACGTCACGAGCTTCTAAGGCACACACAGCTATTCCCTCCACTGGTCGTTTTTGCAATCGTTCACACAGGTCCAATAGACCGTTGTCTCCAGTTGCTCGATCAGCTTGTTCTACATCGCCGGTTATGACGATTTTGGAATTTTGTCCAATGCGGGTCATCAACATCTTCACCTGGGCAGGAGTTGCATTTTGCATTTCGTCTGCTATTATCCACGAGTTTTTAAAGGTGCGGCCGCGCATGAATGCCAGAGGCGCAATTTCCACAACCTGATCTTCTATCATGGCTACGATGTCCTGGGCGCGATAATATTCACGCATGACGTCTAACAAAGGACGGGTCCATGGTTCCATTTTGGCCACTAGGTTGCCGGGGAGGAAACCGTGTTGTTCCCCTTCTACTCCCACTGCTGGGCGAGTCATTACCAATCGATCACATGCTCCTTCTCTAAGTGCTTTTACTGCTGCCTGCATGGCCAAGTATGTTTTACCTGTGCCTGCAGGTCCTGCAGTGACCACAATATGTTGATCGTTATCTTGTAGTGCCAACACCAAGCGTTCTTGATTTCGTGTGCGAGGGATCAAGTCTATGCGACGTGGTGTCGCCTTAGATACTGGGTTAAAACTGATGGTGTTTTCTACAGATTGAATCATACGTTTGTTTTGTGCTTTGACGGCGCGGTTTCTACTCAAATCAAATTCTCCTAGTAAATGTCCTCTCGGACCAACCTATTTACGGCCGCAAATTTTAATAAATGTGCTGAGTGATATTGGAAATATGGGCACTAAATACAGACCAGGCTACTGTTTCTAGAGATCACAAGCTATGATCCTAATCACATAAATAATCACATGGACAAAGAACTCTTCAAAGACCACACCGACTACTGGCAAGTGGCCGACAACATCCGCGACATCTACATGAGCGACGGCAGTTTGACCACACTGTTGGACTTTGAGCGTGTGCTGGACGAAGTGGATTTGTACGCATTCAAAAACTGGGAAATCGGCGAACTTGTGGCTGGTCCAGAAATTGGCAAATATCGTGTGGAATGCACATTCATGTGGCCCGAAAAACTCATGCCTGATCCACGTGGTGCCAGGCGGCTGCTGCCGTTTGATTGCAAAGTGGAATATCAACGCAAAGAAATAAAGATCCCGGTGAAGATCACTGATCCTTCAGATTACATTCCAGGCACACACAAAGCCAAACTAATGACCAAAGATGTATGGCTGGTGTCAATCACCATGCCCAAGGCCTTGATGAATGACATACGCACTGGCTCAATTGAAATGGAAGATCAGGACATTGATCTGGACGAACTGGATGCTGCTTATGACGAGGATCTAGACAAAGATGCTGTACAAAGTGACCAGGAAAGTCAGAAAGCACAAGATGAACTCAACTCCAATGAACCACAACCACAATAAAATGCTGGCTGAAGGCCTGCAATACAAAGACCTAGACGGCATCATGAAGCCCACCATGCATGTGGACGAATTTTCCAGCAAAATGGGCGACGATGAAGACATCATTGTGCTCAGCTTCTTTGTGCGTGATCTACAAGCTGCCAAGGACCTGATGGGTTGGTTTGAAAAGGGCTACGACTTTGTGATTGACGCTGACCGCAGCCCCGGCGAAATCAAACCGTCACGCTATTTGGTGTATGTGGAAATACGCAGACGCAGCACAGCAGCACAGAACATACAGATCTTGTTGGACGATCTCAGCACCTTAACAGAATTTGATCCTGAAGACTGGACAGTACACTACAAAAATCGTCACTGGCCTTGGTCAGAAGAAGCTTTTGCAAAAACAGTGCCAATGACGCCAAATGAATATCGTCGCACTACCAATGGCGACCTTAACGAATGGCGTATTGCTGCTGGGATTTCTCCCAAGCGCATACACGAAGTGCAGGATGATGTTCGTGCATTACAATCTATTGCGGGGTTGATATGAGACTACGAGAATTTGATGAAAAAGAACGGCTATTAAAAGCCAACGAAAAATTAACAAAATACAAAACTGACGCAGGTGCCGACGCCGCAGCAGCAGACGCAGCGGGCAATTTTGCTCGCGGTCACAAACGTTTTAAAGGCATAAATGCTGCTACCATAAAACAGTTTGATAATGATGCCAAACTAGCTAAATTGAAAGATCTAAACAAGCAAGGTGTGGCGGAGAACGCAGAACTCAAGAAACGAAAACGTGCCTACAACCAGGCTGCTAAAGATGCCAATGCTGACCAAGTGGGTGCAGGCAAGAAGATTGACACAATGAAAAACAGTCTGCGTCAAAAAGATATCAACAAACAAAGTGTGGCGGAAGGCATGCGAAAGTGGCTGGTGATTCATAGTGGATCACATGGTGAAGGTGGCAAGATGACTATTGACGCTCCTGACTTTGAAGCAGCATGGAAATTGGCCAACGAATATGATCTAGACATCATTGACATCAAACCAGTCAAAGGTGTGGCGGAGGAGTGGAGTCAAAAGTACAAGAATTCAATCAATTGCAGCCACCCCAAAGGTTTCAGCCAAAAGGCGCACTGTGCCGGTAAACAGAAGCACAATGAATCAATTGAAATGGAAATGGTGTGTGAAGACTGTGGCATGTGTCAAACACACGGCAGTCTAAACGAAATTAAAAAGGGCGAGAAAGACAGCAATGGCTACACTCGTTGCTGGCCAGGCAAGCATGCCGAAGGCACCAAAACAGGCAAAAATGGTGGGCAAGTTCGCAACTGTGTGCCCAACGAAAGCATAGAGGAAAGCGAAGAAAACCGCTGTCGCCAATGTGGCATGATCAACTGCAAGTGCCCTGGTGATAGTTGCAAGTGCAAGCCCATTGCAGGATGGATTCCCAACAAAGGATTCAGAAAAGCTGCAGAGCAAGTGGATGAAGATCAACTGGACGAACTTTCAAAAGACACATTAAGAAATTACGTTCGAGCACAACCCGCTAGAATAAAAGGCCCTGCTGGATTGGCCACAACCAATAACAAAAAAGCCGCGCGAATAGTTAACCGTGATATACCTCGAGCCCTGGACAAATACAAAGATCCTGCATACGGACAACAGGGCATGGCGGAATCCAATGTATTCACTGATGCTAGAATGAATGCTATCAAAGCCGACCAAGACACATTTGTAGTACATGGAAAAACATATCAGGTCACCGGCGACACCACAGACGAGAGACAAGCAGGATTAGCAGAAGATTCACTTGCGGCCATGCGTCGACTGGCCGGTGTCACAACGCCGCCTGCAGCCGCACCTAATGGTCCACGTCAGTATCGTCACATGCCCACAGCGGTGCAACCACGATGAAACGCACTGCCAATGGCCGCCCTATACGTCCACTGCCCGGTGCGCCCATCCGACTTGATGCACCAGCAGGTCCTGAAACGCCGCAAACATCTGAACGTCAACAACGCAAAGTGCGTAGATCCACCAGAATGATCCCTATCAGTATGTCATTTCGAATGCAATGAGAGCTGAAGATTTCCAAATACACGACCACGACAAACTAGATCGCATACTTGCACAGTTATGCGAAATGGTCATTCGCGGCCAACAACAGAATCCTGATCTGGGCATGGTGGCTGCTGCGGTGCTGGATCCTGACAATCAATGCATAGCCAGCATCAATCATCCCAGTGACACTGGTCATCGTGTGCATGCTGAACGTGCTGCTATCAATGCTTACACTCAGCAGTTTGGCGCTGTGCCCAGGGGCAGCATAGTGATCACCACGCTGAGTCCTTGCAGCGAACACATGGACGAACGTGACGGCGCTCCTTGTACCGATCTCTTGCATGAACACGGCATACACAAAGTGTACTGCGGCTATCAAGATCCCACACAACGAGTCGGCCACAAGCGATTTCACACCGAATGCACAAGAAATCGCAAACTGCATGAACTGTGCCATCAGTTTGCTGCCACATTCTTGGAGCCCACACAGCAACTGGATGAATTGAGTTTCTTAGGAAGCCCTTGCACCAAAGATTGTTCGGGACACAGAGCCGGATATCGTTGGTCCAAGGCCCGCGGCAACGTTCATGCTGCCAGCTGGTCTGACAGTTTCAACCGCGGTGCAGCGTTGGCTGCGGCCGGCAGATAACGTTACTTTTTGGTATACACAAAATAAAGACGCCCCAGTTCGGTGGGTTCTTTCTTAAAGGTATCTAGACTTAGATTGTACTTTTCGGCAAATTCATTTACTATTTCGAATGTCCAAGGAAATATATCCACATAAGGACCTGTTTTGTGCAGCAGTCCAGGATTGGCCCGCAAAAAGAATCGACCACCGGGCTTTAACAAACTCACGCAGTGTGCAAACCGCTGTTCAATTTCGTCCTTGGAGTTGAAGTTGATCGAACCCAGTGCAATGATCACGTCGTGACTTTCGGGTTTGACTCGATAGTCCAGGATATCCACTTCATAATCAGCTGCATCGTTGTACGGATCAATGCCGACGATGTTGTGTATGCGACCCTTAAACGGATGATATCCACAGCCCACGTCCAGGACCTTTTGTGGATTTAACTGATTGATTTCGTCTACCAAGGCCCAGCCTGAATGATCATATTCGCCTGTGCGCGGCCGCCAAATTTCAGCAAAGAATCTGTGTGTGTAACGTTCTGACAAGTCTGCTACAATTTCTTTCAAGGTGCCGCGATATTCACAACTCAAGCCCAGTTCAGCTTCCACAGCATCTTTGAACTTGCTGTAGCGTGCTGGTGTCCAGGGCAACTGATCTACCACTGTATGTTCAGTAATAGAAATTTTGCTATACTTGGGCAAAATAAACGCACTCTGCAAATTTTTTGTGATTAAGGAGAAAATTTTTGTGTTCATATAAAATTTTTGGTAAATAACTTTGATTTCAAACATATTTAAGGAGAAGTTATGCACATCAAAAAAATACTGGCTGTTTTGATTTTGTTACCAGCAATGGCATTGGCCTGGGAACCCACTAAACAAATTACTGTGATATATCCAAACGGTCCGGGTGCGGGCAATGAAATAAGTTTTAAAATTGCAGCAGATATCGTGGAACGCAACACCGGCGCAAAATTTGTATCTGACTATCGGCCAGGTGCTGACGGTAATCTCGCCACTAATTATTTCAACACAGTGGCCAATGACGGGCACACTGTGTCGGTGCCTGCTTGTAACAGTCAATGGGTCACAGCCGAAATATGGTATCCACAGCTGATCAAATACAATATTTTTGAATTTGAACCAATTGCTAACATTGCCAAAAGCCCGCTGGCGTTCTGGGCTCATCCCAGTAGCCGAGTAAACACACCTGAAGAATTGATAAATGAAATTCGATCCAAACAAAGACCTATCAATTTTGCCATTGGTGGCGGCGGACACAAACTAGCAGTAGAATACTTGACCAGCAAATTGAATGTGTCAGGAGATCGAGTAGAAACTGTGATGTACAAAGGTCCGGCACAAGCACTATTAGATGTAATGGGCGGGCATGTGGAGTTTGGAGTGACTCCGGTGGCAGTGGGATATCCTTATGTACCGGCGGGCAAATTGAAGTTGATTGGACTAGCAAGTGAAGTACCTATTCACGGATTGGAAAAAACACCATTGATGAAAGATTACGCACCGGGACTAAACATTTATGGTTGTTGGAATCTTATACTGCCAAAAGGCACGCCAAAAGACATACAAGACTGGTATCGCGCCAACTTCATACCTGCCATCAACAGTCGAGAAGCCAAACAAAAGTTTGATGAAAACATGATGTTCACAAATCCCAAAGAGCACACAGCTGAGGGATTAAATAACAGTATGATTAAATTACGCAAAGAATGGCAACCCATAGCACAACGATTCAAACCTGAATGAAATATATCTTTGTAGCCGGCGCTCCTGGCTCAAAATGGAGCAGCGTAGTTAAGAACATCTATTACAGCCCCAGCCTGGATCACAGTGATTACAGTGATGCCAGGACTTATCATCACGATGCCAGTGGGCAGACGGAGTTAATGCACTTGGGTGCATACTTTGATCCTGGCATGGAGTTTGATTTGCCTCCTGACTTGTTTGCACTGAGTAAAGATGCACTGGAGGATATATTCAACAGTGCATTCACTGGTACTGGTGTGCGTATTATCAAAAGTCATATATTTGCCAACAACATTGATTTTTTACGGGCATGTTGGCCTGATTGTCCTGTTGTACTGGTACATCGACCCGACGATGCGTGTTTGGGCTGGTGGGTCAAGTGCGGGCATTTTGACATCACTTATCCACTGTATCACGGCCACTACAAAAATTTAAAAACAATGGCCACCATCATCAAACAACAGAATAGCGGCATAGTCAATGCTGCAATGAAATATCCCGGGCGCAATCCATTGGACAATATCATGCTGTGCAACATGCTAAATCTACAACCGCCGCCAGCAGAATATAAACAAAATTACGCAATGTCAGACGTAAGGGTAACAGTGATATGAACTCAAATTGGGAATTGACAAAACAACGCAGTCAATATCATTTTGACACAGAACGCTGGAATCCCAAATGGGACAGAGTTGAACGCCTGGGACACATAACACCCAACTGGGATCAAGAACTGGCCACAGCAATAGAAACCAGTCGACCTGTGACATGGCGCACAAGAGGCCAGCCCAATGATGCCAAGGTTCGCAGCAGCGAAGAACACGACCGTGAAGAATACGATTTAGAATCATACGGCATGAGCAAAGATTATGTTGTGAGCAATTTGAACTATGAGCTTGCTCCGGTGTTTCAGCAAATTGCAAATCAATTTGCATTGGACTCGGTCATGGCCCGTATACATGTACAGCACCCCGGGCAAGTGTGGAATTTACACCTGGACAAATTGGAAAAATGGATGCCTGCTGATCCCAGTCAAGTGGTGCGTTATTTTGTACAACTCACAGACTGGCAGCAGGGTCATTTTTGGAGTTACGGCAACTACATGTGGTCTGGCTGGTCAGCCGGAAGTGTGACCACATTTGACTGGATCAATGTGCCACATGCCACAGCCAATGCTGGTCATGTGCCCAGAGCCACACTGCAAATCACTGGAATTCGCACTGCTCAAACTGAACAATTCCTACAGCAAATTAAATTGGGAAGAATCTAAGTTATGTCTGACAAACTTTTGATCTGCGGCGATAGTTTTGCCGCAGATTGGACAGTTAAATATCCTGGGTGGGGTTGGCCTAATAAATTGGCCGAATGTTTTGATGTAACTAATCTTGCACAGCCCGGCTGCGGCGAATACAAAATATATCAGCAGTTGCTATCTGTTGACATAAACAAATTTAATACAATCTTGGTATCACATACCAGCCCCAATCGTATATATGTTCGAACTCATCCTGTGCATCACAACGATGTACTGCATAAAAATAGTGATTTAATTTACACAGACATCCTGGCACACGCAAAAAATGATAAATCATTGAGTTCTATAGTTGATTATTATGAAAACTATTTTGATTTAGAATATGCAAAATTTGTGCATTCAATGACCTGTGAAAAAATACAAAATTTATTGACCACTGCGACGGGAAAAATTTTGCATGTTGTACACTCTCCCTGGGACAATTTACATCAATTTGATAATATGATGAACTTTGAATGGGTATTTAAAAAACACAACGGCTTTATGAATCACTATACTGACCGTGGCAACAAGATAATTTACGATTTGATTGTGGAAAAGATTCAAAGAAATGGCCATGGCAAAGATATTACCTAATTTTCTCTGGTGGAGTTTACGCAATGCACGATCAACAGAACTTCAAATTGATTCGCCAACAAAGTGCCATGACATTGATCATTACAATGCGTTCTTGTACCCAATTACCTACCATCACAACAGCAGAGGATTCAGAGATCACGAATGGCCTGACACTGTTGAACAATTGCAGCAGTGCGTTTGGTGCTTTGGCGACAGTCAGACTGTGGGCATTGGTAACCCAATATCACACAACTGGGTTTATCTACTAGAACAAGCACTAGATCAACGTTGTATCAACGTAAGTATGGCCGGGCAAAGCAATGAATGGATCACTAGAAAAATTCAAAATCTGTTGACTGAAATTACCCCTCCTACTATTGTAATACACTGGAGTTACACGCACCGTCGAGAAAAACCAGATTCCATTTTAATCGATTTAATTAATTCTGATTGGAAAAAATTCTACAAGAATATCAAAGATGCAACCTGGCCAAGTGACGTAAAATTTGAGGATTTTCACACCCTGCCCCTGCATGTGCAAAAAGAAATAAAAGAAATACATTATGATGCTGAGAAAGAAAGATTTAACTTTGATTGCACCAATGGTATGTACGACGAGGAACGGTTTCTTCATTATTCAGAAAACGCCACAACACAAGATGACACACAAAATACAATTGACTGTATTAATTGCGTTGAACAACTGGCACAGCAACACAATATCACTGTGATACACAGTTTTGTTCCTGAGTTTGCTCCCGGGGATCAAATACCGGTAATTGAAAAACATCTAGTGCAAATAGGTGCTAAATTTGTGCCGGCATTTGCGACTATGGATTGGGGTCGTGACATGAGTCATTATGGTGTTAAAACTGCTGGTTATTTTGTGAGCAAAATTACACAGTTAGTATAACATGCTCGGTAAATAATAGCACACCACACTTCAAACAAATAGAAATAACATGAGTCCACAAAAAATCTTGATCATGGGCCTGCCCGGCTCAGGCAAAACTTATCTGGCCACAGCACTAAAAAAATACCTGGAAGATAACAGCAGCATAAAGACCATGCCCATGTATAGAACCGTGAACATGGAATCCGTGCCCACAGCATATCATTCTCAAGTGGATTGGTTCAATGCCGACGAGATACGCAAACGTTACAACGACTGGGATTTCAGTCGGGAAGGCCGTATCCGTCAAAGTTTACGCATGGCTGAATTTGCATTAAAATGTTCAGGCGACTATGTGATCTGCGACTTTGTGGCACCATTAACAGAACAACGCAACAACTTCAAGGCAGACTGGACCATTTGGATGGACACAATTGATCGTGGACGCTTTGAAGATACCAACCAAGCGTTTGTGCCACCTGAAGTATACGACTTCCGTATCACAGAGCAAAACGCCGACAAGTGGGCTGAGTTTGTTGGGCAACACATCCTGGACAATCGCCGACGCCCTGTGTTTGATTGGCAAAAAGAAACTGTGCAGATGCTGGGTCGCTGGCAACCATGGCATGCAGGACATCGTGCCTTGTTTGACCGTGCCATAGCCAAAACTGGGCAGGTTGTAATCCAGGTGAGAGATTGTCAAGGCTGGCAAGGGTCCAATCCTTTTGCAATTGATCAAGTGAAGAATAATATACGCAGAGATCTAGACCCTGTGTATCAAGGGCAATACGAAATACAAGTTGTGCCCAACATTGTAAATATCACTTACGGACGTGATGTAGGTTACCGCATTGAGCAAGAAACATTTGACGAAAAAACACACAGTATCAGTGCCACAAACATACGCAAAAGCATGGGGTTAGAATAATAATACTAGTAGATAAATATCTACATGTGGATATTACATTTATTGCCCGACACTTTGATCTTATGGATCTGTAACAGTTTACTAGCAGCAGGCTTCTTGCTCACCGTGGCTGCTTTTTTTATACAAACCGTACCGCTACTGAACCAATATCGGTTGCCTGCACAGGTCCTGGGCATCGCTCTGCTGGTGATCGGGGTATACTGGCGCGGCGGTTATGCTGTGGAATCAGAATGGCGCGAGCGAGTGGCTGAACTAGAACTCAAATTGGCCGAGGCTGAAAAACAAAGTGCCCAAGTCAACACTGAAATTGTGACCAAAATAGTTACCAAGACCAAGGTAATTAAAGAACGCGGCAATGACATTGTGCAGTACCTGGACCGCGAAGTTGTTAAAAATCAAGAAGTGATCCGGTTTGTAGAAAACTGTCCCATTCCCGAAGTCATTGTGAACACACACAATGCCGCAGCGGCCAATCGGCCCGTGGGAGAAAAGAAATGAAATATCTAATCTTTGTATTTGTATTGTTTCTGTCAGCCTGTACCACAGTACCTGTCACAACAGCATTTCCCGCAGCACCTGATGTATTAATGGTCAAGTGTCCTGAATTAAAAACCATCACAGGTGACCGGGTCACGATTGTGGATTTCACCCGAACTGTGACACAAAATTACACCACATACCATGAATGTGCAGCACAAACAGAAGCCTGGCAAGAATGGTACACACGACAAAAACAAATATGGGAGGAAGTAAAATGAGCAATTCAATACTGCAATTGAATCAACTAAAACAAATGGTTCGTAATCCGCACATTGACCACTGGTACGAAGCCATTGATCAATTGTTGCCTGATTATGAAATCAACACACCTGCACGAGTGGCAGCATTCGTTGCACAGTGCGCTCACGAGTCGGGCAGTTTTGTGTTCATCAAGGAAAATCTCAACTACCGGGCTGCCAGCCTGATGAAAACATTTGGCAAGTATTTCCCCACAATGGAATTGGCCCAGCAATATGCCAATCGTCCAGAAAAGATTGCCAACAGAGTATATGCCAGCAGAATGGGCAACGGCGACGAAGCGTCAGGTGATGGTTATCGTTTTTGTGGCCGCGGACTGATACAACTCACAGGGCGTGACAACTACACATTCTTTGCCGGCAGTTTGGGTATTGATGTAGAAGAAGCCAGCGATTACTTGAGCACATTTGAAGGTGCAGCACAAAGCGCCTGCTGGTTTTGGGAAACCAACAACTTGAATCGTTATGCTGATTCAGGAGACATCAAAGGGCTGACTCGGGCCATCAACGGTGGCTACATTGGCCTGGAAGACCGTATCAGCCATTATGAACATGCATTACATGTGATGGGAGTTTGATATGTTAGACACACTGATCTGGATCGCACTGGGGGCATTCGTAGGGTGGAATTTTCCACAACCATTTTGGGCTAAAATTGTTCAAGAAAAAATACAAGCGGCATTTGCCAAAAAACAAAAAGGAGAATAATCATGGCTGATCAAAATTGGCAAGAACCGGTCGCAAGTGAGAGCGAAAAGAAAAAAGAAGATTGGATGAATTCAAAATGGCGCCCAATGATGGGTTGGATGTACATGGCTGTTTGCACATGTGATTTCATGCTGTTTCCTGTACTATGGAGTCTGTTGCAAAGTCTCAGTCACGGCGCAATCAATAGCCAATGGCAACCACTCACACTGCAAGGTGCAGGACTGTTCCATATTGCCATGGGTGCTGTGTTGGGCATTGCTGCATATGGCCGCACACAGGAAAAACTAGGCGGAGCCAACAATGGTGGCATACAACTGCCGGCCAATGCAGGTACCACATACGTACCGCCAGGCGCACAAAATACAGTTAATGTGAGTAACCAACCCAACTTAGTTGGAGGAGGATTTGGAGGAAATGCATATGGCAACACAACAACACCAGCACCAACAGGCTTTGGTGGCAATCCAGGCTTTGGAGCAGGAACGGTTACCACAGGATGGGGAGGAAAAAAAGCACCCCCACAACCTGACTTCCCAGAAATTTAAGGACAATATATGAAAAAACCATTTGTACTAATTGCACTCACTATATTCGGTCTGGTTCACGCCGAAACCACGCAGGTGTGCGTGGATGTCAAAGACAAAGCAGGTGTGCCAGTCAAAGACAAAACAGGCAAGGTCAGACAAAACTGCCGAACCATAAAGAAGCACAAGAAACTCGAAGGCACCCCAGTTCCTGAAAAGAAATGAGTCAACATTAATTGCTCAACTGTTCAAGAGTGTGTATAATTACATACTATGAGTGATTATTATGACACCCTGGGTGTACCGCGCACAGCATCTGCTGATGACATAAAAAAGGCCTATCGTCGGTTGGCCAGTCAGCATCATCCTGACAAAGGTGGTGACACTGCCAAATTCCAACAAATCCAAGCTGCTTACGAAACACTCAGCGACGATCAAAAGCGAGCAGCCTACAACAATCCGCAGCAACACACACAGCATTTTGGTGGTGGATTTCCGGGCAATCCGTTTGATCTCAACAACATATTCAGCCAAATGTTTGGCCAGCAGATGCATGCCCAACAACAGCAACAGCGCCGTCAGGTCACCATGAACTTGTGGATATCGCTAGCCGATGCCATACGCGGTGGTGCAAAAACTGTGAGCGTGAGCACTGCTGTGGGCACTACCACTGTGCAGATTGACATTCCTCGATCCATTCAAGACGGCGACAATGTGCAATACGGTGGCATAGCACCTGGCGGTATGGATCTGATTGTGCAGTTTAGAATCAATCCTGATCCAGTTTGGCATAGAGATGGATTCAACCTGCATTGCGAACGCAAAGTGGACATTTGGAAACTGATCCTGGGCTCAGATGTTGAAATACACACACCCACTGGCAGTACACTGAGCATGACTGTGCCACCGCGCACACAACCAGGTTCGATCATGCGATTGAAAGGTCAGGGCTTGGTCAGCAAAGATGGACCGCCTGGCGACATTTTGGTACGCATGCAGGCTCGAATTCCTGATGCCATTCCCGATGCATTGTTAGATGCCATCCAACAACACCAATAATACTACCAGAATGATTGCGTCAATTCAAGTTAAGTAGTATAATACAAACTGTTATCCACACAAGGACCATTAATGGCACACGAAATCGAAAGCATTGTTGACAACGCTGTAAAAATAGCTAAAGAAAAAAGTCACGAATATGTGATGACCGAACACTTGTTATTGGCCATGCTGCGCCAAGGACACTTCCGTAGACTGGTTGAACAGTTTGGCGTGGAAATAGACATGCTGGATCAAGAGCTGGATGCATACTTGAACAGTCTGATGAACCTGGTCAAGACAGGTGATGTACAGCCCAAAAAAACACAAAGCCTGGAACGTGTGTTCAATCGAGCCAACGTGCAGGTCATGTTCACTGGCCGCAGAGCCATGAACCTGTTGGATGTGTATCTCAGCATCATGGCCGAAACCAACAGCCATGCACACTACTTTTTGCTCAAGTACGGGATGAAGAAGTCTGAGTTTGTGGAATTCTATCAGAAAAATCACACACAGGTAGACAGCAAAATGACATCCAATCAAGCAGACGAAGTACTGACCGAATACTGTACCAGTCTCACTGCACAGGCCGCTGCCAATCAATTGGAACCGCTGATTGGTCGTGCAACTGAACTGGAAGAAATGATTGCTGTGCTGGCACGTCGTTTCAAAGCCAACGTGCTCATGGTAGGCGATCCTGGTGTGGGCAAGACCTGCATTGTGGAAGGACTAGCACAGGAAATCAATGCAGGGCGTGTGCCCGAGTTTCTCAAAGGCTACGAAGTATGGAGTTTGGAAATTGGTAGTTTGCTGGCCGGAAGCAAATACCGCGGCGAGTTTGAAGAAAAACTCAAGGTGGTACTGGCAGCCTTGGAAGCCAAAAAGAACTGCATCTTGTTTGTGGACGAAGCACACACCATGAAAGGTGCAGGTGCAGGCAGTTCGGGAAGCAGTCTAGACTTTGCCAACATGCTGAAACCAGCCATCACACGTGGCACACTCAAGGTTGTGGCCAGTACCACCTGGGAAGAATTTTACGAGAGCTTCGAAAAGGATCGTGCTCTCATGCGCCGTTTCTACAGGTTGTCGATTGACGAACCGGACACTGCGACCACTGAAAAGATCCTGATCGGGCTCTCACCCAGACTGGAAGCATTCCACAATGTCATGATCGACACAGCGGCAATGACCACTGCTGTGGAACTGGGCAATCGATACATTCACGATCGAAAGAATCCTGACAAGTGTATTGATCTGTTGGATGCAGCCTGTGCCCGAGAACGTGTTCGAGATGCAGGCACCGCGACCATCACTAAAGAATTGATTGAAGCACAAGTGGCCCGTGTGACAGGTGTGCCCACAGATCGATTGCAGAATGAGCGATCAGCCAAGATTGTGGATCTTGAAAGCAATATCAAACAACATCTCTACGGGCAAGACGCTGCGGTGGATGCTGTGTTGGATCGTGTGTACATCAACTTCTCAGGTATTGGCAACGAACGACGGCCCATGGCCAGTTTCTTGTTTACGGGGCCCACTGGCACAGGCAAAACTGAATTGGCCAGACTGTTGAGCCAGCACCTGGACATGCCATTGTTGAAATACGACATGAGTGAGTATCAAGAACGTCACAGTGTGTCAGGCTTGATTGGTGCACCTCCAGGCTATGTGGGATTTGAGGACGGCAACATAGGCGGCGGCAAGTTGATCGCCGACATCAGCAAGAATCCCTTTTCTGTGATCTTGTTTGACGAAATTGAAAAGGCACATCCAGATGTCAGCAACATCTTGCTGCAGATGCTGGACGAAGGTGTGTTGACCAGCAGCAATGGCAAAAAGGCCAATGTGAAGAACTGCATCATTATCATGACTTCAAATCTGGGTTCCAGGGACAGCGAAAGCAATGCCATCGGCTTTGGCTCACAAGAAAAGACCGGAGAAGAAGACCGTGCCATGAAAGAGTTCTTCAAGCCCGAAATGCGTAATCGTATTGATCAAGTGTGTAAGTTTGTGAAACTGGATACTTTGGCCATTAAAAAGATTGTGCTTAAATTTGTGGATGAGCTCAAGACCAGTTTGGAAAGCAAACGCATACGCTTGGTGTTGACAGAGCCCGTGATTGATTACCTGGCTGAAAAAGGCTATGATAACAAAATGGGTGCAAGACCCCTAAGCCGCAAGATTGATCAGTTGATCCGTGTGCCATTGAGCAAGCGGATCCTGTTTGATCGACTGACCGATTGTGATATCACTGCAACACTAGTGGATGATCAAGTGCATTTTGAAACTCAAGCACATGTGATTCCTGTGGTAGATGTAGATGGCATCATTAGATTCCCAGCAGCAGGCACTTGATGATTGACTTCAAATACGTGTCCCGAGGCAGTTTGTACTATGATCAGTACGAGTATGCCATAGATTTTAGATTGGAAGAAGTTGGCAGATGGCGTAGATTATTCAAATATTCCAATACAAAAGATATAAAAGACTTTGTGGAGCGTATGCCCGAGTATTCTGATGTGGGCGAAGTGGCCATGCTGTTGGCAGCCGACAAAGATGCACATAAATCTATCATCTACGGCAGTTGGGTATATGTTTACACCAATAATTTAACACTGTTAAAAGACTTGGCGGCCTTGTCCTACATAACAAGAACAGCCAAGTACAATCAATGTGTGGTTGATCGAGCAAAGGATGTGGTTGTGCTTGAAAAAACACAACATCAATACAGAACTTATCTCAGAGGCAAATATTTCAACGACATTGAGCGCGATAGATTTATACAATTTTTTGCCAACCGCCCGGACTATTTTAGGATCACGCCGGGCTTGCAGTCTCGATTGATTGGCGATGACGGGCGGATGTTTCATTACAAGCATTTTTACACCAATGACTGGAATTTTATCGATCATCATGACATCAATGATGCGCTGATGTTGAATCTCGTTCTGCCGGGAATTGTTCGCAAGACTGTGCCAATACAGGCTAAATAATACACCATGGCAAAAATACACGAAGAAATAGTTGTGATCAAACTATCAAAATTGATCCGAGAAGACGCCGCAGCAGAACCCATTGCCAGCGACGACATTATCACTGCGCTACAGCAAGTGGCTGAAGAACTGGCTGGCGCAGGCGTGGTAGTGGAAGCGGAACGAGCATAATGGCCACCGCGGTACTCTTACCAGCCACAACTTACGGTACACCATCGGGCAACTATGATGGGTCCAGTCAAGATTGGGCAGGAGATGCAGTACAAGCTGCCAATTACTATCGCGGGCGCGGCAGTGTACAAACCATACAGTTCAGCGTGGACGCATTTGAAGGTGTCATGCACCTGGATGCTACTTTGGACACAGATCCCGAATCAGCTGCTTGGTTTGAAACGCTGGTGTACGGCGATGGATCTTCAGTTCCGCTGACCGACTACTATCCAGCAACTGTGACTGGAAATTTCACCTGGATGCGTATACGTGTGGTGGGGTTCAGCGGCGGCACTATCAACAACATCACAATCACTTATTAACACATGAACCTTTTACCCATTGAATTTGAAATCAGCTCAACTGATACTGCTGCCAAATTAGGAATCCAAGTATGGGTTGATGATCTTTGTATACATCAACACAGCCATGTGGCTGAGACTTATCAATTTCGACACGAAATTGACGATGATGAAGAGAAATCACATCGATTAAAGATTGTGCTGACCGGAAAAACTGAAAAACATACACAACTGGATGATGATGGAAATATTACAAAAGATGCCATGTTGAACATACGTGGCATTGCACTAGGCGGCATAAACATTGACAACATAGTTCATACACTTGCAACGTACCAACATGACTTCAATGGCACCCAACCCCAGTTTTTGGATAAATTTTTTGGAAACATGGGCTGCAATGGTTCGGTAGTACTTGAATTTACCACTCCCAGTTACCTGTGGCTGCTGGAGCATACGTAAACTAAATACTAGCTATGAAACAGTTAGTACTAATTTCTGGCGGCTTCCACCCTTTTCACCCAGGGCACTTATCACTTTATCAAGCCGCAAAGGCAACATTCCCTGGTGCCGATGTGGTTGTGGCAGCTACCAACGACACCAGTTCAAGACCGTTTCCATTCAAAATAAAACAAAAATTAGCACAAGTATCTGGAGTGCCACCTAGAGATTTTGTCGAAGTGTCTAGACAATTCAATGCTATGGAACCGGCAATTGCCAGAAGGATTAAAAATCCCAATGATACTGTGTTGATTTTTGTCAGAAGCGACAAGGATCAGAATCAACCGCCATTGCCTGCTGCACTGGATCCTGCCACAGGACAATTGCCCAGGGCCAAACGTGGCCCAAACAAAGGCCAGCCAGTGAGTGATTATCTGCAATATCTTGCTGGCAACGAGGACAACATACAGCCCATGACCCAACATGCTTACATGGCCTACTTGCCCACTGAGGAATTTGGGCCAGGCATGCAATCTGCCACTGAAATACGCACAGCGTGGCCGCAATTGAACGAAAAACGTAAGGTAGCTCTGGTTATGAGTTTGTATCCTGCTACACAGACCAACCCGGCCTTGGCTAAAAATGTAGCCGGGATGCTGAACACCGCAATGGGAACCATAGCCGAAACTGCCGCACAGAATTTTGTAGGCGGCATGACGGCCAGTTACCAAGCCCGTGAAAATCAACCTGTCAACGAAGACTACGTTCAGGAAAAGACATCTGTCTAAACTGGTTGCAAAAAATCTGCTGACCTGTTATACTCTGTAAATAACAGCATACTTTTAATGGAGAACCCAATGGCTGACGCCCAACCCACCACAACCCCACCTAGCGATCCCGCTGCAACTGCACAACAAACTGTTCAAGTCAACATAGATTATCTGCGTACCACAAGAGTACACATCATGATGCCTTGCTATGGCGGTCAGTTGACCGAAAGCACATTCATGAGTTATATCAAATGGGCCAACACCGCAAGACAATTGGGTCTTGAATGGACTGTGGAAACCATGACCAATGAGAGCTTGATCAGCAGAGCCAGAAACACACTCACTGCCAAGTTCTTGCACACAAAAGAATCCACCCACTTGATGTTTATTGACGCCGACATTGGCTGGGAACCTTGGCACCTGTTGGTGTTGCTAGACAGCCAGAAAGATGTGATTGGCGGTTTGTACCCAATGAAAAGCCTGCCTGTGAAATGGTGTGTCAACGGTATTCCTGGAATGGAACCAGTGGGTCATCTTACCGAAGTTAGCAAAACTGGCACAGGATTCATGCTGATCAAGCGCGATGTGTTTGACAAGCTGAATGCACATCCTGCGGTACGTAACTTTGCCAACGACATTGGCATGCCTGCTGAACTGGATCCTTACATGAAAACCTACTTTGACACAGCAGTTCGCGAAGGTCGCTACTACTCCGAAGACTGGACATTCTGTGAAAACTGGCGCGATCTAGGCGGTCAGATCTTTGTAGACAATCGTGTGTTGCTCAAGCACACAGGCACATACACATTTGATTTTACCACACAGGACAAGTTGTATCAGGATCTCAAAGCTATTCAACCAGCACCTGCTGCGGAACCTGCACCGTCGCTGGCACATGCAGTCACTCCTGAGCTGATGGCAGCAGAACCCGTGGCTGAAATCATGGCGTCTAGCGAGCCTGTGGAAGCTGTAGTTGAAGAAGCAGCAGAAACTCAAGCCTAAAGGTTTGCGGTAAATATAGTTCGTATGAACTTCAATGAACTAGATCAATTCCGCCTGAGCGACACTGTAAAATACCATAATCGACTTAACCGTCGGTTGTGGGGTTCAAATGAACATCTGCTGCCAGATGTTCGTGACAAACTGCTGGCAATTGCAGAAGACTTCCGTGAATTCTTGGGAGTGGACAATCTCCGAGTGCAAGACATCACACTGTCGGGGTCAAATGCAGCATACAACTATACTGACCACAGCGACATTGATCTACATTTGATAGTGGACATGCCTGATGATCCTGTGTATCAGGAACTGTTCAACGCTAAAAAATACCAATACAACGACGAACACAATTTGACCATTGGCGGTGCTGATGTGGAATTGTATGTGCAACCTGCAGGCCAGCCGCATGTGAGTCAGGGCATTTATTCAGTCAAGGATGGCAAATGGATACAAGTGCCGCGCCGCCGACGAGCACAGATTGATGACTCATGTGTGCGTGACAAAGCAGCTGATCTAGACGCTAGAATACACGCTGCTGTTGAGTCTGGCAATGCTGATATGATGTCCACCCTGTGGAACAAGATCAAAGCCATGCGCCAAATTGGGCTGGAACAGCATGGGGAATTTGGTTGCGAAAACATCACGTTCAAAGTGCTGCGCGATCAAGGCTGCATCCGACTGCTGAAAGATGCTCACGTGGCAGCACAAGATCATGCCATGAGTCTAGTGGAAAAGAACAGAGAAAAAGGTCGTGTGACCTATGGGTTTGGCCATCGCATCGCAGAAGATGTCACAATAACTCCAGATGGGGTCAGTGCCAGTACCCGAATGTTCTTGAGTGAAAAAGGCGACGAGGACAATCAGGCAGTGAATGATTTTATCCAGCATGTGGTCACGGAACTGGGCATTGATCCTGCTCCCAAAATAGTCATACACACAGATCCTGAATGGAGTGAAGGCAATCACAGCTTTGGACGTTATGAGCCAGAATCAAACACTCTCAATGTGAGCTTGCCCAATCGCCATATCCTGGATGTGTTCCGCACCATAGCACATGAACTGGTGCATTGTGATCAACATCAGACGCAAGGTGGCCTGCCACTGGATGCTGGAGAAACTGGCAGTGAATACGAAAATGATGCCAATGCCAGAGCTGGCATCATCATGCGAGATTTTGCTGCGTCACATCCTGAATACTTTGCCGCAGAATCCCTGGGCGAAGGTGCGTCAGGATACATTCCCAAGAACAAAAAGGAAGCGGCCATGCCACAGTATGCCATGGCCTTGAGTGTGGATGTGCGTCCGGGACAAACAGGCCGAGAAGCCAACAAGATGGCATTGCAAACAGGGCCCAACGGAGAGCCCAAGTTGTTGATCAAGTCTGTGAATCTACGTGAAAGTTCTATGCCGCAACCGTCGCAGGGTCAGGGCAAGTATCGTGACCTCAATGAGCCATTGGGGCCTGAATTCAAACCCACCATGCCCAAAGGCACAGTACGAGTAGATGTGAGTGACGTGTATGACTGGTACAAGTTGGGCAAGCACATTGCCAATCTGGATCGTGCTGATCCCAGCGAATTTGGCAAAGGGCCACCCAGCACTATTGTGAGCTTTGGTGACGAAGATACTGAACACAAGTACATCAATAAGTTAGAAAAATTAGGGTTATCAACCACTGACATTGATCCTGTTGATCCTAACCAGCCCAAAGGCATGAAGCGTCAAAAAACTGACCCTACCTACAATGTGGCTGAAAATAAATTGGTAGCAAGCCTGCGACAAGAATTGAGATTGTTTGAAGATCAGGATCTGTTTGAAATCAACATGGGTGGCAAGAATCTGCGTCGAGAAGCAGCCAAGACAGGTGCCCTGGCTGGTATGGAATTTGAAATGATTGTGCCCAACACTTCATCCGAAGATGATGAACTAGAACCCGACTTTGATTCTGATGAACGTGCCAGCAGCCCTAGAGATATTCAAGATTTTTTCTATGATGGTGACTACAACGGTCGCAGAAATGCCCAGGAGTTGGTTGATCGCATGCTGGATGATTACGGCGACTGGCAAGTGGAACAGTTTGATACTCGCTGGGATTCAGATGCTAAAACATTCATCTACGATTACATCCGAGAAAATGTTGACGAAGATAGCATCAGAGAGTTGTTGGATCTAGAATCAGAGGACGAGCTTGGTAAAAAAGAATATCAACTGGCTGCGGACATGATTGTTACTGAACAACTACAACCTTTCTATGATGATGCATTGGAACAGTCCCGCGATGAGTTCTACGAAAATGACAATTTTGAAGAATGGTTGGGTGACTCTGGCCTGGGCCACATGAGTGATATCTATCATCGTTATAATGGAATTATACATTGGCCACACTATACCAGCAGTCTTGCTGGTGGCACCAGCGTTGAAGATATAGCAGACGATTTCAGTCGGGCGGTGGGTCGTCCTGTAAAGGCATCTTCAGGGTATCATTCCAGCAGTGTGGAGAGTCCTGCGCCGGGCAAAAACTTCTATGTGGTAGAACCCGATGGCAGTTTGGAACCGGATGACCCACAAGATTCAGGCCTGGAGTTTGTGAGCCCACCATTGCCTATAGATGACATCATGAGTGACTTGAACAAGGTCAAAGCCTGGGCCAATCGCATGGGCTGCTACACCAATGATTCTACTGGGCTACACATCAATATCTCAGTGCCCAATTACAGCCAGAATCGACTGGATTTTGTAAAGCTGGCCCTGCTGATGGGCGACGAATATGTGTTAGAGCAGTTTGGGCGGGCAGGTAACTCCTACGCCAAGAGTGCCATGGGCAAAGTGCGTGATCATGTGCGTCAACGGCCTTATGAAGCAAAATATTTGTTGGACAAGATGAAAGGGCACATGGGTGCTTTGGCTAGTAAAGCCATACACTCGGGCTCAACAGAAAAATACACCAGTATCAACACCAAGGATGGGCACATTGAGTTTCGTAGCCCCGGCGGAGACTGGTTGGACGACAACTTTGACAAGATTGAAAACACTCTCATGAGATTCACAGTGGCCATGAGTGCTGCATTAGATCCTGAAGCGTATAGACAAGAGTATCTGAAAAAACTATACAAGATATTGGCACCCAAAGATGAAAAAGATCCCCTGGCTGTATTTGCCAAGTATGCCGCAGGCGAACTACCTGCTGCTGCGCTAAAGAGTTTTGTGCGGCAAGCACAAGCCGACCGCAAGGCCAAGAAGTCTGGTGAGGACATTGTGAATGGTCATCGATGGAGAGTGTCATTGAAGCCTGAATTGGGTGGCGGCGTGGTAGAAGTGATTGCCGCTGACCCTGTAGATGCCAAGAAGCAGGCCATAAAACAGCAGCCCAACTGGAGATTTCATGATGATGCACTGACTGTGACCAGACTGGATGAGCCCGCAGCAGGAGCCAGTACCACAGCATCACATCCCCAAGGCCGTGGCAGACCCAATGACCCCAACGGTCAACTGGCCATAGTGCGACGTGATGATCCTCGAGTCTACAGCTACGGCAGCGGAACATCAGGACCTGCACCAGACTACTTGTTTAGATTTACCCTAGGGGACGGCTATAGCCAAGCCCAACTTCGTTCTGTGATGTCGGCCTGGGCTGCTCGAGAAAATGCAAATGCTGCTGATTACATGATTGTGGATACCACGCAGTTTGCAGCACCTGCATCAGCACCCGAAGCCGGTAGTGTGCAATGGAACATTGTTGCCGACGACGGAGATGTTGTGCATACTTTCTGGAATAGAAATGTGCAAGCAGATGCCAACGCAGCAGCACTAGCATGGGTGCAAGCCCATTGGCTACCGCCACTTAATATGGCTGCTCGCGGACCGTTTGAAGTGGTTCCTGTGCCTGCTGAAGTACCCGCTGATGCAGACACAGTCACTTACGAGATTTACGACCGAGAGGACAGCAGCCCCTTAGAAACATTCCAAGCGGCCAATGATGCAGCAGCTTTAGAATTCTTGAATCAATATAGAAGCATGGGTCCGCATACATTAAATTCGCAGCAGGCCACAGCAGCGTTTGGTGTTCGTCGAGCACCCATCCCAGGCAGCACCTTGGATCTAGCTCGTCAACGCTATAATGCAATAGCAGCAGCCAGCATGGCCGCTGATGCAGAACATGCTGCTAACCGTCGGACACCTACTCCAATTCCTGGAGTGCAAGACATTGAGCCAGATGTTGCACAGTATACATCGCAGCCAGCAGCCGCGCCCCAGTGGGAAGTGTATCGACGTAGTGATGGAGTGAGCATGTTCCCGTTGGATGCTGCCACACAAGCTGCGGCCTGGGCAGAAGGTCGTCAATGGGTACAACAAACCAGCAACGACACTGGCATAACACTCAACCCTGCTGACTACAGTGTGCGTCAAGCCCAGTAAAATAGCTCTAATTCGGCTGATTGACCACACGCTAAATACCCATATGCGAGCAAGAGAATTTATTACCGAAAACTTTGCTGATGGTCGACATCCTGAAGACAAAGGTGATTCAAAACGCCATCATGTGCCCACTAAATCCAGTGTGAGCAACTTACGCAAATTTGCTAAAAATCACTCGGGCAGGGCAGCACAACTAGCCCACTGGATGGCCAACATGAAAAGTGGCAAGCGCAAAAAGACCAACGAAACCATAATTGGCAATCTACACTTTCCTCAGCTGACTGTGGCAATAGACGATCATGCTGTGGATCGCACACGCACACGTGGTATCAATCCACATGCCATAGATCAAAGTCTAAAGAAATTAAACGGCATTGCTGATCAGCTGGCACAGGTAGAACCCAACACACAAGTATGGGCTTATGATCCCGAAACACAACTGGGCTTGGGCATGCGACGTATCAGCAGCCAGAACATGTTGTTCAAACTCAAAACTGTGGTAAACAGTAGGCCATTTGACGGCCCAATTCCTATCATTGACCTATCATGACAGTCCGCAAAACCATAGCACTTTTTGTAGCCGATCCCAAATGTTCAGTGCAAAGTGTCAATGGTATGATGCAGGCGTTGTCACCACAGTATAACTTCAAGATGTTTGGAAAAAATGTCTTGGAAGATTGTTTCTTTGATGACGTGGACATCGTGGCGTTTCCTGGCGGCATAGGAGACTCAGACAGCTTCTATCGCTTGTTCCGCAACAATGGCGATCGAGTGATAGACTTCGTGCAAAAAGGCGGTTACTATCTGGGCATCTGCATGGGTGCTTACTGGGCCGGCAGTCATTACTTTGATATACTTGACGGTGTGGATGCCGCACAATACATCCGGCGTCCCGGCACAGACACTCGACGGCCGCATGCCAAAGGACTTGATGTGACCTGGCGCGGCCGCGAAGAAAAGATGTTTTTTTATGACGGGTGTGCGTTGGTAGGCAATCCAAAACGATTCAAAACTGTTGCCACATACGCCAATGGCGATGCCATGGCCATCATGCAGGGCCGCATAGGCCTGATAGGCTGTCACCCCGAAAGTGAAAAGTTCTGGTACAACGGCTGGAGTTGGATGAAACCGCACTGGCATGAACGGCGCCATCATCAATTGCTGCTGAGCTTTGTGAATCAACTGGTCAAACAACCTGTGTATTGATACTGTAATGCTGTTGTAACAATCATCTTTGTAAATACAGCATGGAGAAAACATATCGCAGTATCTTTATCTCCGATGTGCATCTTGGCACAAGGGATTGTCAAGCAGACCGACTCAACAATTTCCTCAAACACAACACCTGTGACACTTTATACCTTGTGGGAGATATAATTGATGCCTGGAGAATCCAACAAAACAAATGGCGCTGGAAACAAAGCCACACTAATGTGGTCCGTCGTGTTCTCGGTCATGCTAAACGCGGCACTCGTGTTGTTTATATTGCAGGTAATCACGACGAATTTTTAAGACCCATGATTCCATATGGGTTCAGTTTTGGCCTGGTTGAGATACACAATCAAACGGAACATATAGGTGCAGACGGTCGACATTATCTTGTGGTACACGGAGACTTGTTTGACGGTATAACTAGATTGGCACCTTGGATAAGTTTTTTAGGAGACAAAGCATATGATGTCATTTTATCAGTTAATAGCAAATTCAATTGGCTACGCCATCGCATGGGTTTTGGGTACTTTAGTCTTAGTCAATATCTCAAAGCAAGAGTAAAGAAAGCAGTAGATTTTATATTCCACTTTGAAAAGAATCTTGCCGCTTACTGTAAGAAACGCGGATATGATGGGGTTATCTGCGGCCACATACACCATGCCGAGATCAAAGATATAGATGGTGTTCGATACATGAACGACGGCGACTGGGTGGAATCATGCACAGCACTGGTTGAACATCACGACGGTCGTTGGGAAATCATCACATGGACCCGGGAGAAGGACAATGAAATTAAGTGATAAAATTACCATAGTTGTGCCTTGCAAGAATGAAGAAAATTATATTCATCATTTGTTAGATTCATTACGCTCACAAAACATAGGTGATACTAGAGTCATTATTGCTGATTGTTCTACGGATAACACCAGACAAGTTATACGTGATAACAGTTGGGAATTGAATGTTGAGATCATTGAGGGAGGACCTGTTTCAGTGGCCAAGAACAATGGGGCAAGATTAGTTACTACTCCCTACATCTTATTCATTGACGCTGATGTTCGTTTTTTTAAATACGATGTGATCCATGATGCTGTCAATAAAATTGAATCAATGAACCTTGATCTTGTTGGATTGAACATCAAGTGCTATGACAATGACATAAGAGCAAAGTTTGGGTTTACTATTTTTAACACTATAAATCACACATTGAAATATTTCTCACCATTTGCCGTTGGTGCTTTTATGCTCACACGTAGGGATCGATTTGAAGAATATGGCGGATTTCCCGAACAGCTGACCACAAGCGAAGACTACTTTTTGTCTAGAAAGTACAGTCCAAGAAAGTTTAGAATTGTCCGACATCATCTTGGCCAAGATTCACGCAGGTTTAAAAAAATGGGCTACATGGGCATGGCCCGATACTTGGTTAAGAATTTTATCAATCGCAATAATAAAACATACTGGGACAGTTTAGATAATAGCAAATATTGGACGTAATATTAGTGTAACGGTAATGTCTTTAAATACTTGTGTGCCATGGTGGCACAAACCCAATAACCCAAAGGAGCAACCCATGAGATTTGAAGACCTAGCCTTACGCCTGCAAGCAGTTGAAGCCAAATTGGCCACACTGACCGGCACCACAATTGACACAGTAGCACCTGCTACCATTGACCAACTTGACATGAGATTGACTGCTGTTGAATCCCAGGTCAACCAAATGATTGCTGAAAAGACTCAAAGCCACATTGAAGCTATTGTTGCAGCACCAGCCGATGCTGCCCCTGTCACAGTTGAACAAGTGGTTGCACTATCGCCCAGCGCAGAAGTGCCAGCAGCAGCCGACATTGTGACTGATGTTGTTGCAGCACACGTGGAAGCAGATCCAGTGGATCACCCAGAAGTTGCTGACATTATTGCTGCCGCAGTTGCCGCAGTTGTTACCGCACAGCCAGAAGTTGTTATTGACCCAGTGGCCATCACTGAAGCTATCATAGCCGCAGTTGCTGACGCACCGCTGCCTGTGTCCGTAGGACATGTTGTAGCAAATCAAAATATCTGTGCGCCAGGCAATGAGCGAGTATGGTTGTATCAAGGCAACATGAGTGCTGCACAGTGGGAAGATACGCTGTTGATCACTAGTGGTTACACCTGGTTTGCTCCAGAAGCAGACGTGACTTCTGGCATTGTTACCAGTGGTGACAGTCACGATGGAATCTATCACATTAGTGTGGCTGATGCAGGTGGTACCGCTGTTATTCCAGCTTCGGGCAAAGTATACACTTTCTATCCACCAGCTGCTGCGCCAGCACCAGAAGTGGTACAGCAAGTGGTTGACGCAGTTATTGATATTATTGCTGCTGCAACAGGTGTTGAACAAGTTGCTGCCGAAGTGGTTCAACAAGTCGAAGAAGCAATTGCCACATCTGCTGACCCAGAACTGGATGCCATTGAAGCCCGTCTAGATGCTGTTGAAATCAAGGTTAACGGCCTATTGGGCAAGTGATTGTCTGGGTAAAACCCCATTTAAACCGACCTCAAGATTGAGAGGCTGCTGGAACTCGTAACCAGCACTAAGAGCCGCAAGGCTCTTTTTTTTGGTAAATAAAACATCATGATCATCAACGATTTTTTTACCAACCCCAAAAGATCTGCACGCAATGTGACAGAAAACTCGCAAAGAGTTGACTCACTTGTCACTGACGCATTACGAGTGATGCAAGGTCCAACAGTGAGTGACGCTGTGCTGGCACTAAAGCGAGTGTTGGGAGACAGAGAATACAACGGCCGCCGCGGCTTTTATAGTTTTTACGTTGATCAAATTCTTGACATGTATGGTCAGCAGAATTTAGCGGAAGACGCCAATGAGTTGCCACCTGGCAGTCTAGGATCAATGCCCACTACAGATTATGTCAAGAACATGTATTCAACTGCTGCTGAACGCGGCATGGCTGCTCCTGATCCGGCCGCAGTTAAAAATTCAATGGCTTTGAATCCCAAAGGCGATGTGGATGTGTCTGGAACTTTTAACAAAGGCATGAAAGCATTTCAAAATCCTGAACTTACAAAAAATCTCAACGCACTCACAAAGCTGGTAGGTCGAGCAGAAACTGATTATATCAATCATCCAGTGGCAACAGGAACAGGCAATGAAACGCCCCAAATGCACACAACACCGTTGACACAAAAACCCAATTACTTAGACAGCAGGCCAGCGACAGGAACTGGCAAAGAAACTCCTAGACTAGACACACGCCCAGCAACAGCCAACCCCAATGCCAATTATGATAACATGATGCAGCCCATGGAAACCGCCGATGCTTATCCTTCTCCTGCTGATGTTGCTGGGTCGATGTCCAACAACACCGATGATGGCCCGGATATCATGAAAAATTGGGACCGCTTTGGCAAAAACCTCAAGCCTGGTCAGGAAATAAAACCGCTGGACAGTGAAGAAGAAGCAGCCGTAAGAAACCACATCAACCGTTGGCAAACAAAGATGAACAATCTACCAGACCCATTTGCGGCGCCAACCGTTTATAAGGGTGCCAATGGCGAAGAATTTTCAGTACCCAACACAGGCGGCAGTAATAGTAACACAGAATACCCACCGCCAAGTGTGATATTGCCAGCAGGGCAAGTCAATGGCGAGTATAGCAAAAAAGCTGGAGATGGTGCATCTGGTGCAGCAGCTGACCCAAGCAATCCTAACAGACTGCCTGCCGGCACTACGTGGCAATATGTAATAAATCCAGCGTACCGCCAGTCTGAACCAGCAGCTAACTCAGTGCCAGCAGGCAACGCAGTATCATCCACTGGTAAAACACAGCCAGTGCGTATGAGCATGACCATGGGCAACGGTGCCGGTGATAATGGCGAAATCACTGGTGGAAGTAAAGGTCGCATTGATCAAGCCACAATAGATCGTGCTAGAGCATGGGCAGCAAAACAAAATGCACCGGCGGCCGGTGGTACAACCGCATCAAAAACAACAGCACCATTGTGGCAAGACATAGCTCAAGCAAATAAAATAGCCAATCCTGATCGTATCTATCCTGGGCAGCAAATCAAACTGCCCAATGGTACTTTTGCTGTGGTTGACAAAGGAGATACCTTGTCAGGTATTGCGAATCGATATCGTCAAGGTGGATATAATGCCGGAACACCTGCCAGTCAGCCAAGGAAAACTTCAGTAAAAGAAACTGACACGGGTGACACCATGGATGACGGATTCAAATGGGGCAGTGCAACCATGCCCATGCAGGATGGCTCCACGATGCAATACCATGCACCAACCAATTCTTACAAACAGGCAACGCCGCCTACTCGCCCAGATCTAAACACAAACATAAGCACAATCTCACGTGATACCACCGCAGCCAAAAACGGTCAGGCCAACCGTAACTACAGCGATGTTACTATAGCGACAAATCCTGCGACCGGCACCGGAGATTACATGCACAAGCAGGATGTGAATGGTACACCCACAACAACATTTCAAAAGAATGTCCCTGCAGCCGAACTGGCCAAAATGCAATCACAGCATTTTAACGAAGATATCAATCGCATGCAAAATTTAGCTGGCATCCGCAAAAAATAAAAACCACTCAATCCACGCGGCATACATAATGTATGCCGTTTTTTATGACCCAATCATGATTGATATTGTTACAGTGGTATTTGAGCCAGAACTGTCAGTTCTGCAAGCCCAGGCACACAGCATTGATCTCTACTGCCAAGACATAGGAATAAAGAATATCTATGTCATAGTCAATGACTCAGACACAGTGGCCAGTCAGATTGATACTGCCTGGTGGGGCAGTCTCCAACATTGTGTGACTGTGTTGCCATGCAGAGCATTCTCTGCTGAGTTGGTTGACAATGGCTGGGTCAGCCAACAAGTGCTCAAAATATTGGGCGCTGCCACAAGTTACAACACCTGGTGCATGGCACTGGATGCCAAAACACTGTTTGTAAAATCATTAAAATTGACTGATGTCATGGACAGTCAAGGCCGTCCACGTACTGGTAAGTTAGAAATATACCCAGTGTTTGAATCCAGTAGAATCAAAGTAAGCAAGTTGTTTGAAGTTGATGTGACAACACAATTAGGTCCCGGCGGCGTGCCATTTCTGTTCAATACACAAATGACTCGCGCCATGATTGTTGATATAGAACACCGTACCAATCAGTCATTCCCTGCATGGTTTCAACAACAAGGCTCAGTGACTGAATTCATCTTGTATTCAGGATACTTGGAATCCAAGCACATGATGGATGTGTTGTACAACACTGATCAAGTTGGCCTGCAACCGTGCAATCTATGTCACAGCGAAGTTGCAGCATTTGATAGAAAATTTATTGAAATGTCACACAGTTCGACAGTAAGCATACATCGCAATGCCTGGTCCAGGCTGTTGCCTGATCAACAACAACAATATCAGTCATTCCTTAGCCAGCGAGGTATTACTTTATGAAAGCACTTTGCTTGGTTGCTCATCCAGACGACTGTGTGATATTTGCCTACAGTTATATTCACAACCATCCTGAACATGCTTGGACCATTGCATATTTAACTTATACAGAATCAGATCCACGTGGCGCAGAGATGTCAGCATTTTGGCGTCGTCGGGGCATTGACACTGTGTTTCTTGGCTTTGAAGATCACTGGCACGATCAGGAACAACAACAGTTTACTCGGTGGGATCACCAATCGGCCCTGGTCAAATGTTGGGAACTGGCCAAACAATATGCGCTGGTTCTCACACATGATCAACACGGTGACTATGGTCACATACATCACCAACTGGTGCATGACAGCGTTCGACGCCATTGCAATCTAGTGACATTTGCGCCGCACGGGCAAGGCACAACAACATTGAGAGTGGCACCAGGAACATACAGTCTAGACGAATTGCCATGTCATGGCAACATTATTGCAGGCTTTCACGTGGCCGAGCACAAAAACAGTTACACAGAACCACAACAGGAGATATCACCATGAAACTAATGGTAGCAGGATGCAGCTTCAGTGCTGTGAGTAAAACATTACCAGGCACAGCCTGGAGCGAACGATTGGCGCAGAAACTAGGATGGGATCTAGTAAATCTAGCACGCCAAGGTTGCAGCAACGGCGGCATACGCATACAGATAGATGAGATTCGTCGGCAACGGCCAGATCTAGCCATCATTGGCCCCACGTTCTGGGACCGTATGGAAATACCTGCTGACTCTGCACCGTATGACTGGAACCGAGCACCAAGCACAGGAGAAAATCCTCCATTGGAGCAACATCTTCAAAATAGAAAACTAGGCAATGGCTATCGTAGAGAAGATGGCATACGCAATGTCAACTACGGCACAGAATCGTCAAACATGATATGTGAAACCATATTCACCTTGGCCGAAAATTACGAGCATCCGTATCGAATGGGTCGCATAACCAAGCAAGCTCAAATAGGTATCAGACATTGGATTGACAGCATTTATGACAATGCGTGGAAAAAACAACAAGATGAATGGATCATACGGGAAGGCATACTCATGATGTTCCTGGATGGCATAAAGTTCATAGTGCTACCAAACTTGTTGTGGCCATTTGACCCAGACAATCAGTCGCTATGGCGAGATGCATTTCCTGCTATCATACCCGATCATTATATCAACTTGAACGAATCACTGCAGGCCATCTGCGGTAACAATCCGTTTGAAGGTGAGGATCCAGGTTATCATTCCAGCCCGGCTGGGCAACAGATCATAGCTGACAATTTCTATCAGCACTGGATCACTCACTTCAAGTGATCAACCACAAAATTCTGTAGCTCTTGACGTTTTTCTTGTTCAAGAGCATACAGTCTGTGGTGGTTGTGATCCAGCCTGGGTTGCAGTTTTTTCAGCAGAACCGGTAAGTCTTGATTGCACAATGATTTTACCTGTTCAAATGCACAGCCCCAACGTGTTATATCATCGGGCTCTGAGTCGTAGGTTTCATCTATTACATCGCCAAATGTTTCAAAACCCCAGTCTCTATAGTGCTGCAAAAATCCCTGTATGCCAAACACCACAAACAATCTACGTGCCTGTAGGCATTTGGCAATTTTTTCTGCTGACAAAAACACACGACCTTGTGCCAGTGTTTCGCATACCACACTAAACCAAGTTCTATTGTAGATCTCCCAGGGCACCAGCCCACTGACTGAATTGTCCATGTCTTTTTTGACTTCCCACGCAGGGTCAAGATTGGCGCTCACGTAAGGATACTGTAAAACAGTGTTGTCAAACAGTCGAGCCACACGTTCAGGAGTCTGATCAATCCAGTGACCCACAAATAAATCACGATAGGTCACGATGTTCTGTTCCAACAGGTTAGATTTTTGCAAGCTCAGCATGACAAAATCTCTGTGTTCACGTCGGGCTCCCAACAAACATTCAAATGCAAATGGACGTTCTAGGGGGAAATCTTCTCGGGGCGGATTCCATCGCAAGAAATTAAAACTCCAGGCTGGTCGATAGATCACTCTTGGGTCATGTGGCTCATCCAACCATACACCTGCTGTGTGCAACAACCAGTTGCTGATACCTGTAGTTTCTATCCAAGCAATCAGTTCAGTTTTTGAATGCCATTCAATGTCAGTAAACAACACCAGGTCAAATTTGTGCAACGGAAATTGCATGTACTCGGGTCGATAATCAAACTTGTTGGGTAAACTGTAAAAAACTGGCATCACAGCTATTTTGTGAGGCTGGCTCAATGCTGTGTCAAGGTCTACAATTTGATCATACCCAAACCCCCATTCAATGGCTTGATATCCTGGAGAGAATACTTGAAGTTTATCGGGCCAGGCGCTCACGTATCTTGTCCATGTAGTATTCAAACTGGGGAATCTCTTTTTTATCCCAGTCATATTGCAAACTAAATCTAAGGTCAGGCACAGCATCACACACAGCAGTATGATATGTGGGATCAAAGTCGCCAATCTTTTCCATGCTATCGTAGTGATAGCGTCGTTGGAATTCCATGGTGATGTCATTGCGACTCATGGCCCAGTTGCCAATGAACTCGTACTCCGAGAACCAGCGTATGAGCTCGCCGTTGCCCCAGGGCGGTACGGTGGGCTCAGGTGGACATGAATCAATCATGGCATCCAGCCATTTCTTTTTGTGTTTGTCTTCTAGAAATTTCACAAGGTCGTTGAAGTCTTTCTTGAGCACAGGCACAAACTCACTGATAAAGCAATGCGGTGTCAGTCGTTCAAAGCCCAGTGCATTTTTGATACTTTCGTAATAGCCCCAACTGTGGCGTTCATTTTCCAACACCATGAAGTTGAGCCGGCCATCTTTAAAGGGTTCATAGTCTTTGATCAACAAGCAATCGCAGTCATGCATGATCATGAGATCATAATCCAACATGTCTAAAAAAGCAAACTTGATGGCCTGCTGGCGCAACCAGTATGTTCTGTAGTCCCCGTCAAACACCCAGTTGTTGACTTCGGGGTATAGTCTATAAATTTCTGAATCTGGTGCGTAGTCAAATTTTGATGTATCTACGCCGTACTGTTCGAACACAGTCCAAAGTTCATCTTTGGGCACAGGGCTGGCAATACAGGTTCTATCCACACCAATAAGGTGCCGGGTAAACTCTGGTTGCAAACTCATGATTGCGTGTGGCACGCGATAGCGTGCTAGATATAAAATTTTTGCTGATGTCATAATATGTTCCTAAATTGATATGATAAGGCCATGCATTCATACACGATTACATGTAGTTATGCATTGATATGTTCGGCCTTGACTGATACTGTCTTTGGCCCAGGACTGTTCAATGGATTCAAACCATTCCAGGCAATGCTCCAGTGTGTGTTCCAATGCATTGTTTTGTTGCACCATGGGTGCCAGTTCTTTGTTGCCTGGATAATTCATCGTTTTTGGATAGAACCCCAAATAGCAACAAGGATACACAGATCCATCTGCTGCTATGTATATCTCTCTGTTCATTTTGTGTGTGCATTGCAAATTCAATGTGGTGGAATCTTTTTCGCTGCGGAATGTGCGTGAATCATACCATGTGATATGACTTTCCAACATGGGCTGCACATCCGGAGCTGGACCAACAGGTTCGCCGATATGATGGCTGAATGTTTGATCTCGATTGAACACTGGCCCGCGATCACGGCCATCATATATGTTTTCAAATCTAGCAAATCCCATCACGCGAGATAATTTCTCGCATGCATCTTGTTGATGGCGATTGTGATCAAATGGCGCAAATCTCCATTCTGCATGCCCACCTGCGTTGATAAACGCCTGGGCATTTGCTATTATTTTGTGCCAGTCTGTGTCCTGCCTGTACAGATGATGGGTGTCAGCCAGGCCATCTAATGCAAATCCTATTGAGACTCCGGGACGGGCCAATCTTGCCCACCAATCTGGAGTTCTGGTACTGCCATTGGTATTGATACGAACATTAACTCCGTGCTCTACCAGATACTCCACAATCTCTGCACCATCTTTTGCGTTGGAAAAATCGCCAAGATTGCCATTGAAATTGATGCCTTGAAAGTTGTAGTTGATCGGAACTCTTCCATTCACTGGCGGGTCTGATCTCATGATTCCAGTCAATATTGCAGGTGTGAGTATTTTTTTGAAATCAGCAAGGCCGAGTTCGCACACAGGATATCCCGAATTGTAGTCAATACCTCGATAGTTTCGCATGCACATGGGGCAACGAGCGTTGCATCTTGTGGTGAGTTCAATTTGAATCTGCCGCACGTCAACTAATTTAAGCATATAGATATTTATAGGTGCATATTTTGCTAAATAAATTATGGAGCCTAAATTCATACAATTTACTGTTGATGTCAGTGCCAAACGGTATCCGGGTGCTAATCTGCGATATCGAGCATACGTCAATGACGAATTGTTCACTGAGCGCAATTGGATCTGGACTGACACTTATCTTGAAGAAACACATCAGATCATGGCACCCACGGGCACATATCCCATACGTTACGAAACAGTGGACCGAGAAGCAGGGCGCATACGTGTGACCAATTTTCGTGTGATTGACGGTCCAGGTGTCATCGTTGGTGTGGGCAGTGACGAAGTTTCGTTGAGGATATTTTAATGAGATCAAAAGAATTTATTACAGAAGCAATCAATCCAGATTGTTTTAATCCAGCATTTAATGACACACAAATTTTTGACGGGTTGACATATCGGGCCACGGTGGAAGAAGAATACGGCAAGCCAGTGCTCACAGTCAAAGTGCTGGATGACAACTTTCAACAAGCAGGTCTTGCCAAATTCAAACCAAGCAAAGCAGGCGTGGTATCCTTGATCACCAGTTTCCGTCCTGAATATCAAGGTCAAGGTCTAGCACGTAACATCTATGCCTATGTGCGAGCCCTGGGCAACACCATTGTGCCAAGCAGAAATCAATTGCCAGCCGGCCGAGCCATGTGGGATGCATGGAAAAAGTCCGGCGATGCCAATCATTTGATGCGCGATGTGGCTGAAGTTGCCCCTCCAGGCGCCAAAGCCGAACGCATGGTCAAACACATTAAACAGGGTTATGCCCGGGATGGCAAGCTGACTCCTCAAGAAAAATCTATTGCTTTTGCCACAGCATGGAAAGCACACAATGCTGGCCGAGTGGAAGAGCAAGGTGTGGCGGAAAACAATCATTGGCATGCGGCCGGTGTGGCGGATGCTCGCCGTGATGTCAAACAAAATCCCAACAGAAAAGTTAAAACACTCAACCCACGCACACAGTTGAAAACCATGCAAGACAAGCAAGCACGACATCCCGAAGAAGTAGAACAATACTCACTGGGTTACAGAAGCATCAATCCTGCAGAAAGCATCTGCAGCTTGGAGGAAGCTCATGAGATATTTGATGATTTTGAACAGGCCATGGCCGAACGTGGACTTACCGAAGATGCATTTGACACAGTGACAGATGAACAGATTGTTCGCGAAACTGCTGCTTGGCGACGCAAAGCAGGCAAGAGCGCCAAGGGCGGATTGAATCGCAAAGGTGTTGCCAGCTATCGCAGAGAACATCCCGGCAGTCATTTGCAGATGGCAGTGACCACCAAGCCTTCAAAACTCAAGCCTGGATCAAAAGCAGCCAAACGTCGCAAGAGTTTCTGCGCTAGAATGAGTGGTGTGGACGGTCCAATGAAGAAACCCAATGGCAAACCCACACGCAAGGCGCTGGCACTGAGGAAGTGGAACTGCTGATGCGAGCCCAAGAATTTGTCCGTGAAGGATTGACTTCTTTTTTAGCAAAAGCATTTAAAGCAGGTGAACCGGCTGTGGCCAAGGCAGCAACCAGGATAGAACCTGCTGTTAAAAATATTGTTGTGACGCCGCCTACTAGCTCATCAATGCTTACTGGACGAGTGCCTGCAAAACCTGAGGATATAACTCATGCTTACAGAAACATGAGCCCTGCAGAGCTACAACATGCACAGACAACTGGGTATTTTCAAGCCAATCCCAATCCTGGAAAAACACCGGGTTGGTCTCCAGATCAGAAATTTTGGTCTTCAGGAGATGCTGAAGGACATTTTGGACGAGACTGGAAAAATGCAAGCGATAATGCCAAAGTACGTGTGCCTGTAGATAAAGTACCCAGCGACACAGCAGTCAATGCCGGCCATGCTGAAGTTTTTAATAAGGAAACAGGTGAATGGTCACCTGTTTTGATCAAACCATGAGAGCCAAAGAATTCATAATGGAAGATGGTGCCAGTGCAGGCGGCACTTCAAGTGGCAGTATAGCACCAGTAAGCATGGGCATGGGCATGCAAACAAGATCAGGTGGATCCATGCTTTCTGGTAAATATATCACGGACTCGGACCCTACTCCGAATACTCCAAAAGAATACAAAAGGACCCAGCATGCTCGCAGACAGTTTAAAAATTCTCCTAGCAAGTAATTTTGCTTACTACATCAAGGCCCACGGTTTTCACTGGAATGTGGAAGGGCCAGACTTTGGAGAGCTGCATACATTCTTTCAGGGCATTTACGAAGATGCTTATTCGGCCATTGATCCCACTGCAGAATACATACGCTACCTGGGCGAATACTCTCCAGCCAGTTTTGAACGTTTCACAGAACTCACACAGATTGCAGGACAGACAAAAATTCCACGTGCTCGACTCATGCTGGAGGAACTGCATGCCAACAATGATCAGATGCTTGATATTCTCAACAGTTGCTTTGCTGCTGCCACCGAAGAAAACGAGCAAGGTATCGCCAACTTTATAGCAGAACGACTCAGTGCTCACGGCAAGTATCGTTGGCAATTGTTAAGTTATTTAAAAGTTGAACGGGCATGAGCAACGACATAAGACACATACTGGACCGGCTGGCCACTGTGGAAGGACGCCTGTCCCCTGCACAACAGAAAGTTCCGCAACTGCCTGCATTGTTCAAACCCAAGCATATTCGTGTGTTGGGCAGCCAAACAGATCCTGCTGATCCCATGGATGGATACATGGTGGGCGAGCGACGCGGCACTGCTTTGGAAGAAGCCATGGCTGAGATTGAAGAAGACATGGTCAGTCGAGTCAAAAAAGATCTCACACAATATCTTGACCACTTGGAAAAGAAAGGTCGTGTCAGCAACGAACTAAAAAACAAAGCCTTGGACGCAATAGAGCACGGCGAAGTTGAAGAAGCTGGTGCAATGTCTGTTGGTGCCAAAGCACTTGGAAAAAGTCTGCCAGTGATTGGTGCTGGATTACAAGCACAAGATGCTATAAACAGAGCAAATCTAGGCGACTACGTTGGTGCAGGTATTTCTGGTGCAGGAATATATCCACCGTTGAGTTTTCCTAGCATGGCTGTGCAGGCCGCAAGAGACAAGTACAAAACTGGCAGTTGGTTGCCCGACGATGAACAAATTACAAACGCTGCAAAAGGTATTCCGGCGCCGCCGTCACCTGCAGAGTTGCAAGCAGCTGAGCAGTCAAAAAAAGCAGGGATCAATCCCAATACGTTATTGCCAGTAAAAGAAAATGCACCAGTTAGAACCTACGCTATGGAAAATGGCAAAACATTGGAATGCTGGGGTGACGAACAAAACGGATTTGAAATACGTCATGCGGGTCGCAGCTTGCCCACACGGTTCCCAAACCTTGAACATGCTGATATAGCAGTGAGACTGTTTCAGAATCGTCAACCTGCGGATTCAAATCAAGATTACTTAGAAGAAAAATAAAATGATCTTAGAAAATTTCTTTGCAGTGAATGAAACATCAATGTCACCTAGGTCACCTGCATTGGCATTACCCAAGGCACCACAAGCACCAGCAGCACCCACATTAGAAGAAGAAGATCGGTCTATAGATCCAGATTTGGTAAATCAAATCTATCTCAACAATCAAGACATAATTGGTAACAATCCAAATCTTATCAAACCCGGACAAGTTTTGAGTTTGCCCGATGGCTCAAGTTATGCAGTACAACGCGGTGATAATTTATCCAAAATAGCTAAAAAAATACAAACGCCGTCTGTTGCTCCAGTAGTTGCTGTGCCTGCTCAAGTACCAATGGGCACCCACAGTACTGACAGAGATCCGGTGTCTGGATCGCCTAATTGGAAAGATCCAAATCCTATTGCAAACCCCAAAGTACAAGTTTGGCCAAATGCTGGAAATCTACCGCCAGCTGTTGCTCCGGTTGCTGCACCATCTTTAGTAGATAAATTAAAACGAGTTGCATCGGGCGAGTTTGTTTCTAATGTATTTCCTGAACTAACTCCCAAAGGTAGTCGGGCTGTGCCTCCATCTGTTATGCCCAGCAGCCCAGCACCGGCGGCACGATCAGCGGCAGCAGCGCCGGAAATGGTGCCTGCTGCAGATTCTATGGCACCCGGCGAAGAGATTGTCACTGCCAAAAAACCAAAACCCCCGGTGGTGCTGCCCAAGCATGTGGTCACCCCCACACCATCGCAGCCTAACGTTATACAACGTATAGAAAAAGGTGCTGCAGACAAAGCCGGTCAGGTAGGTAATTGGCTAGCAGGTTTAGTAAAAAAACGTGAATCAGGTGATGATTATGACATCGGGCATCATTATGCTCCCGGTACTGGATCGGCAGGGCCAGACAATAGAAAAACCACAGCATGGGGTGCATACGGGTTGACCAATGCTGCAATCTTAGCTGCACGTGGCGAAGATGCCACCTTGCAAAAGCCACTGAAACAATGGACACCTGAAGACCAGGACCGTGCATTTAATATTGTCAATGATAAAAATTTAAAACGCATGGATCAATTGGGGGTAGACATCAATAAACACCCCGAAGCACCAAGTATTGCTATATTTCTAGGAGCCGACGGTGCAGCAAAATATTACAAAACTGGCAAGTTCAATCAAGATACCATGGATGCCAATGGCGGTGAAGAAGGTGTTAAAAAAATTATTGCACAACGTACCAAAGATTCCCTTGCTGCACTAGAAAAACAAAAGAAACAACGAGTCAAAGAAACTGTGAACACTGTCAACACCATGTTAAAAACAGCCAGCACAGCAGACGACGTGCGACACATTCGGAACTACATTGATCGTCAATACACACGTCATGGCATGCTGGACGAAGTGGCATTTGCTCAACGCAGTCACTTGGTAGAACGAGTGATTGAGATTACCGACCAACGCCGACTATTGTCCAAATGAACACACCTTAGGACCGGTACCTTGTTACCGAAGTGTGGGGCGGCTGCTGCCCGGAGAAGAGCCATTCGCTACGGCAACTCTCCAAAGTGAGCACATTTCAATTGACTTTGCCTGCAACATCAACTATACTTGCATTTTATTAGGAGACATTATGTCAGACAAATCTTTCAACGGCGATCAAAAAATCAAACTTGTACAAATCATCAACGAAGGCATGCAGGTCATGCACGAAATTGATACCTTGCAAGGCGGCCTCAACGACACCATCAAGGCCATTGCTGAAGAATTGGAAATCAAACCAGCGGTACTAAAGAAAGCTATCAAACTGGCACACAAAGCTGAATTTGGCAAGGCCAAACAAGATCACGAACTGCTGGAAACTATTTTGGAAACAGTAGGCAAAACTCTTTAATTATACTCGGTATGATAACTCCCGATCCTATTTTTTCATATCTAGTAGTTGGTCGGTCATTGTTTACAATAGCTGATCAAATAAATAAAAAATTAAGTGCATCACATAATGATAGAAAATTATTATATGTATGGGGAGGTGACGGTCTTGAACTTGACAAGTTTTTTAATAGTGACTACTCTAAGAAACTGATAATAACCAATAATGTTGTTAAATGTTTGCCTGAACAACAAAAACATATACACACTGTTAATCCTGTCTTTTATGGAATGTATTTTTTTAATTTTCCCGACAGTTCAGTAAAGATAGAAAAAGACTTCAATTGTTTTGTTAATAGATATGACATTTTCCGACAAAGCTGGATTTATCAATTGATTCGACATGAGTTGTTTGATCGAGGATTCATATCGTTTAACGGTGAAATGAACAACAACAGAGTTCCCAGCCAGGAGTTTGTAGGATTATCACCATCGCAAGGATTTGAGTTAGGATTTCAAAAATACAATTCAATATTTGAGAAAGAACACAACATTATTAAGAATCAAATACCATACAAAAATTTCAATGACACAGGTGATTTGACCAATGTAGTTTTGGCTTCAAAATTTAGTATTGTATTAGAAACATTTTTTCATGATAATAAAATTATTACCTACAGTGAAAAAACATTTAGATGTTTGCAACTGCCCCGGCCCTGGGTTCTTTTTTCTAGCCAATTTGCAATAGACAACCTGCGTACATTAGGGTTTGATGTGCTGGATGATTTGGTAGACCACAGCTATGACTGTATTGCCGACACTGTTCAACGGCAACTGGCCATAATAGACCAGTGTAAATTATTAGTTAACCAACCATTGAATCTACAACGCACACAACAGGCTGCTGATCAGAACAAATCTCTACTAGAATCTATGAAAAAAAACTGGTTGATAAATATTCAGACTGACTTTGATATTGCATACGAAAAGTTATTAACGTTATGAGCCGATTAAAAAAGCATTTAGAGGAAACAAATTGGAGTTATTGGCAACATCTTAGGCATTCTGTTGAGATTGGCAATAAACTGATCCATACAGCATTCATGGGGTATATCCATGGATTGTTTCCTTGGTTCTGGGCAAATAAAGGCCCTATTGCAATTTATAAAATTTATAAAAATATGAGGCGTTTGCCACATGTTCGACGACTTATCGAAAACGAAGATCAAAATCAATCATGAGTAAAATAGTTTTAGTAGGGTTTCCGGAAGCAACTATAACCAATGATATTTTTAATTTGATTTGTAATGACAATCTCAATGTCACTATACTGCATCCTGATAAATTTTTAAATGACGAATTTGAAAAAACAGATAAATTTGCTGTCACTGTGACTAGAGATATACTCTTACGAAAACAAATTATTAATAAATTTGATCAAGATAATTTACAAAGAGCTACATTCATACACAAAAGTTGCGTAGTTGATCCTAACTCAACAATTGGGGATGGCACTATTATGTCTCAATTTGTATCAGTACTATATCAATCAACAATAGGTAAGGATTGTTTGATTGCTCCATATTGTATGATAGCACATAAATCTGTAGTCGGGCAAGGAACCATGTTGATGCCTGGATCAATGATTGCTGGTTCAACCACCGTTGGTAAATTTTGTATTTTAGGATTGCGTAGCAGTATCATCGACAACGTCAATATATGTGATGATGTCCAGCTGGGTGCTGGTGCGCTGATAACAAAAAATATTTTACTGCCCGGACACTATGTTGGAGCACCAGCCCGAAAAGTCAGTTGACTTTCAGGCACATACTTGTTATACTAGGTTGAGTCGCTCACATCACGAGCATGAATCACGGCCCACCGGCCATAAACGGAGAACAATGAGTTATATTGATGCGTTATTTGATCGTGAGCACGATCGCATACATGTGGTTGAACGCCGCAATGGTCAAAGGCAATACCGAGAGTATCCTGCCAATTACATATTTTACTACGATGATCCTCGCGGCAAGTTCCGTAGCATATACGGCACACCTGTGAGCAGATTCAGCACAAGGAACAACAAAGAATTCCGCAAGGAAGTACGTGTGCAATCAGGCAAGCATCTTTACGAAAGTGATATCAATCCTATTTTTAGATGCCTTGAAGAAAATTACAAAGACCAAGACGCTCCTGAACTGCACACAGCATTCTTTGACATTGAAGTTGCATTTGACAAAGATCGCGGATTCTCCCCAGTGGACGATCCGTTCAACCCTATCACAGCTATATCTGTGTACCTGGACTGGATGGATCAACTGATCACACTAGCAGTACCACCAGCAGGACTAAGCTGGGCTACTGCACATGAACTTGTGGCTGATTTTGAAAACACCATATTGTTTGACAACGAAGCTGACATGATCAAAACATTCCTGGATGTGATTGACGATGCGGATGTGCTCACTGGCTGGAACAGTGAAGGCTATGACATACCATACACTGTTAATCGTTGCACTCGTGTGCTCAGCAAAGATGACACACGCAAGTTTTGTTTGTGGGGACAGTTTCCCAAGCCCAGAATGTTTGAACGATATGGTGCAGAGAATCAAACTTATGATTTGATCGGCCGTGTGCATATGGACTATATGCAACTGTATCGCAAGTACACCTATGAAGAACGACACAGCTACAGCTTGGATGCCATTGGCGAACACGAACTGGGTGAACGCAAAACACAGTTTGAAGGCACCTTGGATCAGTTGTACAATCAACATTTTAAAAAGTTTATTGAATACAATCGTCAAGATACCATGCTGGTCAATAAACTGGACAAAAAGTTGCGATTCTTGGAATTGGCCAGCGAGCTGGCACATGCCAATACTGTGCTGTTGCAGACCACAATGGGTGCAGTGGCCGTGACCGAACAGGCCATCATCAACGAAGCACACGAGCGTGGCATGGTTGTGCCCAATCGCAAACAACGACTGGTAGATGAAGATACCCAAGCAGCAGGTGCTTATGTTGCATATCCCAAAAAAGGCATACACAAGTGGGTGGCATCTGTGGACATAAACAGTTTGTATCCCACTGCTATTCGTGCCATGAACATGGGTCCAGAAACTGTGGTAGGGCAATTGAAACAACACATGACCGATCGTATCATCAAAGAACGCATGGCCAAGGGTGATAGTTTTGCAGCAGCATGGGAAGGTTTGTTTGCCAGCTTGGAATACACCGCAGTGATGGAACAAAAACCCGGCACTGAGATCACCATTGAATGGGAAACTGGTGAGGAAACTGTGCATGGTGCAGCAGAAGTTTGGCACATGATCTTCAACAGCAATCGTCCATGGATACTCACTGCTAATGGTACTATTCTCACATATGAGAAGAAAGGTATCATTCCAGGCTTGCTAGAACGTTGGTACAGTGAACGGCAAGAAATGCAGGCCAAGAAGAAACAAGCAAAAGATGCCAAAGAAATTGCATTCTGGGACAAGCGTCAGTTGGTCAAGAAGATCAACTTGAACAGTTTGTACGGTGCTATTCTCAATCCGCATTGCAGATTCTTTGACAAACGCATTGGACAGAGCACCACGCTGACAGGTAGAAGCATTGCCAAGCACATGGATGCATATATCAATGAATGCATCACTGGTGAGTACGATCACATGGGTGCGGCAATCATATACGGCGACACTGACAGTTGTTATTTCAGTGCTTGGCCTGTGTTGGAAAAAGAAGTTGCAGACGGTCGCATGGAGTGGAGCAAAGAAACTGCCATTGCATTGTATGACAGCGTGGCTGAACAAGTGAATGAAAGTTTTCCTGGCTTTATGGAACAGTCATTCCATTGCCCACGAGACATGGGCGGCCTAATCAAAGCCGGTAGAGAAATGGTAGCAGACCGCACTTTGTTTATCACAAAGAAACGCTATGCTGTAAACATCATTGACCTGGAAGGCAAACGACTGGATGTCAATGGCAAAACTGGCAAGATCAAAGCCACTGGTCTGGATCTCAAAAGATCAGACACTCCCAAAGTCATCCAAGACTTTCTCAGTAACATCTTGACTGAGGTACTGGCAGGTGCAGATCGTGATCAAATAATTGAAAAGATTCGCGAATTCAAATATATTTTCAAAGAGCGGCCAGGCTGGGAAAAAGGATCTCCCAAACGTGTGAACAACTTGACCAAGTACGGCAAAGAAGAAGAACGGCAGGGCAAAGCCAACATGCCTGGACATGTGCGAGCTGCATTGAACTGGAATAATCTACGCAGGATGAACTCAGACAATTACAGTATGCAAATTGTAGATGGCATGAAGACCATTGTGTGCAAACTAAAAAGCAATGCACTTGGATGGACTAGCATTGGTTATCCCACAGATGAAATGCACTTGCCACAGTGGTTTAAAGACTTGCCATTTGACGACGGAGTGATGGAGGCCACTGTGGTGGATCAAAAAATTGACAACCTGTTGGGTGTGTTGAATTGGAATCTTGCCAGTGCTACCAACACAGAAAACACATTTACTAGTTTATTTTCTTTCGAATGAATCTCAGCCAGATAGTCCAATTTAAAAATTTGATAGACAGTCTAAAGCCTGATCCTGCAGGCACTGACGCTGTACGGCATTTTGAAAATCTGTTGTATCATGCCAGCAGTAATATAGAACTTCGAATAGAATCTGACATCAAGAATCTTGAGAACGATTTTGGATCAATACAACAATCTGTCAAGTCTTTTAGGCAATCCTTTGCCAACCTATCTAAGTCGCTACAGCAACTGATTGAATCTCAAGATCAAAGCATGTACAATCACAGCATGCGAGTATACCAGGAAGAATTTTCACAAGATACAGTGGCTCACATACTGGATCGCAAGCTGTTGATTGATACTGAGAGTGAGACCATAATGCGAGCCAGATTAAAAAATTGTGGGGATTGGCGACTGCCCGGCATGATCATAAGACCCAGAACAGAAGACTATATCAATGATATGGTAGCATTGGATCCATTGTATCTGGTGGATCATGACATGGAACTGCTTAGACCATCAATGGAACAGTATCTTCCTGAGTACCAGCGACGATTACGTGCATACACCATAAACGATTATGCCCAGCGCCCTATATTTAAAAATTTCCCCAAAGGCCAATTTGGTGTGATTTTTGCTTACAATTACTTTAACTTTAAACCATTATCGGTTATCAATGACTACTTGGCCGAGCTGTTTCAATTGTTGCGGCCTGGCGGCATATTGATTTTTACCTACAACAACTGTGACCGATGGCACAGTGTATCGTTTGCTGAAAAGAACTACATGTGTTACACACCCGGAATACGAGTATGCAGTCTAGCACGTGAGCAAGGATACACAGTGAACTTTGAACACAACGGATTGCTGGATGCCAGCTGGATAGAATTACGAAAGCCTGGCCACTTGACCAGTATAAAAGGCGGCCAGTCGTTGGCCAAAATAGTTGCAGGATAGTAAAAAAACCTATATACTATACACAATACAAGGAGATTAGTATGAAAGATTATTTGTTAGATTTAGTTGAACACACATATGACCTGGGCTGTATCAGCTTGGTCAAGATCGTTGGTACCGATGCTGCTACCAGCATGAGTGGATTGGCTGAGGATTTAAGCGTGGTTGTGCAAGCGGATTTTAAAAATCCTGTGGCCGACTTTATTGGCACGTTTGGCATGCCCAATCTTGGCAAACTCAAAACTTTGATCAACTTGCAGGAATACCGTGAAGATGCCACATTGGCCATTACCAAGCGAGCCGATGGCGAACCAGATGGCATCAACTTTGAAAACAAAGCTGGTGACTTCCGCAATACCTATCGCTTTATGGCCAGTACAATTGTGAATGACAAACTCAAAACTGCCAAGTTCAAAGGTGCAACATGGCATGTGGAATTTGAACCTACCAATGCTGCTATACAGCGATTGAAATGGCAGATGACTGCCAATGCTGAAGAACCCAACTTCACGGTGAAGATTGAAAACGGTGATTTGAAATTGTTCTTTGGTGATCACTCCACGCATGCTGGTAACTTTGTGTTCCATCCTGGAGTCAAAGGCACACTCAAACGTGCATGGGCTTGGCCTGCTGCACAGGTACACAGTATCTTGAGCTTGACCGGAGACAAGATCATGCGTATCAGCGATGACGGTGCTGCACAGATCACTGTGGATTCAGGCATTGCAGTTTACAACTACATCTTGCCAGCACAATCAAAATGATCAAAGGCTTAATGGGCACTGGCGCAGTAATGGTCAGTGGCGGCGATACTATTGTGCCGTATATCGATATGCGGACGGAAACTCCCATGCAAGGTATAATCCGTGTATGGGGTACGGAGATGCAGGTTTATGACGGTTCTAGTTGGAAGCCGTTATTATCAAGTTATGCCACTGTGAAATTGACTCCTGACGCTGAAGAATTGATCAACTGGGCACGGCAAAAACGTGATGAAGAATCGAGACTGAAAACACTAGCTGAAAAACATCCCACTGTAGCTGATGCTGTTGGTGCGGTTGAGCAGGCAAAGACAAACTTAAAAATAATTACAGAATTGGTGTCATGACTCAAGATCTAATCCAAGACAATCTCACTGCCAAACAGAATGACTATGCTGTGTTCTTGCCGGCCATATCCGGCTTTTACGCCACCTTTGTGGGCAAGCAACGAGATCCAGTAAATGGACCTTATGTGGATCCTGCACGTATGCCCGCAGGAATACCAGACATGGAACAACTGAACTGGCTCAACAGTCAAAAAGCATTGTTTCCCTACAAGTGGAGCCTGTATTCAGGTGGGCATGCTAACCTGGATCTCAACAAGCAAGACTGGTCAGAAGACATGGTTCGCAGTCGTGAGCCAGGCACGTTCATGCTGGGCGACTCAGGTGGATTCCAGATCGCCAAGGGTCTGTGGGAAGGTGACTGGAAAGCCAACTCGGGCTGTGCCAAAGCACAAAAGAAACGTGAGGCAATTCTCAATTGGCTAGACAATGTTTCTGATTATTGCATGACACTTGATATTCCAACCTGGGTCATACACGATAAAAAAGCCAGCCGGGCCTGCCAGATCACCACGCTGCAAGAAGCAGTGGATGCAACCAAGTTCAACAACGAATACTTCATGCGGCATCGCAAAGGTGTTCGCAATGGTGGCACCAAGATTTTGAATGTGTTGCAAGGCGACAATCATACCAGTGCCGATGCTTGGTATGAGGAGATGAAACACTTTTGTGATCCTGCTGTGTATCCTGACACACACTTTGATGGGTGGAGTATGGGCGGGCAGAACATGTGCGATGTACATCTTGTGCTCCGACGTCTAGTCACTTTGCGCTATGACAATCTCTTGCAAGAAGGCGTGCATGATTGGATGCACTTCTTGGGCACAAGCAAATTGGAATGGGCTGTGCTGTTGACTGCCATCCAACGTGCAGTAAGAAAGCATGTGAATCCTGCTTTTACCATCAGCTTTGATTGCGCCAGTCCGTTCTTGGCCACTGCCAATGGGCAGGTGTATCATGAAATTGATACCACACACAACAGCAAATGGTCTTATAGGATGAGTCCCATTGCTGACGACAAGAAATACAGCACAGACACACGCCCGTATGGACAGGCTGTGGTGGCAGATGGATTGGTCAATCACTTTGATGAGAGCCCTATCAGTCGCCACCTGACCATGAAGGACATCTGTATCTACAAGCCTGGTGATCTAAACAAGATTGGCAAAGAAGGCAAGACATCGTGGGATAGTTTCTCATATGCACTGCTGATGGGTCACAATGTGTGGACACACTTGGAGTCAGTACAACGTGCCAATCGTGAATATGATTCTGGCACCAAATGGCCGCGCATGCTGTGGAATGAAAAGGGTGATCATGCTCGATTCCATGACATTGTGGAAGCTATCTTTGCTGCGCCGACCAAGCAAGACAGCATGGACATCATCGAGCACTACAGCAACTACTGGATGGATGTGGTGGGCACACGCGGCTTCAAAGGCAAAAAGGCCATGAATGCAAGAACTCAATTCAATGCATTGTTTGACATGGTAGAGGTTGACACTGACCCTGACGATCTCGGCACAACAAAATTGGAACAACTGGAGCAATCAGTTTGAAACGATTTATTGCTTTGCATTTTATACCAGGGGCAGCGGGGAATTTTCTTTCCCGGTGCATAAATTTACTAGACGACACTTATGTGTGGTCTAACGGAAAAAATATACCAAACACGTTGGAAGAAAAACTGGACCTATTGACTTATAAAGATCAATCCAGGTATATTACCTGGATTGATTTTGAGGGTGCGATCAAGGAGTACGATGTTGTGAAACCACACTGGGACATAGGCCCCAATGGCAATGGGGTTTCGATCAAGCATCCTGCCCCAGCGAATAATATTAAAAATATTACCGGTAAAGATGACACCGCAGTTAACATTTTTATAGATCATGAAAATAATTTAGATTGGGTCATATTGAATGGGGAGTACAAACATTCTTTCCAAACTTTCAAAAATTTCGAAAACGGTTTTGATTTGAAGAATGATCCATCAGTTTATAAAATTAGTCTTGCTAGTATTATCAACGGTTACCAAAAATTCTTACCAGAATTTATTAAGTTGGCCGCATTCATAGATAGAACAGTAACTCAAGATATAGAAATTGCGTTGCATATTTTGTATGAGGAATGGCAGAAAACGGTGTTGCAAGGACCTGAGTTCGAAGAAAAAAGAAATAGAGCTGCTAAAATTTTTAGAAAAATAGTTGACGATTTTGAAAGAGACAACCAACATCAAGAAATACAACACAATCAAGGTTGACACAGACTACCAAGATCAGTTAAACTTACAAGCATTACAACAACTTGAACAGGATCAGATATGAACCGAGAAGGTCACGAGAATACTGCATTCTTTACCGGCACAGAAGTAGAACACACACCTGCATTGGGCAAAAAAACATTGTTTGTGGTAGGCGTTCAATCAGAGGATGATATCGCTGCTTATATACAAGGTTGCGAGCACATTTACTTTGGTGCCAACCAGAGTTTTCCAAACATTGACACTAACGACTATGTGAAGTGGACACAATGGGAAAATATGATTTTACCCTTTTTACAAAAAGGATATCTGTGTACGTTAGATATTGATGTCAAATGCGTAGAAGGCTTGTTGGAATCCTGCCTGACTGAAGATCACAACTTTATTCCAATGATATCAGTCAAGCTACCATATATCAAATTGTTGGGCTACAATGCCACACTCAAACTAGACGACCGAGATTTTGCTGCAACCAATCCAGGTGTTTGGTGTCACAGCATACATGATTTACAAAACCGAGACCATTTCACTGACTGGTCTAAATATACCAAGGACGAAACATTATGAACGAACGCGATCATGCACTTGTAGAAACACGACAACGTATCAAGGATCGTGCTGTACGCACAATTTTTGTACGGTTCCAAAAAGAAGGCATTCATTGTTATCCAGCAGCAGCCACAGATCCTGCATTGGCCACAGGTGATGAGTATGATGTGAGCTTTTTGGCCAGTCCACACAGACACATATTTCACTTTGAAGTGACCATACAAGTATTCCACAACGATCGTGACATTGAATTCATTCAGTTCAAACGCTGGCTAGAAAATCTCTATGCTGGCGGCACACTTGAACTCAATTACAAGAGTTGTGAAATGATCAGCGATGAACTTTACGATCAAATCGCTGCAAGATATCCAGACCGTGCTGTATGGATCAACGTATCCGAAGATGGTGAGAACGGCGCTGTAATACAATACAATCTCACTTATCCTGCTCAATCAATTAAAATCTAATAGGAAATAACATGGCAAAAATTGCATTCCGTACCAACCCTCACGTTGCTGAGATCTTCAACCACCTTGAACAATACGAAGAGTTTTGCAAAGACTATGGATATCGCTACAACGAAGCGGATCTATACAACTTCAAAAGTTATGCTTGGCAACAGTTCACCAAGTATGCCCAAGGCAAGAATGCCAAGAACATGTGGTGGGAAGATGCACGTAGATTGGCCGGGCATCGTGCATGATTCATGTGTTTTTTGTTCCCGGAATGTTTGGAACTACAATAGAATATGTACTAAGAACATTTACCAAAGAGCATGATTCTATCAATGGAGTCATTCTTGCCGACGGGAGCATGCACAGCTATTCTAAAGAACTGCATATCTACCAACAAAACTTGTTGGACAATTTAAAAAAAATACAACATGATTCGATAACCACTCCTATATATCCTTTTAAAACTCTGCACCTACCTGAAATATTAGATTATTACAAGTTGTACATTGACAAACAAAGTCGATCAATTTTGATTCATGCCAGCAATTTAAGATCCGCAGAACTTAATATATTATTTCAATACTATAAAATTTGTGTGGGATTAGAGTGCGGCCTGGGAATTTTTTGTGACAGCAACACTCATAACATAATCCAGTGGAACCCGGCGTACAAAAGCTGGAAGGAAATGCAGCCTTGGGAACTCCGAGAATGGTTCAGTTTGTTTTATGCAGAATGGGTGCAAGAATGGATACAATCACAAAATCAGGTATCCGGCGACTTTCTGAAAATTGTCAACACAGACCTGTTGTATGATACAGAGTCAACATTTATTAAAATGATTGACCATTGCGGTCTTACATTAGATGGCAATCTTGGGTCCTTTGCCACAAAATGGCAACTGGCCCAACAATATATTCTGGATGAATTCAACTTGTTAGATCAGATTGTTGAATCAACAATCAATCAACAAGAATTTTCTTGGCAATCCATCCATGTCATAGCTGAGGCCATAGTTCAACAACGACTGCGAACACATGGGTATGAGATACGCTGTGATAGGTTAAATATCTTTCCAACAGATTCTAAAACTCTTTACAACTTACTAGAAAAATGTTAAACTTCAACAAAGGATTGTTACAATGAGAAAATTATTTTACATGGGTTTGGAAAGCTACGAGGCTCGGTATACATTACAACTCACTGAGTGGAACCGGCGTGTGTTTGACCGTCGAGGACTTGACGTGGTATATGTGCCTGGACTCACCCTAGACAACAGCCAAAAGATTGTGGTTGGTCAAGTACTGGATGCACACGGCCGCAGTTACTTTGGTATGAGTCAAATGATGAATCTGGTGAGACTCATGCAACAAGGCAAAGTCACCAGCGAAGATGTAATCTATTTTGAAGACATGTTCCAGCCAGGTATTGAAAGTTTGCCATATATCATGGACCAGGTGCCTGCAGAATTACGTCCACAGGTATGGGTACGTTGCCTGGCACAAGCCATTGATCCTGACGACTTTGTACATGTTTGGGGCATGGCAGGTTGGATGAGCACATACGAAAAAATGGTCAACCAGTTTGTGACAGGCGTGTTGGCTACCAACGAAGAAATGGTTGCTCACATGCGTATTGCGGGATGGACCGCTCCTATCTACAACATCTCCGGTCTTGCGTTTGGCAAAGAAGAAGTGCTGGAACGCATTGGTGGCGCAGGCAACGTTCGACCATTTGGGGCGCGCCCAAGACGTGTGGGTTTTGCAGCAAGATTTGATCAAGAAAAGCAACCGGGCTTTTTTATGGATCTGATTGACATGTATGGCGAACTCACAAGCGAACCATGTGAGTTTGTGATCTACAGCGGTGGTGAGTTACGCAGCAACAACCCAGAGTATGTGACTCGTGCTCGCAGGATGGAAGCAGCCGGACAGTTGAAAATTTACGACAACATTACAAAAAATGATTACTACGCTCACCTCAATAACACTCGTGTGTTGTTTAATTGTGCTTTACAAGACTGGGTCTCTAACACAGTTTCCGAGGCTGACACTCTTGGCTGTAATGTGCTTTATCCTGCCTATCGTAGTTTCCCCGAAACTTTCTCAAACGATCCCAACAGGCTTTACGTTCCTTGGTCAATAGATGATGCCTATCACAAACTGCAAAATCTCTTGCGTGATCCGCATCACAACATGGGATTGATCAGTGACTGGAACAACGGCACAGTGGATCGTGTGGTGGACATATTGCAGGGCACAGGAGAACAATGGAATCGTGCTGGCAACAGATATCGTGATCATGTGGCCCACGAAAAATATCAAGTGGTAAAGATTGAATCATGAAAGTAGTGGTCACTGGTTCGGCCGGTTACATCGGTGGGCAAATTGCACTGGCATTGAAAGATGCCGGGCACGAGGTCCTGGGTATTGATCGCAGACCGTGCCCGTCGCATCTCAAAGAAGTATTCAATCAGTTTGTGCTGGCCGACTTTGACAGTGACACAGCTGGTAAAAAATTGATACAATTTGTTCCTGATGCCATTATCCATTGTGCTGGCACAAGCCTAGTAGGCCCCAGTATTAAATATCCATCTGACTACTATCACAATAATGTTATTAAGACCATCCACATGTTGGATCTTGTACTTGCTGCTTTGCCCAAGACCAGATTTATCTTCAGTTCAAGTGCAGCAGTATATGGTGAGCCCACTATGACTCCGTGTGCTGAAACGGATCCTTGCGAACCGTTGAGTCCGTACGGTGAAAGCAAGCGCATGATTGAACAGGTGCTGGCCAGTTATCATCGGGCGTATAAACTAGACTATGTAGCATTTCGATATTTCAATGCCTGCGGTGCCGACAGCCAGGCACGCCATGGCAGTGAACCTGGTGGTACACATATCATTTCGCGGGTGTTAGAAAGCATTAGAGATCGACAAGAATTTGTGCTCAACGGTATTGACTATCCTACCAATGATGGTACTTGTGTGCGAGACTATGTGCATGTGGAAGACATTGCTGCTGCACATGTTGCAGCATTGGATGCCAAGGTATCTGCTGGTGTGTATAATCTTGGCAGCAACCAAGGTGTGAGTAATTTAGAAATTATTGACGCTGCACAACGAATCACAAAACAAATTTTGAATTTTAGATCAGGGCCTAAACGTGCCGGAGATCCAGCTGTGTTGACAGCAAGTTCAGATAAATTTGATCAGTACGGTCATTGGCAAAAATACACATTGGATAATATGATACAACATTCTTGGAACTGGTATGTTCGATAAAATTTTTGAGTTTGAAAAAGCACTGGCCAAATTCACTGGTGCACCTTATGCAATCATGACTGATTGCTGCACCCATGCAATTGAACTGTGCTTGCGTTATGATCGGGTACGCGGTCTTAAAATGACTCCTTACACCTATCTCAGCATACCAATGACCATGCACAAATTGGGCATTGACTATGTGTACATGGACGAACCTGAACAAACTTGGACAGGCGAATATAACTTTGTGTATACCAGAGTATGGGACAGCGCCAGGCGCTTGGAAGCTGGCATGTATCAAGCTGGACAGATGCAATGCGTGAGTTTCGGACATACAAAACCTTTACAAATAGGCCATGGCGGTGCTATACTGTTAGATAACAAGAAAGCATACAATACCATGATAAAACAACGTTATGATGGTCGCGATCTAAATACTGTGCCCTGGCAGTCACAAAAAACTTTCCAGATAGGATATCATTACAAACCTTCAATTGAAGATGCAGTACGTGGATTGGAATTGTTGGAACAATATCAATCTCAAGAGCCTGTGTTTGTGCCGTATCCAGATTTAAGAACCATAACCATCGAACTATAACATGACCGACTTTGTACCTGATCCACTACTGACTCCTCAAGACCAAGAATTCGTTCCTATGGAACAAAAACTATATGTAAAAAAAGAACCAGGTACCACTGGCAAATATCTCAGTGCCGCATTGCGCGATCGAATGAAAACAGATGGCAAGAGATTCTGGGCCGGCGATAACATCTCAGACTACGTAAGTGAATCAGCTAAGGAACACTTGATCAATGAAGCCGCAGAAGCATTTGAAAAAGTGCTGGACGCACTGCTGATTGATCGTGAAAATGATCCAAACAGTAAGGGCACTGCTCGACGTTTGGCCAAGATGTATTACAACGAGATAATGGCAGGACGATATGAACCAGCACCAGACGCAACAGCATTTCCAAACGATTCGCAGGACCGATATGAAGGCATGTTGGTGGTGCGTAGCGAGTTACGTAGTATGTGCAGTCACCATCATCAGCCTGTTAGTGGTGTTGCCTACATTGGAATTATCGCTGCACAAAAACTTATTGGGTTGTCTAAGTATACTCGTATTGCTCAGTGGTGCGCTAGGCGCGGTACTTTGCAGGAAGAACTCTGCAACGACATTGCCAGAGAAATAATGAAGGCAACTGACGCAGAAGATGTGGCCGTGTATGTACAAGCCATTCATGGCTGCTGTGAGAATCGTGGTATCATGGCACATTCAAGTCTCACACAGACCACTGTGCTCAAAGGTGCATTCCAGACTGATCAAAGCACAAAGAAAGAGTTCTTTGACAATATCAAACTACAACAAGAATTTGCACCAAGATAAATCTTTTCAAAAGAGACAAAATTGGTAGGTTGACTCAAAATTATGTTTCAGTTATAATGTCTAGTATCACTAATCAATTTAGATTACATTATGAAACAGATTTTTATTTTGTTAACTATACTGTTATCCGCGTGTGGTGGCGGCGGTGACGGAACAGCAAGCAATAACTCAATTCCTAGTCCAGTGCCTAGCCAAACTGCTGTGATCAATACTGCTAACAAAGTGATGGCTTATCAAAACGAAAACAGTGTGAGCCATTCATTCAATGTTGCAGTGGCTGATTTGAACGGAGATGGATTAGAGGATGTTGTGGTCACTGGATGGGCGGTGATGCCTGCAGGTTGGTCTGGTGTTCGTAATGCTAACGTGCCTGTAAAAATTCTCATACAACAAGAAAATGGCACGTTATTAGATCGCACGGATGCACTGCTGGGATCAAATAATATGATTGCTGGCGCACAACGAATTCTCATTGAGGATTTTGATAATGATGGCCGACCGGATATTTTTGTTGGTGGGTTTCAGGATGTGCCCAGCCGGTCGGCCACCAGTGTGATGTTTTGGAACAATGGATCAACATGGACTCGACAGGACTTTACAGAATCTGTATGGGCACATGCAGCATGTGCAGGAGATTTGCGAGGCACTGGCCGCAAAGATATTGTGATGGGCGCAAATGGAACCAGCCCCAATACCATTTTGGTAAACAACGGGTCAAGGTCATTCACGGTAAATCACTCGCTTACCAACACACCCATCAGCAGCGCCGGTGCATGCAGCATTGTCAAAGATTCAACTACCGGAAACATTGGTATTATCACAACCGATGTTGCCACCGAAGGGAATTACAGTGCTTATGTGAGAGTGTTTGATTCAAACATGAATTATATTACCACTCGTGGATTACCCGGCAGTGAAGAACGAGACAATATGAATCTCACTCACGATATAGTTAGTGTAGTGATTGTTGACATAGATAAAGATGGTGACCAGGATGTGGTATTGCTTGACAATGGCAATTTTAGATCCACAACTCCAACTGGTAAATTTACGGTGTTGGTCAATCAGGGCAATTTTAACTTTGTTGATCAAACCAACACATACTTTCCTTCACAAACAAATGATTTTGCTTTTGCAATGTATTCTCGTGTGGTTGATGCTGGTTCAAAAATATCTCTAATCGTTGGCGATGGTAAGGCTGCGCCAGCAGCAATATTATGGAAGCAAGATACTGTATCATTTAGTAAAACATCAACTGATTTATCAATGCAATATTTGACATTGTACAAAACCCGTAACAATAGTTACAAAGTGCTAATGTACGAAAATCTCATCCTGGGTCAATACACTTTTTATACGAAAGATTTATAATGGATTTAGCAGAAGCACAACAAACAGGCATAGCACCGTGGGATCAACATCTTAAAGACCTCAGTGATTTTCACGTCACCGTGTTTCAAGATCGTTATCCAGTCGCACCGGGACATTTGCTGTTCGTACCAAACTACAATACTCTCACAGTGATCAATGATGCATTTGAAAGTGCATTACGATATGGCGAAAGAATGGTGAGACAGGGAGAATATGATGGATACAATATTGGTTTTAATTCTGGCACCGCTGCTGGTCAGACTGTGATGTATCCACACATACATTTGATCCCTCGGCGGCACGGTGAGTGTACTGATCCAATAGGTGGTGGGCGTGGGGTCATACCTGGGCAGGCCAACTACAAAACAGATGGCTATAAACAGCCAGACTAAATATCCATACATCGGCCTATCGGCATCGTCCCGCTATACAAACTCCGCCGCCTATGCTATAATCTAACATAGGAGAAAATCATGGCAAAGAAATATTTTTCAACAAAAACTTACAGGCAAATTGGCCCTGTGGCCTATCGTCAATGGCGTGCGGATAGTCATTGCAATCTCATACATGGTTACGCAATGAGCTTTCACTTCGAATTTGAAGCAGACACCCTGGACGCACGTAACTGGGTCACTGACTTTGGTGGACTGAAACCGCTCAAAGAAAAACTAGAAGAATGGTTTGACCATACTTTGTTAGTGGCACAAGATGATCCCATGCGTGAGCACCTGTTGGAACTGGGTCGCTTGAAACTGGCCAAGATTACTGAAGTAGAACGCACTGGTTGTGAAGGCATTGCTGACTTTTTGTATGAATACATTAACACTATCTTCTTGCCCAACTGCGGCAGCGAAGAAGCCCGACGTGTGTGGTGTACCAGAGTAGAAGTTCGTGAAACAGATTCAAACATGGCAGGACGTCAAGGACACAGAGAGGACCATGAATTCAATGACTGAACATCGTTATAACATAGCCATGCTATTGGCCACTCGTGGCCGCACTGCCAGTCTAGACCGCAGCATACGCAGTCTAGTAGAACTGGCAGATGATCCTAAAAAATTGCAATTGATGTTTGCATTTGACAAGGACGATGAAATAGGCACAAGTTTTTTTAAAGAAACATTGCAGCCTTGGTTAGATTCTCAATCAGTCACCTACGTGGCCATGCGGTTTGATCGGTTAGGCTATGTGAATCTGCACAAATACAACAATGCATTGGCCAAGCTGTCTGACAGCGAATGGTTGATGATCTGGAATGATGATGCTGTGATGCAAACCAAAGGATGGGACAGTGTGATCATGAGCTACACAGATCCGCATTTGAAATTGTTGGGCTTCTGTACTCATAACATGCATCCTTACAGCATCTTTCCCACTATACCTCGTGCTTGGTTTGATTTGTTGGGTTATATCTCTCCGCACAGCACACAAGATGGGTGGGTGAGTCAACAAGCATACCTGTTGGATATCTATCACAGAATTCCAGTTGATGTGTTACACGATCGATTTGATCTTACTGGCAACAACGGGGATGCCACTTTCTTGGACCGACATATTTTAGAAGGCAAACCACTGGATCCAAATGATTTCCATAGTTTACCAAATCTTCAAATACGTCAAGGTGACTGTGCCAAATTGGCCATGTACATGCAAGAGCATGGGCAGAGTACTGAATATTTCGAAAATGTGTTTAAAGGTACTCAAGAGCCGTGGCAGCGACTGCTAGAAAACGACCCTAACAATCAAATGAAACAATTTAACAATCCACACTTTGGCAAACCGGCGACTGCAGAATCAATAAGTACATGATGAAACATAAAATTGCCTGGGTCCAACCCAATTTCCAACAAGGTCCCAAAGAGTTCAATGCGTATTACCTGCCCTACTCAGCTGGTGTAGTATGGAGTTACAGTCTAGCTGACCCAGAGATCCGCGAACGATTTGAAGCCACTGATTGGATCTGGCGCAGAGATGCCATAGAACCATTGGCACAGCGTCTAGCACAAAATCAAATTGTGACTTTCAGCACCTACGTATGGAATCATCGGTACAATTATGCACTGGCCAAACGAATCAAAGAAATAAATCCTGCTGTGTTGACTGTGTTTGGTGGCCCCGAAGTTGCAATTACCGATCCTGACTTGTTTGTGAAAGAACCTTTTATAGATCTCGTGATCTGCTACGAAGGAGAAATAACTTTCAAAAATGTGCTACAGCATTTTGAAACCAAAGATTGGGAAAATGTATCCGGTGTGTTGATCAACAGAGATGGTCGAGCAGTAAAGACACAAGATGCCAAACGCATTGAATCATTAGAAGAAGTGCCAAGTCCGTACTTGGCAGGCATCTTTGATCAAATGATAGCCGAACATCCTGACGTGACATGGCAAGGTACTTTGGAAACCAATCGTGGATGCCCATTTGCTTGCACATTTTGTGACTGGGGCAGTCTGACCTATAACAAGGTCAAGAAGTTCGAACTAGAACGTGTGTTTGAGGAACTGGAATGGATGGCCAAACACAACTTTGACTGGATCTCAATTACAGATGCCAACTTTGGTATGTTCCCCGAACGTGATGGCATGATTGCAGACAAGATCATTGAGATGCAAGAAAAGTACGGATCTCCGAGAACATTCAGTGTGGCCTGGGCTAAAAATCAAAAGAAAGAAGTCATAGACATTGTGAAGAAATTGTTGGACGCACGTGGCTTCAACCAAGGCCTGACACTGAGTGTACAAAGTTTAGATTTGGATGTGCTGGAAAACATTCGTCGAAAAAACATGGAGATGAACAAGTTAGAAGAAGTGTTTGAGCTGTGCGACCAGCGCAACATTCCTGCCTACACAGAACTCATACTTGGTTTGCCCGGAGAGTCACTGGAATCATGGAAGAAAAACTTCTATGCATTGTATGATTTGAATCAGCACACTGGTATCACTGTGTTCCAGGCACAGTTGTTGGAAAACGCCGAAATGAACTTGTTGCAAAAGAAACTGTTCAAGATCACCAGTCAACCTGTTACTGATTACTTTGCCGGCAGTTACAGTGTGGAACACATTGAAGAAAGCATTGATGTCATAACAGGCACCAAAGATATGCCTACCCCAGTGATGTTGGATGCACAGATCTTTTCGTGGTTCCAGACCACATTCCATATCAATGGATTTGCTACTCTGGTTGCTAGATTCATCAACAAGTACAAAGGCCTAAGTTACAACGACTACTATGAAGATTTATTTGCGTACTTTCTGACCAACGATTGGTTAAAAAAGGAAGAAGCTGAGGCAAGGCAATATTTCTCCAACTGGATGACCACTGGTCGAATTAACCATCCCAAGATTGGTGTGGAGATACACGGTTGGAATATCATTCATAGAACCAGTATGAACATGCATCAAGAAGATCGTGTGGATGAACTGTATGATTTCTTGGAAATATTTTTACAACGTTACGACTTACCCAAAGATTTGTTGGCCAGTTTGATGAAGCTGCAAAGAGGTTACTACATCAAATACAACGACAGAAATCAATATCCAATGAATCTTGAATTGGACTATAATATTTGGGATTATTTGAGTTTCAACCAAGCTCTACAGAAGACTGCCACAACATATCGCTTGGACTTTCCAGAAGACAAAACCATGAGCCGCAATCGATTTTTGGAGTTGTTTTATTTTGCAAGACGCAGAAATTTTGGCAAAGCCACAGTGGATTTGGTAGGAGTTGAAAATCTCAAAGGTACACATCGCGGTGCTGGTGCTGCCAAAGCACAAGGTACTTTTTCTATTAAAAAAACGTATTAACTGTATAAAATAATTGTGAGAGAATTTATGGATACTGAATTCAAGTATGATATCAGTGTGCTGTTGCCCACACGAGGGCGTACTACTGCACTGAGACGAAGTGTACAATCACTGTACGACAATGCAGCTGACCCAAAGTCAATATACTTAATGCTGGGTTTTGATCAGGACGATGCTGTGGGCACAGACTATTTTTATACCAGTTTGAAACCCTGGTTGGATTCTATCAAAGCCAACTACACCGCAATGAAATTTGAACCCATGGGGTATATTCGACTGAACGAATATGTGAATGCAATGGCACGCATGGTCAAATCTCGTTGGTATATCATTTGGAATGACGATGCTGTGATGCAGACGCCTGCATGGGATAGTGAAATTATGAAACATGAAGGTAAATTCAAACTGTTGGCATTCTGCACACACAATTTACATCCTTACAGTATTTTTCCCATTGTGCCACGCAAGTGGCTGGAATTGTTGGGATATCTTTGCCCGCATCAAATTTCTGATGCATGGCTGAGTCAACAGGCCTACATACTAGATGTGTTTGAACGCATACCTGTTGATGTGGCACATGAACGTTACGATCTCACTGGAAAAAATCAAGACGCTACTTTCAACAACAGACCCATGCTGGAAGGCAATCCCAAAGACCCTAGAGATTTTTTATACGCGGATGTGATAGAACTACGATATAGCGATTGTAGGAAAATTGCTGCATACATGGAAAGTATAGGAATGAGCACTGAGTTTTTTAAAAACGTACTTAGAGGCACACAAGACCCCTGGGAAAAACTCAAGATCAATGACGTAAATCATCAACAATCACAATGGAGCATGGAGATCAAACGATCTATCATGGAAGGATAATCAATGAACGACCAAACACTTGAACAGCGTATCATACGCTACTGGGACAATCAACCTTGTAATATTTTACATGGCACCAGCGAAGTAGGAACATTGGAATTTTATCAACAGGTATCTGAACGCAGATATCGAGTGGAGTCACACATAAGAGAATTTGCCAGCTTTCATCTTTGGCAAGGCAAACGTGTGTTAGAGATTGGCTGTGGCATAGGAACAGATGCTGCTGAATTTGCCCGATACGGTGCAGATTATACTGCTATTGACATTAGCCCGCGCACGGTAAAATTAGCTCAAGAACGATTCAAAGTTGAAGGGCTGGATGGAAACTTTGTGTGCGGCGATGCCAGTGATGCTGCGGTATACCAAGGCCTGGGCCAGTTTGATTTGGTTTACAGTTGCGGAGTCATGCATCACTTTCCACGGATTGATGATATGATACAAAATGCATATGACGTGTTGGTGCCTCACGGCGAATTTAGATTTTTGGTATACGCCAAAAACAGCTGGAAGTACAGCATGATTCGTAAAGGTCTCGATCAATTTGAAGCACAAAATGGTTGCCCGTATGCCAAGGCCTACACCAATGAAGAAGTGTATGCATTGTTGGGCGACCGTTTTCATATTGAGCGTTTGCGCCAGGCACATTGTTTCATGTACGATGTGCCGGCTTACAAACAAGGTAGATATGAATTGGAACCTTGGTTTGAGGCCATGCCGGCTGACATGCGAGATGCCATCAAAGAATATCTTGGGTGGCACCTTCTGGTCAAAGCTCGGAAAACATGAGCCGATTATTTGCATTTGGTTGTAGTTTTACCAACTATCGTTGGCCTACTTGGGTGGATTGTTTAGAGCCTGAGTTTGATCACACACAAAATTGGGGACAGGCCGGTGGCGGCAATCACTACATATTCAATTCAGTAATGGAATGTGATCAACGCAATACTTTTGGTCCAGGTGACACTGTGGTTGTGTGTTGGACCAGTATAGATCGTGAAGATAGATATGTAGACAATCGCTGGCATACACCGGGAAATGCATATTTTGCCAAAACGGTGTATCATCCAGAATATATTCGTTCACATATTGATGAGCGAGGATTTTTAATACGAGATTTAGCATATATCAAAGCTGTTAAAACATTGTTAGAATCACGTCCAGGAGTTGACTGGAAATTTTTAAGCATGGTTGAACTCATGGCAAGACCCAATGACGACGATGATGTGAGTCAATATCGTGATGTCATGCGACTTTACAGCAATGTGCTAGATTGCATTTTACCCGGATACGATAAAACAGTTTTTAAAAACAACTGGCCCAAACCCGGACCTGATCCGCACCCCAGTCCTGAAGAACATTTGGCTTACTTAGATGCAGTGTTACCAGGATGGGTGACAAAATCTGAAACTCGTGTTAAAATGCACAAAGTCAGTATCAATCTAAATAAAGATCCAAACTACTCAGGAATGACCAAGGTAACAAGATTATGAGCAAAATTAAAATAGCAGAACTATTCTACAGCATACAAGGCGAAGGCCGCTACATGGGTGTGCCCAGTGTGTTCTTACGTACATTTGGCTGCAACTTTAAATGTGCAGGCTTTGGAATGCCACGCGGAAAATTGAGTGATGAAGCAGAATTCATTGATCCTACAAAATTTCGTACATACAATGAATTGCCATTAGTAAGCACAGGCTGTGACAGTTACGCCAGCTGGGATCCACGTTTCAAAGACCTAAGTCCAATGCTGACTACAGATGCCATTGTAGAACGTATTATAGAAATACTTCCGCATGGCGAGTGGCGCGATGAGCATTTGGTTATCACCGGAGGCGAACCATTGCTGGGATGGCAGAAACAATTTCCAGACTTGCTGAAACATCCCAAGATGAAAGGTCTTAAAGAAATTACATTTGAGACAAATGGCACTCAAAAACTAACAACTGAATTCAAACAATACCTGCATACATGGAAATATCATGATGATATTGACTTTTGTAGAGACGTTACATTTAGTGTGAGTGCCAAATTACCATGCAGCGGAGAGCTGTGGTCGGATGCTATCAAACCTGAATGTGTATTCGAGTATGAAGAGTATGGCACAGCATATTTGAAGTTTGTTATTGCCACAGAACAAGACTTTGTGGATGCTGAACGTGCCATTGTTGAATATCGTAATGCTGGATTTACAGGACACGTTTATCTAATGCCAGTGGGCGGTGTAGAAAGTGTTTATGCAATGAACAATCGTAATGTAGCACTGTTGGCAATGAAACATGGATTACGATACAGTGACCGACTACAAGTTCCATTGTTTAAAAACGAATGGGGCACCTGACAGAGTGACTGACAAATCAAATCTAATCAAAGGACGCAACAGCTACGATAGCACCAGTACAGGAGCACTTGTTCCATTCTTAAACAGGAATGTGACTCCTTATGCTACTGAAAGCAGTGGTCCCAAGTTTGATTTGATCCCTGTCACTGAGCAGAAGGATCTCATGATCAATCATGCCAGGATGTATGCCCAGCAAGAGTATGATCGCATAATGGCTTTGGTACATGTGCTAGAAGATCAAGCCCAGCAGATCAAACGCAGATTAGAGATAACAGATGCGGTACACGGTGCAGAGTTCCAATTCAAACTGGTAATGGGTAGATGTTATTGGTTGGTGTGGGAGAAAAGGCGAGAAAAAATGTTGCTGGTGCCTACTGGGCCAAATGGTTGGAGTAGCGCCGCGCCAGAAGATTATGAGTATGTGGCACAGGTAAAATACATGGGCGACCATACTTGGATGGAAATAAAAGAGGATTGATATGGGATTACTTGATATTTTTCGAAAAAAAGCAACACTGGCACCTGAGCCAAAAGTAGCACCAGCTGCACCTAAAGTTCGAGCGCCCAGGGAAGAATCCAAGTCTGCTAAACAACTGGCTACCGAAGCCAACGAGCCGTATGTGGCTGTGTTGCGTATGGATGTGGATCCCAACAACCTGCATCAAGGTGCGTTCGAACTAGACTGGAATGAGATCTTTGTGGCGCGATTGGTCAAGGCAGGTTACATGATCAAAAAAGATGATGCCGATTCTGACATAGTGGACCGTTGGTTCCAAAATGTATGTAGACATGTGGTCATGGAGACCTGGGAACAAGAACAAGCTATCAAGAATTCTGGAGTGTATGTACAGTCAAGAAACATCGGCGATGGCCGCAGCGAGATAAGTTGATGCAAGGACTAGCGCCTCCAAAGACCATAAAGATCTACCAACTGTTGAAAATGTCAACCAATAAAAGTTTGTATATTTTATCTGTTGGCACCAACACTGGTACTACTGCTGTTGGCACAGGTATGTATACGACACTGCAAGAAGCTGAGTACAGCCGTACATTAGAGATTCTTAGAGACACCGATAGTGCATACAATTCTTATCACATCTTTGAACTAGAATTTCCCAACCCAATATACAAAGAATGATATTCAATCACATTAAACAACTCAAGTCTGAAGGCAAGCGCATAGGCATCACGTTCTCAACTTTTGACATGCTGCATGCCGGGCATATTGCCATGCTGAGTGAAGCTAAAAATCATTGTGACTACTTGATTGCAGGCTTGCAGACTGATCCTACTATAGATCGCCCGGATACCAAAAATCATCCTGTACAGAGCGTGGTGGAACGACAAATACAATTGGCTGCATGTCGTTATGTAGACGAAGTTGTGGTGTATCAAACTGAACAAGATCTTATTGACCTGTTGTTGATCCTGCCTGTGGATGTACGTATCTTGGGTGTGGAATATTGTGACAAAGATTTCACTGGTCGAGATGAAGGTTCCCGAAGAGGCATTGAACTGGTATTTAATGGTCGTGATCATTCATTCTCTAGTTCAAGCCTGCGTCGACGTGTGGCGGCGGCCGAGAGTCACAAAGTGTTGTCACAAAAATGATATTGTACATCAATGGCGACAGCCACGCAGCTGGCGCCGAAGCTGAAGTATCGTATGGCTGGGCTGAGGATGACGGTCGCTTCTGGGGACAAGGAAAGCATCCACATCCTGACAACGAAGCGGTAAGTTTTGGTGCCGAACTGGCTCGATTGCTGGGCTGCGAACGAATCAATCAAAGCCAATCTGGCGGTAGTAATGCTCGAATTTACCGAACAACTGTTGAATGGGTGCAATCCAATCCTGACCTGTTGGCAGATACATTCATGCTGATACAATGGAGCACCTGGGAAAGACAAGAATGGTTTCATGATGGCACATGGTATCAAGTGAATGCATCAGGTGTGGATCATGTGCCAGCTGAACTGGAACAGCGATATCGTCAATATATCATTGACATAGACTATGGTGCCTGCACCAGAGCCAGTCACGACATGGCATGGAAATTGCATCAGTATCTCTCCAGAAAAGGTGTAAAGCATCTGTTCTTCAATGGCAACAGCACATTCAGTGATTTGGCTCAAGACCCCAAAGTTTGGAACCACTGTTATTTAGATCCATACAATGCCCAATCAAGCTACGATCATGTGCTCAAAAACAACGGATTTGACTATGTAAATCCAAAATCTTATCATTTTGGCAAACAAGCCCATTGCTTTTGGGGCAAATATCTGTTACAATACATCAAACAGCACCAACTATTGGACCTTGATGAAATACCTACTGATTGACACAGCCAACATGTTTTTCCGAGCACGGCACAGTGCTCACCGTGCATCAGACTCGTGGACCAAACTGGGGTTTGCATTGCATGTGACACTGATGGCAGTAAACAAAGTGGCTCGCAGATTTGATGCTGATCATGTGGTATTTGCACTAGAAGGTCGCAGCTGGCGCAAAGACCATTACAAGCCATACAAGGCCAATCGTGCTGTGGCACGTGGCAAAATGACCGAGATCGAAGCTGAGGAAGACAAGCTGTTTTGGGAAACCTACGATGAGCTGACACAATACCTCGGCAACAAGACCAATTGCAGTGTAATACGTCATGCCCAGGCCGAAGCAGATGATGTGATTGCGCGATGGATTGCCTTGCACCCTCAGGACGAACACATAGTGGTCAGTTCGGACACTGATTTTGTGCAACTGATCGCGCCCAATGTCCAGCAGTTCAATGGCATCACAGACGAACTGATCACACTAGAAGGCATATTTGATGCCAAGGGCAATGCTGTCAAAGATAAAAAAACCAAACAGCCAAAGACCATCCCTGATCCAGCCTGGCTGCTGTTTGAGAAGTGCATGCGTGGCGACAGCTCAGACAATGTGTTTAGTGCATATCCAGGAGTTCGTGAAAAAGGCACAAAGAACAAAGTTGGTCTCCGTGAAGCGTTTGCTGATCGAGACAAACGCGGATATTCTTGGAACAATCTCATGCTCCAACGTTGGACCGACCACGAAGGTGCTGAACATCGTGTGCTAGACGATTACGAACGCAATCGCACCTTGATCGATCTTACTGCTCAACCTGATGAGATCAAACTGTTGGTAGACACAGCCATCCGTGAACAGATCAGTCACAAGGATGTAGGCCAAGTGGGCACACACTTCTTGCGATTTTGCGGCAAATACGATTTGGTCAAACTCAGCGAATCTGCAGACAGTATTGGTCGCTGGTTGAACAAAACATACACAGGAGAACTAGATGATATTAGCAATGCCAGTAATAGCTGACCGCTATTGGATACTTAAAAAAGACAATCTCAAGGTTGGGCAAATTGAAGCACAGGACGATGGTTATACTGTTAAAATCAGCAACACAGTAAAAAAATACAAGACCATCAAGATGATGGATCGAGACATTGAGTTTGTACCGGCTGTTGAAATCCGACCCAATCCTGAAAATCAAGTGTACGGATACGATACTGGACAAAAAGTATTCAATGCCATGTGGGACATACAACATCGACTGCCGTTGTTCACACAAGAAGAAAACAGCAAGAGTTGGTTTGCTGCCGGATGGTACTATGTCAAAAAACATCGAGCCTGGAAGATGGTACAAAATCCCAAACTGATCACACTACAACGATACAGCTATCAAGGCCCGTATCACAACAAAGAAGAAGCTGTTGCCAAAGGAACACCATGACTACCAATGTATTTAAAGACCAAGAAAAATTCATGCTGGCCTGCGACCAAAGTGTCACAGGAGATCAAGCACAATTTGACATGTACATCGAGTTGATTGCAGAAGAGTTTGAAGAACTACAAGATGCTGACACTGATGTAGACACACTGGATGCCTTGATTGACATCCTGGTTGTCACAATTGGTGCCATACACAGCATGGGTGCTGATGGCGAGCGCGCCTGGATCGAAGTCATGCGTAGTAACTTTGCCAAAATTGATCATGACTCCGGCAAAGTACGCAAACGTGAAGATGGCAAAGTGCTCAAGCCTGACGGTTGGAAACCACCCGAACTAGAACAATTTTTGAGAAAGAACTAGTATGAGCTTGCACATAAATCGTTTTGTAGACAGTATCAAAGCACACGAATCACGCAATCAACGTGATTTCACTATGACCATGAGAGATGCCAAAGATCTGCATGCAGACATAACCAAACTGCTGCTGACTTTGGACGCCATGCGATCTCCTGCTGCTGGCAAAAACGAAGCTGTTTCGATAGAACTTGATGGTGGAAGTTTTAAATCTACATAGATTATGTGATAAATAATGCTATGAGCAGGCCACGTCCACAGGTGTTGATTGAACACACCAACAAAGTAACTTACAAAACAGAACAAGTTTTAGCAAGTGAAGGAGTGTGGGCAGTGTTTTATGATGCCAAACCCATCAATCTCAAAACCAGTCACATGCTCACACAGTACCCTGGGCCCAAGTACAAAAAGGTAAGTTTTAGCAACCCAGGACATGCTAAAAATTTGTCCCGCAAGCTGAACACTCAATTTAAAACTGACAAGTTCACGGTGGTCTTGCTAACTCAGGGGTCACAAGTATACCCCGATGTCAAATAAACTTTACTACACTCGGCAACTGCTGCGACAACTGCCCGATGATGACCGGCCAACCGAAGATGGGGCCTTGAAAGAATGGTGGCAAGATATTCGAGAAGACAGTGGGTTACGATTGAGTTGGGAAGGACACGCAATCATGATCCAACTGGAAATAGAATCTTGGTCATTTGACACTGATTTTGAAATAGGGCCGGGACAGTTGATATTGTTGAACAACAAACTCACTTGTCCATATTTTATCATAATGGGCAAAAAAATGCTGTCTAAAAAACAACCTCAAATAATAATGTATGGCAGCCAGGAAGCTACCATGTATGCATTGTACGGTGATTTGAAACGGTTTTTGAAATACCTAAAGACTACATAAAGAGCTAAAAATCAATTGACCATAAATAGTTTTCCTGCTATACTATAGCTTAGGGACCTTAGCTCATTAGGTTAGAGCAAGCGACTCATAATCGCTGGGTGGAGTGTTCGAATCACTCAGGTCCCACCAAACAACTGGCGTTCGTATAATGGATAATACAGGGGATTTCTACTCCCTAAATAGCAGTTCGATTCTGTTACGCCGGACCAGATTTATGAAAAAAAACACAGTTGACTATGACCTAGAGCAGGACATTCAAACATGTACCTGGATGTTGCAAAAAGTGCGAGACAGTGAGAACTACGCACAGAATCTTTATGCAGCCATGTGCAACAATGTGTTTCAAAAAAACGAAGTATGGTCCTTGCTGAAAAATGAATACTGGTCATGCTCATGGCGCAGTGCCGGCGGCTTGATCTCCCGCTTGCGAAATGAAGGCGATTACATGGACTGGTACTGCTCAGGCATAGGAGATGGACTGGGCAATGGTGATGCTGACGGAACCAAAGGCTATGTGGGCGAAAGCGTGGTCACTGACGAAATACGGCAGGATCTGTTTGCCATCGGCTGGATGGTGCAACCATACGATGAAGAAGTTAGCTAAATATTTTTTTAAGAGGTAACACTATGGCAACACGTAAAACAACAACCCCGCGACCCAAGAGCTTGAAAACCATGGCCAAACGAGCTGCTAAGGCCTATGTGCGTAAGCGCAGCAAGTAATTGCGATGATAGTACGACTAGCAAACAAAATTGGTCAAGCACATGGACGTTTCTTCATGTGGTTGGGCAAGAAAGCAGAATCGAATCCTTGGTGGGCAGTGGCACTAACTGTGTGGGCGTTGTATGAAATTGGTGAACACATCGCAGGGCCGGTGATGGCCATTATGTATGCCACAGGGCACTTGGTTATCCAATGATGTCAACTAAATGCATATCTTGTGCGTTATATATGTATAGGAGATAAGTTATGAAAAAAGTATTATTGGTAATTGCATTACTAGCAGCAACCGCAGCCCAAGCACAATGGCGTCATGATCATCGACATTGGGACAACCGACCTGTTATTGTTGAACAAAGAAATGACTGGATTGGCCCATTGATCATTGGTGGTATTGCTGGAGCAGTAATTGCCAATGCTAACCAGCCACAACCAGTTGTGGTTCAACGTGAGCAAGTGATTGTACCACAACCCCAGACCATTTGCACAGCGTGGAGAGAAATTCAGATGCCGGATGGTCAGATTTACCGTGAGCGTAATTGCTATCAACGATAAATAAAAGTTATTGCTGTATGAAGCAAAGAGAAAAGTGTTCTGGACGCGGGTTCGACTCCCGCCAGGTCCACCAAAAGAACTTTTGCATTAGCCACACCAGAAATGCAGTATGTGGGGGAATGTTAGTCGATAGTTCTTTTGATGGGCCTGCCCTGGTTTCGACAGAGTAAAGAGTAACAGAGTGGACAGCACAAGAGCAACCTTGTAAAAAGAAGAAAATCTATAAACGCAAACGACGAACTGTTCGCATTAGCAGCCTAAACGCCGCTTAGGGTAAGACATACCTCGTAACAGAAATTCAGAACCCGCTTTGGCGGGTTTCTTTTTGGCTTGTGTCAACGTGATGCTGGGCTACCGCGTTATATATGTATGCAAGACAAAAAACAACTTGATGACTATGAAACAAAAGCGGATAAAACCGAACCGTTTCAGGAACAGTATTTTCCCACCAGTTATGATTGGAGACAATCCAATTGTGATGAGAGGCGCAGTACACCATGTCGTCGAACTGACAATGTCCGGCATAAATTTCATTAACCTAAAGGAACTCTAAATGAAAACCATCGCTACTGTTATCGCTACTTTGGTAGCAACTGCTGCTTTTGCCACCGAGCCTGCCAAGACTGCCGCACCTGCTGCCAGTGCCGCTGCACCTGCTGCTGCTGCAAAATGTGATCCTGCTAAAGACAAGACTTGCAAGGTAGAAGCCAAGGCAACGCCTGTCAAAAGTGAAGCACCTGCTGCCAAGGTCGAAACAAAAACAGCTGAGCCTGCAAAGAAGTAATCCAGACGAAATAGACGACAGCGACGATGATGGATATAACGATATTGATCTTCATGTGGCATATCGTCGTCCCAGTCTAATACCATGCAATGATCAATGTCATGACCACGATCAAGATGAATTGTCTGACCATGTGTTAGTTAGACTGGCTGTGGCCCGAGCCAAGGCATTGCAGGTCTTGACCAGAAAGGTTGCTTAGGCAACCTTTTTTGTTTATAATAAGTATTAAAGGACAACTCAACATGATTGACTGTATGATTTTAGGCGACAGCATTGCTGTAGGTACACATCAGTTCAGACCCGAATGCGTGGCCCATGCTCGTGGAGGTATCAACAGCTGGCAGTGGCGCAAAGAATATCTAGAACAAGATCAAGGTAACAATCTTGTGGCCGAAACAGTGATAATCAGCTTGGGATCCAATGATCATCGGGGCGTAAAAACTCTAGAAGAAATATCAAGAATACGATTGGCAGTAAGAGCCAAACGAGTATTTTGGATATTGCCGGCTATCAACCCTGATATACAAGCCCGTATACGGGAAGTTGCTGCTGGGTTTGGAGATACTGTTTTAGAAATCAACAGATTACAACCTGATGGTATTCATCCCAGTTGGGCAGGCTACAAAAACATTGCCGAAAGAACAAAATAATGGGCAAGCAAACTGAATACTTTGACAGCATTGGCTATCGACCCAAGTACTGGATCGGCGATCGTGTGTTTGGCCACTGGAACAAAATACCATTTGTGGGCAGTGTGGGCAACGACACTGTGATTGACAACACTGGCCCACGAATCTCAATACATTTAGATTTGCCAATTCAATTTGAACAAAAGATTCACCGCATCATAGTGGTCCGTCACAAAGATATAAAAAAACTGGTTCCAATGGATTAGTAAATAACAGTATGAAAATTGACACAGCATACAACAATCAACTGCACAGGCTTCAAGACGTAAAACACGTGGACCAACAGCATCAGGAAAAAGTACAAGAAGCTGCTCGAGCAAAATTTCAACACCAGGTCGAAGAAGCCCATCGCATCGAAATCAATCGTCGCATGAATCGTCCAGGGCAAAACATTGATAAAATGGCCTAACGTCGTGACACATTCACTTGCCCAGAATGCGGTTGTGGTCGGGAAGATTACGAAGAAATAATTATCTGATGAAAATTGCCGAAAACAATTGCTTTTTTGTCAATAGGCATATATAATACACTATGATTATGCAACAAGCCCAACTGTCCCGAGAGATACCCTCACTCAACTATGCGAGTGAGGCGCTGGATTATGACTTCAGCGGGCCTAGTGATATTTGATACTACACAAATTTCACGAAAGACCCGCCAACTAGGCGGGTTTTTTTTTGGTGGTTGACCACTAATTGCCCAACTGCTACAATAGCGGCAAGTAGGGAAAAACAGCAAGATTTGTAAAGTCCTTCCAAATTGTAGGGCTTTACAAAACCGGTTGACCAGTATCGCACTTGGTGTTATACTAGAGACTAGTTAGAAAGCAGCACAGTGCATCGACACAGTGCAGCAAGTTCGTTAAAAATTTGATTTTGTATAGTGTACTCAGATTCAGTTCTGAGCACTATATGTAAACACAATTATACAGGTTACCTACATCGTTAGGTGAGTGATAGGATTATGGGTTTGAGCCCCGCCGTGGCTGGCTACTCCTCCACTTACAAGATGCTGAATCAGTGGCTTAGGCCATGAAGATGAGGAAGACGAAACAGGTAGGCAGTAATGACGGCGATTGGTCTAATCATAGCTAGATTAGATTTTATCAGCAAAGTTCCTGTATAATTGTGTTTTCATATAGTGAATCATGGAGCATTCGTCTATCGGTTAGGACAGTGGGTTTTCAGTCCACTAAGAGCGGTTCGACTCCGCTATGCTCTACCAAGTTATGGAGAAGCGGGTGCTGCGGCATCTGTTATCCACCAAGTTTTGTAAGTGTAGATGTAGTGAAAGTAAGGCGTCGAAAACCTTATGAGGCAACGGTTCGAGTCCGGCAACATGGCAACTGCTAAGTAGCTACTATTACTACGTACCTCTATCCTGTCCGCGGCTTCACAGAAAATACAGGTAGAATGGTAGCAATGAGTGAGGTGCTGCTACTTACAAATTCAATTTATATGGTATTATATAAAAACACATTTTGCTTTGGATGCGTGACAACTTTGTCGGATGCGTAGGGCTTACTAAAGTGTGTTCCTATATGGTAATGTTATCTGCAGGTAGCATCCGTGCTGGGGAGTAATTGCCCTCAGGAACTCGCGGTCTTCTAGTGGTTAGGATGCCCTTAGTGGGTGATGCAGGTTCGAATCCTGTCCGCAATGAGTTTGCCATATAAGAACATACTCCAGGTTGGGTTAGATTCGCGGTCTAACTATTTGGGTCTGTAGTGTAGCCCTCCAAAACTACACGTGACTAAGATACGTAGTGTGTTCCTATATGGTAAGAATCCCGTTACTACTTTCGTTAAAGTAGCGTTTGACTAGCGATAGAGGTCCGGTGGCAGAAGACCGTTAGCGGAGCAATCCTGAATCTGATAGGCAGTTATCTTTCTGCACACAGATACCAGATAAAAAAGATGGACAGAGTAACCGCTCAATCAAGGGCTGGTGTGGAAACCAGTAGCTTGTCCTTATTTGGTCTCAAAGTGTTCATGGACGCACACAACACTGTCACTGTTGAAGAAGGGGATCGTTACCCCTTGAGACCGCCAAGTTATGGAGAAGCGGATGCTACGGCATCTGTTATCCACCTTTTATGTGTGAGAGCCGGATTAGTGACGGTGCTGATGTATGTCAGTGAAAGGGTGAGCGAACCCACCCCCACACACCAAGTTATCTCTGAGTAGACGAATCGGTAAAGTCGTCCTTACTAGTAGGTCAAAAAGGTTCCAAAAACCTTGGTGGTTCAATTCCACTCTCAGAGGCCCAGTTTTGTAAGTGTCAGCAAGAGAAAGTCACGCTATACTGTATTCTTCGAAGGTACTTTATAGTAGAAGGTTAATGGGTTCAACTCCCACCCGCGGGCAACTGCGGAGGTCTGCAACGGAGACTGTACTGGACCTGTATCCCAAGTGACGTACCGAACCCCGCTCGAGCTTGTTAATTCGGGGGAATGGTAGCAATAGTGTGGTGCTACTACTTGCAAATTCAATATCAGCCCCGGTGATGTAACGGTAGCCATGTTGGTCTTAGAAACCAAATTCTGGGAGTTCGAGTCTCCCCTGGGGCACCAATCAAAAAAGCGAGTGTGGCGTAATGGTAGCCGCATCAGACTTAAAATCTGAGGTCGTAATGGCGTGCCGGTTCGAGTCCGGCCACTCGTACCAATTCAGGAAGATGATGCAGCGGGGATGGTCCTGCGACTGGCCTTGAAAACCAGGTTCTCTTAACAGGGATGGGGTTCGACTCCTCCGTCTTCCGCCAATTTTACCAAAATCAGTTGACCACTAAAAACAATGGTGTTATACTAGATAAATACATGCAGCGGAGTGGGGGAGTTCGGTCGTCCCCGGAAGTCTCATAAGCTTCAGATCGGTGGTTCAAATCCATCCTCCGCATCCATTTTAACCTGTGTTGTATAAATACAACACAAGATATTTTAAGAGGTTGACTTCTTAAGATATATAACGTATAATTGATACTATGAAAACGCAAATCTGTTCACTGTTGATTAAACCCATGCATCAGGCAAGTACCTGGGCGCGTGGCTATGGTCGCGTGAATACATTTCCAGGAGCCCGCGGGTCCTTGAGGAGTCATATACTGTAACAAGTATCAAGACATACCCAAAAGGACCCCGGAACTAAAAACTCCGGGGTTTTTCATTTTGTAGAGTTGAATAGTGTGAATAGGTAACGTGGACCTAGCCTGCACTTAAAACATGGGCAAACGGGCGGCCTCGGGGATGGCTTGTGTTCTTGTACATAAAAAAATCCGAGCGTATTAAAACAGATTGCGTATCCGTTGCTGGTCGCTTGACAGAAATGTTATTCCCACAGCATACATTCTGTTTTAATACACACATTCGCAAGAGTGTGGAACAATTTTGGGGACATGGCAGGTGGTCGATTGCGACAGACTGTAAATCTGTTCTTAATAGCGCGGTGGTTCGAATCCATCTGTCTCCACCAGTTATTGTATAGAGAGCTTCGATTACGGCACCTCTATACAAAACAACATAGAAGGCGTAATCCTAGTCTGCCCAGTAGCAGAGCGTCTATGTTGTGTTTTTTTCGGGGGATTGGTATACTTGGCTAACACACCTGGTTTGCAACCAGGAGCAAACGGTTCGAATCCGTTATCCTCCACCAGTTTTGTTGGGACATTGTGTAATGGTAGCACAACAGACTTTGACTCTGTTAGCCTAGGTTCGATCCCTAGTGTCCCTGCCAAGCAACTTTAGCTGATGTGGTCATAGCGGCGGCCTGAAGAGCCGTTGAAGTAGGTTCGATTCCTACAGGTTGCACCAACAACATGTAGCGGTGGCAGAGTGGCCCAATGCATGGGATTGCAAATCCCAAAAACCGTGAGTTCAAATCTCACCCGCTACTCCAAGTCAAGTCCATACAGCCCTTTGACGGCTTCGTCCCTGGACAGTTTTTTACCGCCTTGGCTCAATTGGATAGAGCACTGGATTACGAATCCGGGGGTTGGGAGTTCGAATCTCTCAGGTGGTACCATTTGTTATATGGTGTCTGTCGCCAAGTGGTTAAGGCCTCGGGTTGTGATTCCGACATGCGTGGGTTCGATCCCCATCAGACACCCCAGTTTTGGTTGTGTGACGTAGATGGATGCGTACCGCCCTCATAAGGCGAGGAGGTTGGATCGATGCCAACCACAACCACCATGTGTATCCATAGTGTAATGGCAGCATCGCGGTCTCCAAAACCGTCAGTCTAGGTTCGAGTCCTAGTGGGTACGCCAAGTTTTTTATATGCTGTCGATACAGCATAAGTATTTTCACGGAACGGTCCTATAATGGTATTAGAGCAGATTGCTAATCTGTCGCTCGGCGTAATCCGGGTTCTGAGTTCGAGTCTCAGTCGTTCCGCCAAGTTTATTCCTCAGTAGCACAGCGGTAGTTGCACTTGACTGTTAATCAAGATGTCCGTGGTTCGATCCCACGCTGAGGAGCCAATTTAATTTAGGAAACAAAATGTCATCATTTAACACAAGCAACGATCCCATGAAGCATCACAGTGGCAAACCCAGACTGGGACCGCTGAATGTTGCTCAACTCACCAAGATGTTGGAGAGTGCCAGGCCCAAGCACCGAGCCAAGATTCAACGTGCTATAGACAAAAGATCAAAGACATCCTAACAATCACGCCCTACTAGTACAATGGCAGTACACTGGTTTTGTAATCCTGTGATGGCAGTTCGATTCTGTCGTGGGGCACCAATTTTTCAAAGGAGAACGTATGGAACGATACAAACAACTAGTTCGCATCCAGCGTTGTATCCTGGGCGAAGTAGATCACGAAGTAACTGTTCGCAATATTGACGGCAACTATCACTGCCGTGTGTATGTCAACGGTGAACTCAATCAAGAAGCAGTATGCTTGAACAAGCGTGACATCAGTTACACTTGCCGTAGTATGTTGCGGTGGGAAGACAAGTGCGGCAACTTTAGCGAATTTGCTACTGCGGCTCGAGCTCGACTCAACAAAGAACACATTTAAAAGGAAACATGACATGAAACGTGCTAAACGCTAGTGTCAATCCAGATCCCATGTAGGTCCGGGTTGGCACGTGAAAGACAATTTTACATACCAACCCTCTAAGATGTTAAGGCAGCATGCCGGACTCTTAATCCGTGACGTCCGAGTTCAAATCTCGGTAGAGGGACCAACATGGGATCGTGGTGAAATGGTTATCACAGCGGACTTTTAATCCGCCAGTTCCCGGTTCGAATCCGGGCGGTCCTACCATATAAAAACACATTACCTAGTAGTAGCGGCGTACCCGTGAGCTATTAGTAGTCCTGCAGGCTAGTGTGTTTCTATATGGTAAAACTCAAGTTGACAAGGATCAACTTTGATGCTACAATAAGATTTCAAGGGCGGTTTAACGTCCTATAAGCCAGCTTGCTGGTTTATGAAGAATAACTGTGGTGACACAGCCAAAGGAGGTATGCCTACATAACTCCGCTAGAGATAGTTCGTTTAAGCAAGCCTGCTCACTACCGTGAGGTAGCGATCACTGATAAGACCGGTGGTTGTAACAATGACGCTGGATGTTGTGGAAAGAACGTTGATTTACAAGCCCGCAAGGGGAACTTGAGTCGATGGAAAGTAACAGGTGGTGCTGACTTCACAACTAAACCAGTCCAGTTAATTAGTATGAGAAAGGGTAGCGTATTTGTCCGAGGGGTTGCACCCAAGGGCTCGTATGCAGTTTGAGTGGTTAGTGGGTCTGTCGAAAGGCGGGGACACACCGATCGCAAAAGACGACTGAGTAGTTCGCAAGACAAAAGGTACGTGGTGTGTTGTATTGTGTATTCCAAAAGAGTATGCAGCAACTGAGTCAGCACATCGCAGTAGGTTCAGTTATAGGCTAATGGTAGGCCGATTTCCTTTTAAGAAATAGACTGAAGGTTCAACTCCTTCTAACGATTAAAACGCAAAGACTGACTCGGTTGTATGTGAAAAGCATCTAATACTTGGCTCGCAAGAGAACCAAGTCTAATGAAGCTCGCAAGGTGACATTAGTTTATGCAGGAAGTTTCGTAAGGTGTTAGCGCACTTGAATGGCTCGCAAGGTCAACGGAATAGAAAGCGTAGAATAGCATACAGCGTCAAGACTACTGCCTGTCTCTAAACGGCGATGCTGACAGCAGACCAGGATACCTAGAAATAGGGCCGGGTGGAAGTCGGAAGAAAGTATACTCGCAAGGTGTACAATAATGTCCGAGGTGTTGTTGGAGAGGATGTATTCTCAGTCCTTTCACCATATGCAAACACATTAGATACCTTTTAGCATACGTTCGCACGGCGCTCTTGTATGTTAGATTACTTTTAGTGTGTTTCCATATGGTTATCATATAAATGCTTTCTGTAGTAGCTACACTGGAACAACACCAACCTTCACTAGCCCGCGGCGTGTGAAGAAGTGCCAGGAAGAGCAGGGCTACCGTGGATTCAAGCGCCGCAGAGAGCACCTATATATTATCATGGCCGGTTAGCTCAGGGGGAGAGCATCGTCTTGATAAGGCGAGGGTCGATGGTTCGAAACCATCACCGGCTACCAAAAGACAGTTCATTATGATTTATACATTAGGATGTAGTTTTACAAAATGGTATTGGCATACCTGGAGCGATTGGTTGAGCGAATATTCCACAGACACTGTTATCAACCTGGCCTGGCCCGGACGCAGCAATCAAACACAGTATTGGGAACTGTTGTCAAGATCAAAAGATATCACCCAGGACGATACTGTGATCATCATGCTGAGTGGCAGCAATCGTGTCACAACATGGTACGACCAAGACTGGGTTGATCAGCACGATTGTCAAGGATTCTTTCCAGCTGCTGGAAGACTAGAATGCTCTCCAGTGCCCTGGCGCGGATTATATCGCACACACCCTGATCACGAAACAAGTCTTACACACATGATCGTGGATAATTTTTCTACCATATACCAAATCCAACATCTGTTGAATCAGATTGGGTGTCGTTATCACATGGTGTTTTGGCAAAATCCTTGGTTTGATGTTAGGCCTACTGTGACCATTGATTCCTGGAAATATCGTTGGGATAGTTGCAATCAACTTTCCTCAATTGAATTGAACACTGCAAGTGAAATATTAAAGATTCCAGCAGTTTCCAATCTGTTGTCTCTTATTGACTGGAACCGGTTTTTTATGCCACCAAAGGATCCACAGGATCCAAAATCTTATCAAGGACTATGGGAGTACAAGACTGCTCGGCAGTGTACACAAGAATATTTAGAATGTGTACACTCTGACCCACATCCCGATGCACTGATTCAGCATGATTTCTTAGTTGAAATAATACTAGGGCAGTCATTGGAAAACAACAGCACCCGGGCACGAGCACGAGACTTGGCCCTCCTGTGTTTGTCTCATGATGTAAAGATATCGTATCAAGACTTGATACCAATCTCAGCCCAAAACACTTTGAGAAAAATTTACGAATGAAAAACGTTTTGTTAATTGCATCATTTGGATCAGGGTCTACTTATTTTCAAAGAGCAGCCACTTTCTGGATTAGAGAACTGATACAACCTAATCTTGTCAATCCGCATGAATTGCTAAATGGAATAGGTGTTGGGGAGCAAGGCTATTTGATAAAAAAATGGGCCGACGTCAATACACAGAGTTTTGATGAGTTGTCTGGGTTGTTGTCATCCAGTGCTAATCCTGTACTGGTGCGATTGGCCTATGACCATTGGCTGAATCGCAGCGAAACCAAATCACAACAAGAATTATTTACAGAATACTTACGCAATAATTTCACAGTGTTTGGTAGCATACGAGACAATATTTTTGATTATGCATTGAGTTATGCTGTGCGACGCTGCACTGACCGCCCGGCATCACAGCAGATCAACAACGTACACAGTGCCAAAGATCGTGTGCGCTTGTATGGAGATAAAAGATTTGAAGTTGACACAGATATTGTTATACAACAATCACAACGATATCTCGACTATCGCAATTGGTTAAGTAACACATTTCCCGGATTTGTTCCGTTGTTGTACGAAGAGTTGTCAAGTGATATTGATGCAGTGCTGTGCCGATATTTTCCCACCCAACAAACAATCAAACAAAAATATGGCATCAGTATTGCCGAGTACACACAGTACCATTATGAGATTAGCAAAAACATTGATCCAGAATTTGATGCAGACATGATTTCGGCCGTTGAGGCAATTGATAACACATTGTCAATCATGTGCAGTGATCAAGTCATGCTTGATACCATTCCTATCAAATCTACCACTCCGGCGGACAAGAGGCAGATTGTGATAAATTTTGTGCAGTGTGTTGATGCGTACAATCGCTGGGCTAGAGATAACAATCTACCCGACTATTTGGAAAACTAATAATCAGATAGCAGTTGACAGGCAATATAAGTAAGTCTATAATGTAGATTGTCTAATATCAAAAAATATGCGGGGTTCGTAAAATGGTATTACCTTAGCCTTCCAAGCTAAAGTCAGGAGTTCGATTCTCCTACCCCGCTCCAGTTTTAGGGAGTTGGCTTCTGTACAGAAAGTCGTTATGCCAACTTTAAACAACAAAGATCTCACGCACTCAACGATCGGAGAGGTTGTGCCCTAATTTTTACAAAGACTCTCCCTGACAGGCGGAGTATAATAGGAAAAGTTGTCTGTCACAAATTTTTGCCTGGTTAGCTCAGGGGGAGAGCATCTCGTTTACACCGAGAGGGTCCGCGGTTCGAAACCGTGACCAGGTACCATGAATATGATTGAATACATAACAACATTTTTTGCCCTGTTCTGCATAGATATTTTTTACACATACTATCTAAGAGCAGTAGCAGATGGCCGGGCCATGCTTGCCAGCTCGTGGTCTGTGGTTGTTACTATTTTAGGAGCATTTGTGGTTATCAACTACACAACCGATCACATGTTACTGGTGCCAGCTGCATTGGGCGCATTCTGTGGCACGTTTGTGGGCATGAGATTGAAGAAGCAAGCAGAATAATTCGGAGTGTGGCGCAGTCTGGTAGCGCACCTGGTTTGGGACCAGGGGGTCCAAGGTTCGAATCCTTGTACTCCGACCAAAGAGCAGCGTATGAGTTACATCATTCAGTATGAGTTGACAAGGTAGGTACCTAATCCTTGCAGCAGGCAATAGTACATACATCAATGTAACAGGTGAGCAGTGATCTGCTTCGTAGGGGATACCTCAAAGATGTTCTCCACCAATTTTTTATAAGGAAGCAAGAGAATGAAAGCAAGTCACATTTTGGTAAAAACACTCAACGAAGCGGTGTCACTGAAAAACAAACTAAATGAAGGTGCAAGTTTTGCCGACCTGGCACGAGCACACAGCACATGCCCCAGTGGCGAACGCGGTGGAGACCTTGGCGAGTTTGGATCAGGACAGATGGTCCGACCATTTGAAGATGCCACCTTGGCAACTGCTGTGGGTTCAATCAGCCAACCTGTGCAAACGCAGTTTGGTTACCATTTGATACATCGCACTGGTTAATACATACCAGCGAGACTTGGGAGTCAGAGAGGTCTTATAAGCCTTTTAGCGCCAGATTAGCGTTCTTGAGAGAGTTCGATCCTCTCCGCTGGTACCAATTTGGATGTGTAGCACAGTGGTAGTGCATCAGCTCGACATGCTGAGGGTCACAGGTTCGAGCCCTGTCTCATCCACCAAGAATATGCCCCGGTGGACAAATCTGGCAAAGTCGCTTCTCTCAAAAGGAAGAGTTCTGCGAGTTCGACTCTCGCCCGGGGTACCAAACAATTTAAAAGAAAGGACAAGCTATGAGTGAATTTAATGTATTAGTAGGCAAGCGCATCAATGGCTTGTTCATAGGTAACGACAAGTGGAGCCTGGTGTTTCGTGACATCTCTGGGCGTCGCTATCGTTTTGACACTGAAAATGACTGCTGCAATTCTGTATGGTTCAACCATGTGACTGGCGTAAATATCTTAGGCGAGGGCAACAGCTTTGACCTGTTGCGCGGGGTAGAAGTGCTGGCTGTGGAGGACAAGGGCTGGGGCGACAATCGCAGCGACGAAGATGGATGCGAAGTGGTACAAGATGCGTTCTGGACTATCCGCACCAACCGTGGCTACATTGACCTTGAAGTGCGTAACAGCCACAACGGTTATTATGGTGGTAGCGTAAGGTACAACAAAGAAGATTCAGGACGGTTAACTGATTTAGAATTGATCACCGAGGACTTCTAACCTAGAAGAAACTTATGAAAAAATTAGATTTAAAACAAGTGTCTGAATTTATTCAAGCACAAACACCAGAAACACGTATCTACATTGGTTGCGACAGTGAAAGAATCAAGATCGATGGTGAATGGTGGGCCGACTATGTGTTGGCCATTGTGGTACACATCAACGGCAACAACGGATGCAAACTGTTTGGTGAAGTACATCGCGAACGTGTGTACGACGCAAAGCCAGGCAAGCCAGCCATGCGTCTCATGACCGAAGTGTACAAGGTGTCCGAACTGTATCTCAAACTGGCCGACGTGCTGGAAGGTCGTGATGTTGAAGTACATCTTGACATCAACCCAGACGAAATGCACGGATCCAGCTGTGTTATTTCACAGGCCATTGGCTACATCAAAGGCACTTGCAACGTGATACCTTTTGTGAAGCCACAGGCATTTGCTGCTTCGTATGCTGCTGACCGACTGAAAGGTTTGAAAGCAGCCTGACCAAAACAGTTGACAGCGTTGACTGTTTTGTGTAAAATAGTTTTTGTCAGTGCAAACTGGCAGGCAAGATCAGGATAGATTAGAACAGACAAACTGTTGGCTTCATGCCAGCATCGGCTTCCAAAGCTGAATTAACTCTGACCTCCAAGGCAACTTGGATCGTGCTTGTGTGAACCGGACATATTATAGACATTTGCACTTTGATAACCGGGCATACGCAGGCCACTGTGGATTGTGCATTGTATTTTGAGCATTGCGAATTGCATAGTCTGTGACTTGATTCGGGTCTTGCCACCCTTGTTGTTTTATTGTTGAAAGAAAGAAATTATGAAAATCAATCTACGCAAAGCCAATGCATTACAATTGGCCATCCAGGATGCATTAAAAGGCATCAAATTTGACACCGAAGTCAAAGTCAACGAATTCCAAATTGCCGAAGATGCAATTGCAAAATTACGCCTAGATTTTGTGGCCAAACAAGATCGTCAGACCAGTTTGTTAAACAGCCTGTACGATATCCGCAAGTCTGTGAGCCGCGCCAATCATCAGGCCAACATCAATGACAAGTTGGCAGATATTGCATCGCTTGAAAAGAAAATACAGTTTTATCTAGACATGTCTGGTAAAAGTGTTCGTGAAAGTGTAGAGGTTGTGGCTGGTAAATTAGAAAAACTTCGCAATCGCAAAGACGAAGGTCGCAGCCTGTACTACGGTCACGATTCCACAGTAGACACTTCTATATTCACTGCCGAAGACCTGGCTGGTTTCCGAACTGCGGTTGTGCTAGGCAAGAAGAACAAACAAAAATTACAAGACGAATTGTTGGATCTCAATGTGCGTACCGAAATTGAGCTTGGGCAAGACATAGTCAATGTGTTGACTGCTGAAGGGTTATTGTAATAGAAATTTTGCGGGATTAGCTCAGTGGTAGAGCGAAACGTTGCCAACGTTTAGGCCATCGGTTCGAACCCGATATTCCGCTCCAGACAACACGGCCCTGCCCTCTGGCTTGTGACCTCTTTTAATGTCACTAGACACGGCAGGGTTTTTCTATTTGCTCCTATAGTTAAATGGCAGAACACATCCTTGGTAAGGATGAGATACAAGTTCGATTCTTGTTAGGAGCACCAATCTCGGCCTTTGGTGAAATGGATATCATTCCGGGCTTCGAACCCGGAGGTGGGAGTTCGATCCTCTCAGGGCCGGCCAATCTCGTTGTAGTTCAATGGATAGAACGGGGTCCTCCTAAGACTCAAATCCTGGTTCGATTCTGGGCAGCGAGACCATTGACAACTAACTAAATCTGCTATATAATAGCATCATGAGCACCGAACAAGACCGATTCAAACACTCTAAGCGTTTACTCAAAGACGAAAATGCTATTAAAAAACAAACCAAGATTGCCAAAGCTGCTGGCTCGGACATAAGCCAACCACATAAGTTTGCCAAGCAGCATGCCATGGATTGTGGCAATCCAAAGTGTTTGCTTTGTTCAAGAGAAAAAGTTTTTGGGGAGCCAACTATACAACAAAAGAGATTTGATCAAAACGTAGAAGACATCAGAGATCGACACAGCAACGGATTATCAACAAAGGATGAAGAATGAACGTACTACTTGAACGCACCGCCGGACTCACTAGCCAGGCCGCAGCACTTGCAATCGGCAGCCGATACAATCTGGTATTGATTGCTTCTAGACGCATGCGAGAACTCATGCGCGGCGATCCTGCCCAAGTGCCAACTCGTTATGGTCCTGCAGTCACAGCCCTGTTGGAGATCGAAGCAGGAAAAATCACAATGGATTATCTATACAAACAGCAAGACATTGCGCCGCGACGTCGATCAAAACACTATTGATTTTGGTTGACCAGTAATGTTCATTGTTGTATAATACACACAAAGAGGACATTATGCCATCAGTATTTTTAGTATCAGACACACACTTTGGACACAAAGGTGTGTGCCATTTCACTCGCAACGACGGTGTGACCAAATTACGTCCTTGGGACACGCCTGAGGAAATGGACGAGGCCATGGTCAAGGCCTGGAACGAACGTGTCCGGCCCACAGACAAGGTATACCATTTAGGCGATGTTGTTATCAACCGCAAGTCCTTAGGTATCATGCGTAGGTTGAACGGTGACAAAGTTTTGATCCGCGGTAATCATGACATCTTTCGAGATGATGAGTACCGTGAACACTTTCGCGAGTTACGTGCATACCATGTGATGAACGGAATGATCTTGAGTCACATACCCATCCACGAGGAATCGTTGGGTCGCTTTGGTGTGAACATTCACGGACACTTGCATGCCAACAGAGTAATGAAGGCAGGGCCTGCTGCTGGTGAATTTGTGACCAAGGTTGTTGATCCACGCTATCATTGTGTATGTGTAGAGCACACAGACTTTGCTCCTATCTTGTTTGAAGATGTGCAAAAACGCATTGTTGAAGAAGGTGGGGAAATTGGATTTAGGAACGGTAATGGACCGACAATGTAAATTGTACGTTTTGGTTGGAGTGCCAGGTAGTGGAAAAAGTACCTGGCATTCTGATCAAACTTGGCTGCAAGAAGCTGCATACATTTCCACAGATCGTTATGTAGAAGAGTTTGCAAAAAGTGCAGGCAAGACCTACAGCGAAGTTTTCAAAGAAGTCATGCCCAAATGTGTGGAGCACATGACCGGCGATGTAGTGCATGCTCGTGAAGCCAGTCAAGATATTGTGTGGGATCAAACTTCGACCACTGCGGCAAGTCGTCGAAAGAAGTTCAACATGTTGCCCGAGTACTATGCCATTGCTGTGGTATTCCGTACACCGCCGCGTGATGAATTGGATCGGCGACTACAAAATCGATATGATTCTGGGAAAATAATCCCCGAAGCAGTAGTTGATCATATGATTGCCAATTGGGAAGAGCCCACTTTGGAAGAAGGATTTCGAGAAATTTGGTACATTTAAACGGGAGATTTTGTTGTGTAAAAACAACAGAATTTCCCGTATTTTTTTGCCCAAAATACCTGGATTTTGTTGCAAAAAACCCACAATATTCTGGTTGACCGCTATTGCCCGAACTGCTATAATACACACATGTTCAGCAAAAAGGAGTTTCAAATGGATATCACCGCAATTAACACTGCAATCATCACTGGGTCATTTAGTAACGACCAACTGAGTTCCATTATTGATGCTGTGAAATATGCTCGCAGCCAGCTGACCAAGTCCAAAGTTCGCAGTTTTGCAGTGGGTGATCGTGTGAAGTTCACCAGCACCAAAAACGGTATCACTTACGTGGGCCAAGTGGAAAAAGTCAAGCTGAAATTTGTGCTGGTCAAGACGCCCGTGAATCGCTGGAATGTGCCTGCCAACATGCTGGAAGCCGTTTAAAACGGTTGACCGGTATTGTCCAAACTGCTATAATAAACACATCGCAACAAGGAGCTGATATGAAAGCATTGCAAGCATACATTGACCGTAAGAATCGCTGGAACGCCATTTTCAAAGGCGAGCAGTTTGAGATCCAAACTGCCCAAGGTCGCCAGCGTGTGGCTGACGCACTGGATGCAGACCTCAGCCCAGAGAACTTGACCTGCGATGGCGAACTATCTCGCGCAGAAGTTCAACACCGTCACAAGGTGTTGTCAACGGCTGCACAAGAACTGCAGAAGTTGGATCCCAGCGTCAAGATCTACGAATTCTACACAGGAGAGTGATATGAAAAATCTAATTGTGGCACTCACCGCAATGGTAGTCAGCATTGTTACCTTGCTGTTCATCTCCTTCCTCCTAAGTTGGCCGGTGATGATCCTGTGGAATGAATGCTTAATGCCCGCAGTAACAGGCATCCGAGAGATTGGTTGGATTCAGGCTTGGGGTATCAGCACCCTATGCGGCATCTTGTTCAAGACCACCATTACACAGAAATAAACAGTTGACTGGAAATTCACAGTCTGCTACAATAAACACATCGCAACATAACTAAGGAACATTTTATGGCAGTTTCAGACGCACGTACAGTTACTTCTAATCAAGCTCGCAAGAGCCTGCTCAAAGCATTCAAAGTTCAACGTCCGTTGTTCTTGTGGGGCCCTCCGGGCATTGGCAAGAGCGAATTGGTTGAAGGTATCACTAACGAACTAGGCGGTCTCATGATTGACTTGCGCCTGGGACAAATGGAACCCACTGACATCCGTGGTATTCCGTTTTACAACAAGGACTCGGGCAAGATGGATTGGGCTCCTCCTGTGGAACTGCCCGATGAAGAAATGGCCAGTCAGTATCCTATTGTGGTCTTGTTCTTGGACGAGCTGAACAGTGCCGCGCCCAGTGTTCAGTCAGCGGCGTATCAGTTGATTCTCAACCGTCGCATTGGCAAATATCGCTTGCCCAAGAATGTAGTGATGGTGGCTGCTGGCAACCGCGAAAGCGACAAAGGTGTAACGTTCCGTATGCCCACGCCACTGGCAAATCGTTTCTTGCATCAAGAGATGAAGGTGGACTTTTCTAGCTGGCAACAATGGGCTGTGCTCAACAACATCCACAAAGACGTTGTGGGTTACTTGAGTTTTGCCAAGCAAGACCTGTACGACTTTGATGCCAAGAGCTCAAGCCGTGCATTCGCTACTCCGCGTACCTGGACATTCGTTAGCGAATTGTTGGAAGATGACGACGGCGACGACGATACCATTACCAACTTGGTAGCAGGCACAGTCGGTGAAGGACTTGCAGTAAAGTTTATGGCACACCGCAAGGTGGCAGGACGCATGCCCAAGCCTGAAGATATCTTGAGTGGCAAAGTCAAGGATTTGAATCTCAAAGAAGTCAGTGCCATGTACAGTCTGGTTATTTCCATGTGCTACGAGCTGAAAGATGCAGTGGAGAAAAAAGTGGAACAGAAGAAGTTCCACGAAATGGCTGACAACTTCCTCAGCTACATGATGAATAACTTTGAGACTGAGCTGACTGTGATGGGTGCTCGTATTGCGTTGACCACATACGACTTGCCATTTTTGCCAACCAAGATGAAACACTTTGATGAGTTTCACAAACGATTTGGCAAATACATCCTGCAAAGCGGCAACTAAAAAACGGGCCTCCGGGCCCGTTTTCAATTATGAAATACGAAATAATCAAATTGGATCGACGCCATCGTCATTACAAGATTTACAAATACTCAATTGAGTTCAGTAAAGCGTCTTGGGCTAGCACTGGCACTGGCGCGTTGGACTTTGATCGTGCTCGTCGTTGGTTCAATACCAACTTTGGTTGGAGTCAAGAAGCAGAAGTGCAACAAAAGTTGGCTGGCCTGTCGCGGGTGCAGGACAACGATATAAACTTTCACTGGGCATTTACAACTCAATATAAAAATTATCGAATATATGTAAATTCGGACAAAGAACTGGCTTGGTTTCAATTGAGCCATGTCCGTGATGTATGACAACAGAGAAAAAAATTGTAGTCAAGCCCAATCTTGTTATTTTTAATGATACTGACTATTGGGATAGCATATGGCAAAAGATATTATCTGAGTACGGATCTACAATTGCTATATCCTGGGTACTGAAACGTGAATTAGGTTTCACAATTCGAAATCATAATCAATGGATCACTGTCAATAAAAATCACCAAGGAGATGATATTGTTCCTAGAGGATATTTACAACACCAAATTCACCTAGACTTTTACAACGAGTCAGCATTATCTTGGTTCCAACTTAAATATCTCTAGTGCTGGTTGACCGGTATTGGCACCAGTGCTATAATACACGTATGTCCAAAAAAGGAGTAGTCATGCAATTTTTCAATCCCAATGTACTGTATGCCACAGCTGGCACCACCAATAACAAAAAAGAATCCGACAAGTACAAAAATCTACTTGGACCCACTGACCCTAAGATAGACAACGAGGTACGTGAGAAATTAGTCACAGCCCGTGTAGGTCTGTTGCTCAAGGCCAGTTTCTTTGGCAATCTTGCCACACGTTTGAAATTGGTCAATGCCGATGAATGGTGCGGTACTGCGGCAACAGATGGTCGTAATTTTTATTACAACAGTCGCTTTATCAAAATGCTCAAGACCAAAGAGATTGAATTCTTGTTTGGTCACGAAGTGTTGCATTGTGTTTATGACCATTTTGGACGTCGTGGCGAACGCGATCCGCAGATTTGGAATATCGCTAACGACTTCTGTGTGAATGCAGATTTGGTCAAACACAAAGTAGGCGAGCTGATTACCACAGTGCCTGCATTGTACGATGTCAAGTACGATGGCATGAGCTCAGAAGAAGTGTACGACGACTTGATGAAGAATGCTAAAAAGATCAACATGAGTGATCTCATTGACAAGATGATCGACGAGCATTTGGATGGCGAAGGCGATGGCGAAGGTGAAGGCGACGGAGAAGGCGAAGGCAAAGGACGTCCTAAACTGAGTGAAGAAGAACGCAGAGCTATCCGCGATGAAATCAAAGAAGCCATGCTGGCGGCTGCTTCTACTGTGGATGGTGCTGGCAATATTCCTGCCGGTGTCAAGCGCATAATCCAAGATCTCACTGAGCCCAAGATGAACTGGCGCGAACTGTTGCGTATGCAATTGGAGAGCACAATCAAGAGTGACTACACCTGGATGCGAGCCAGCCGTAAAGGTTGGCACATGGATGCTGTGATGCCTGGCATGAAGCTGGATCCCATGATTGATATTGCACTGTTTATCGACGCTTCGGGCTCAATGAACGAGAGCATGCTCAAGGATATCTTGAGCGAGACTGCTAGTATCATGGAATCGTTTCCTGCTTACAAAATCCATGTTGTGACATTCGATACCGAATGCTACAATCCGCAACAGTATGATTCGGAGAATTTGGATGATATCCGAGATTACGAAGTACAAGGTGGTGGTGGTACTGATTTTGATGCAATTTTTAGATACCTAAAAGACAACGAGATCGAACCCAAACGCCTGGTTGTGTTTACTGACGGTTATCCCTGGGGCAGCTGGGGCGATGAGAACTATGCTGATACTGTTTGGATCTTGCACGGTACCACAACCATTGTTCCGCCCTGGGGACAATATGCCTACTACGACGACGCTGAATAATCAAAACAAATTTAGCCAAAACCTCCTAAGAAATTTATCTTAGGAGGTTTTCTTTTGTAAATATCTACATGAACGACAAACAACTAACCATTGCTGACCTAGCGTCAATCAAAGTTATAC